TCAGTCATCCTCGTGGGTCTTCTGGTACCACTCACGGTTCTCGTTCAGGATTTCCGCCGTGAAGTCCGTAATGATCTCATGCAGGGCGCCTTCCATGGTCGCATGGAGATCCCTCTCGGAGAATGCAAGATCGAAGCTCTTGATCTCTGCGTCATCCGCGATATCATCCCAGCGGCCGCGCCAGACGCCTTTTCCCAGATTATCGATCAGTTTGACTTCCCGGATTACGCTGTTCGGCAGGTTCGGGTGTACATTAAGAGCCACAAAAGCAGTCATCCCTGTCGCCCATTTAACTTGGTCACACATTTTTGTTTTCTCCTTTGTGTCTCTGGTCATAGATCTCATAGGCTCTTGCCAGCACGTCATGCGTGATCCCTTCGTCCAGGAACAATTTTCCCAGATCTCTATACTTCGGATGCATCACTACACCTGGCATGCCGCATTTCTTCACATCGAGCATACCGCACAAGCCGGCAAGACGGAGGACAGCCTGTTCAGGACTCCAGAGTGCGCTTGCCGCTTTATTCATGGCTTCAAGAGCTTCTTCTGATTCCTTTGGTGCCTCCTGTTTATTCGCTTTGATGTCCTCGATGATTTGAAGCAGTTCCCTTGTCTGTTCGTTATCGGGGATACAATCTCTGAGCCTATCGTTCATTTTTTGTTTCCTTTCCGGCTGATAACCTCACAGCCTACGTAAGCAGTTTCATAGATCTCCTCGAACCGGCAGCCGCAGTCATCGCATGTCACCATGAAGTGCCATTCCTGGAACTCGATGGATTCAGGATTCGGGATGCAGTCTTCCAGTTCTGAGTCAATGGGGTCGTAGGTGACTTCCTCGCTTCCACAGAGAGGACAGACACCTTTTGCCATTCACACGATATTACACATTGTGAGCCCCCTTCAGGTGCCCGTAGACTTCGCTTCTCAGGTACACCGTTTTGTAGATTTCCCTGACCTCGGCTCCGCAGCTCCGGCATGCGAAGAGCATGCAGCACCCTTCATCGTGATCATGGATCGCGTAGTCGCGGTCAACATTCGTGCTCCCGCATTCAGGACATCTGCAGTGATTTGTCAGCTCGGTGAGCAATACCTGCTCTTTACCGGCTTTCCAAATAGCGCCAATAAGCGCTTTGTCGGATTCTTTGGAAATATCGTCGGTTCCTTTTCCGACAACAGCTTCGATGCTGTTTGCCATAGCGATCAGCAGTTCGTCTCTTGTTTTATCTGTCATGTTTGAATCCTCTCTTGTACTTTCTGAAGAACAGCATTGCTTCACATGCGATCTGCTCTTCCGTTCGTTGAATCTGCGGCAACAGCGTCTGGAAAGCAGTCATACTCTTCCCGCACTGCATCCATATCGCTGTCATCCTTGCCGCGATTTCCTCGTGACGCCATTTCCTGAACAGATCGTCCGTCATGAAGTCCTCCAGATAGTCCAGTCTGGTCTCTGTCCAGATGGATACCTGGAGCGGCTTGTGGTCATCATCATAACAGGCTTTCCTGATGGCTCCTTCCAGAGGAGTCATGATGCCTTCTTCTACGAAGTCATCAATTAAATCGCTGAACAGCATTGGCTCCAGGATATCAAGAAGATTCGCCCTGGTTGTCGTTGCATCCATGTTGATTCTCCTTCTTGTGGAGTTGTTCCCACTGTTTCCTGCGGCGCTCCGTGATGAAGTTCATGATGGCGAGCACATCACCATCCAGAAGATCCACCGAGATATCGAGCTTGGCACGCCATGTGATTCCTGCACGATAAACATCTGCAGTCACCTTGGCGTCCTTGTTCGCTTTCTTGAAGTTATCCGCCGCGTCCTGGATGATCTTGTTCACGTTGGTGCATTTGATCGTCAGCTTGTGCATTCGTCAGATCCCTTTCCGTCACTGGAAACAGGCTTCTCATCGCGCTTGTCGTCCACGACGACCACACGGAGGGGCTGCACTCCGACCTTGGTCTTCTGGCCGTTTACACGCAATGTGATGGCGAGTCCTTCTTTTGTTTGTTCTGGCATTTTCTACTCCAGGTTGAATTTCAGATGCCGGCGCCGTAGAACAGTTCTGCCTGACGTTTGTACCAGGCTTCCTTGTTCTGTTCCTGTTCTTTGTTGTATTCCTTGGATCTTTCGACGAGTTTCTTATAACGGTATTCCGCCTCGTCTCTGGCAGCGTCTTCAAGAGACTCGAAAAGACCGGTATCATACCTGACGTATGTCTTCAGAACAGGGTCTTCCTCGTTTTGCCGGAATACCGTTTCCTGAAGTTTGTACACAAAGCCGCTGATTGTGCTTTCTGCTATGTAAGTTATGACACAAGGAATACATGTACCAAAACCTTCCCAGTCTGGTTCAAAGATCCAGACCCAGTCACCGACTTTCGGTGGTTTCCGTAACATGATGTGCTTTCTTCCTTTCCTCCTGCTCGTCGTACATGCTGATGGAATTGCGCAGAATCTCCTCACGAAGATCTTCGGAAAGATCCTTTGCCGCATCTTCCACCGAGCGCCACATTTCGCCTTCTGCACGGGCGATACGCTCACGGTCCAGCTCGTTGTCTGACCGGATATAGACGTACTCGATGATCCACAGACCATCCCCGTCATCCGTCCCAACAATCGTCCCGTCTCTCACGATGTTGTCATCAGTGTAGAACCAGACTTCGTCCCCCTCTTTCCAGGAAGGCTTCTTCGGTTCTTCAAGTCCCTTGACATATTGCTCGTGCCGGAATTTGCGAATCGCCATCGTATCCCAGTAAGCACTGCTCTCTGTCTTGACTTTATCCCGGAACTCATCCACCAGAGCTGCCAGCAGATCACCTACATTGGTATAAATATGCGGCTCGTCTCTGAGATATGTATCCGGGAACGGTTCCATGGACTCCTGGGAGTTATAGAACGGTGCCATGCAGATCCACTCATTGTTGTGCTTACGCAGAAGCGTGGCCTCGATCATAACAGGTGAGCAGTTCTCGCCGTACACAGCGATCCACACACGGTCGCCTGCTTGCAGCGCTTTACTCATTGTCGGAAGCCTCCGGAGTTTTAACCTCACAGCAACAAGAGTCATGCCAGCGCTCGTGCTGAAGTTTTAGCTGATCCTGCTGGAACTGGTACTCATAGCTGCGCTTACTGCATGCCTGCCGTTTCATGTCAGCATAGTGGTTGAACGCGGCCTCACGAGTTAGAAACAGTTCCGATGCAGAGACTGTGTACTTCGTCAGTTCCGGATCCAATGCGGCCATATCACTGTATGTCAGCACGCCGATTTCCCAGAGATCGTCTTCCAGCTCTTCGAGCATTTCCCCACCGATAATAATATCGCGGGTGTCATCATAGAACCAGGCGAATTTTCCTTTGAGTGAACTCATTCCCATTCTCCTCTCGGCGGTTCTCCCGCAAGTTCAGATGCCGTAGGCTGACGCAGGGGAACATCTGTCCCTCTAGTCCACGGTTCCTGTTTCCTGTTACCCGCCATGTAGTCCCTGATGGGTGTTGGCATCGGTTTCTCCACAATGTTCGTGGTCTCGGAAACAATGTGTGTCAGTCCTGGCTTGTCCTCGTCAGGCTTCTTTCCCAAATTTCTGCCCCAGGGGAACGGATACTGATAATCAGTATCCCGTTCCTGCAGGTCCTTGTAGAACTTCCTGGCCTCTTCACCAGTCTTCTCTGCCGGTGTCGGTTCCGGATCCTTCTTGGAAAACTCGATGCTGCCAGCCAGTTGAATCAACAGTACTTCCTGTTTGTGCAGGTAGTCGATTGTGTTGCGAATAAGTTCCACAACGAAGTCTTTTTGGTCGTCAGTCATTTTTGTTTCCTTTTACGTCGTCGAGTTTTTCAACAAATTCCTCCGCTGACTGATTCAGATTCAGCAAAGCATCGGAAAGATCATCAATCTCACTGAGTTCATTGTTGATTTCTCCGATGTAGATAGCCGTCAGGCAGTCAGCGAGCTTCACAATGTGGCGTAGCACCTGAGGAGCTTTATCCAGCTTGATGATGAGTTCCACATCGAGACAAGAGATGTTGTTCAATGCGTCCCAAATCTGTTCACGTTCACGGTCTGTAAGACTGGTCAGATTCGGGCGGTCGGTATCTTCAGATGACATATTTGTGTTCTCCTTGGTTATAACGGCTGTTCCTCCGCGTCGAGCAGCGGAGCCAGATTGTCCACGATAATGGTCATGGCACGCTCTGCAGCCTGCACGAGTTCATAGGGGAAGCCATACATGGGACTTCTCTTCATACCAGGCTTTCGCAGGATTTCCAGCGCATCCTGGAGCGTTTCGATGTCTTTCTTTGGCACCATTTGGTTCTCCTTGATGAAATAGGGTTCCATTGAATGTGTTATTTTGCGCAGGGCTCCCTCCATCTGCCAGCACTGATGGAATTGGAGCCCGAAGCACTCGCACCGGGCCTCCACATGTTCCATTGCTATTTTAGCAGCACAGAGAGTGTTGTAGTCCTGCTGGGTGATGTGTGCTTCGGTTACAGTCAGCGTGACCATTTCTCTTCAAGTTCCTTCATGTCCTTTTCCACTTCTTGTATGGCTTCTTCCCAAAGTGCCTGTTCATCGTCATCGAGAAGCCTGCGTAGGTTGGAGCAAACGCAAAGAACTCTCTGAAGAACGTCGTTGGCATCAGACAGTTCGTCCACATGCCCGGACATTTCACAGCAGACAAGACGTTTCAGAACAGAACGTACATAGCACACATTCGATTTTTCAAGCACCATTACTGCTCGGTCTCCTCTTCGTTTTTTCTTTACTGGCTCGCTGTGTTGGAATTTTCGTCTCCATTGTCCACACTTTCCGTGTTATGCGGACTGTCATCGTCCCAGTGTTCGTCATTCACTGTGTACCTCTCGATGAAATCCGCGTCTTCCTTGAACTTTTCCCGCATCCAGGCTTCCGCTGCAATCAGGGCGTCCTCTTTGCTCGCGAACAAAGAACTCGGAGACAACCACCCTGCCCACCAGCGGATGCACAGACCCTGTATATCCGGATACTTGATCCAGAAGCCGATTTGCCACAGACCTTTCGCATTCCGGATATCATGCCGGTCTACAATGCGACACGGGAAGATGTGCAGTTTCTCTGTCTTGTCCTCAATAGTGACACCCCACACGAGATCACCTTTCTTCAGGTCATCGTATGTACAGTGCGCTTTGATACTATTGATCGGTTTGAATTCAGGCATTGTTCTTGCCTCCCATGCACTGCTGCCTCTGGAGCTCTTCCATACGCATCTTTGCACGGACTTTGGCCTCGCGGACTTCCTCGATTTCCTCCTGGGAGTCCTTGATCTCATTGTTCAGCATCTGGATAAGCCGATCATAAGCAGCCAGTTCCGACTTGAAGATTTCAGTAGGATAAACGGCATCCCTGTGCTCGCCATCTTCCTTATTGATCAGCATGTAGTATTCTGCACGAGCAACACCATCAGCGCACAGCTTCAGGTTTACGCCGGAGACGATAGCACGCTCCACACGGCTCTGCAGGTGGTTCGCAACCCAGACTTGCTGCCCAAGTTCGATTCCCTGGAACCGCATGCTGATTTCAACGATTTTATTCTCCATTCTCAGTTCTCCTGTTCTGGATATGCTGGATTTCCTTCTCCAGATAATCCGCTGAGTTTTTGTGTTTAACGATTTCCTCACGAATGCCCTTGATCAGGCAGTCGTAGGCTTCATCTCTTGTTGCAAAGATATCATCGTCACTGACCGGCCATTCGTCATCCAGTTGACCCAGGCGATCCAGATTATTGAGTTCTATCTTTGCAACATCATGCATCACACCGGAATCCGGCGTGACAAGTCTATAGCGCACCTTGACGTCACCGTCATCCACCTGGATACGTATGATCTGGTACACGTACATCCTGATGACAAACCTGTATTGATGGTTTGCCCACCAGACGATGTCACCGACTTTCCATTTCCCTTGGGTCGACAAGTTGTTCCTCCTTCCTGGCCTCAGCCAGGTCCTTCTCCAGCTGCTTGATACGCTTCTGCTGGTGTTCAATTTGCTGTTCTGCGTCTGCGATCAGGCTTTCCAGATAGAGCTTGTAGTGTTTCAGGGCGAGAGCGCGTGTCGGATGGAGGCAGTGCCTGCAAACTTTGCATGACCCTGCTTCAGGATTGTCGTCCAGCATGACAGTCGCAACATGTTCATTGGCAGTGGCAACCGTGACAGGATTTACTCCGCCCTCGAACACTCCCCAGGCTTTATCTCCGAATTCAAGTTTCATGTACGAGTTCCTTTTTGTGCAGCTCCAGGTTCTTCTGCTGAAGACCGAGCTGCCGGTTGTAGAAGTTCACAGCACGCTTGGAGGCCTCAATGTTGTTCTGCAGGAGCCATACAGCGTGCTGCACGGCTTCTTCCCTAGTGAGGAACACCCATTTCGGCGGCAGGAATCGGAACACTTTCTTGTGCTCCATATCCTGTATGCTGCAAACCTCCGGTTCCCAGAAGTCTATCGTGTATGCCCGCACTTCTCCATCGTCCGTAACGGCCCACACACGTCGACCTCTGAAGTATTCATTTTTCGGCTTTAAGATCACGTTTGTAGTTCTCCAGGATGCATTCCATATCATGCAGAACGACCTTGCCTCTGGCTACTTCGCGGCGCTTGTCCACCAGATCATCCTCCAACTGCTTTATGGCTGCTTTCAGGGCTTCCTTGTGCGTGCTGTACACATACTTCGGGGTGTACCAGTACGGGTCATAGGAAGGGTCATCCGCCTTGCACAGGTGGACAACATTTGGCGACCAGGTGATAATGCGTGCCTCGATGATCTTGTAGCACTCACCGATGATCCATACGATCTCCGGTAGAATGTTGTCATTCTTAGGCATCTGCCTGCTCCAGTTTCTTGATGCGCCTGGCGTTCTGGTCGCGGCGCTTGCGGAGAACATCCAGCTTTTCTTCAAGCTCGGCGATAACCGCTTTCAGTTCATCGTCAGCTTGAATACGAGCATGGAGTTCATCCTTGTACAGTGAGTCTTCCCATATGTGGGTGCCACGGTCATAGACAGTGAAACGATCTGTTTCCAGTCGGTAGCTGTTTATGACCTCATGCGTTTTCTTGAACACAGGCGGCTTATACACATATTTGGTGATGAATTGCCGGCTGTCCATGATTCTGAACTTCCGCACCACATGGTCGTCCGAGACGTGCCACACGGTTTGCCCTAGGGCATATTTCAGATCTTCGGACATGCTGGTACGTCTCATTTTGGGCATACCCGTCTTCTCGTCTGTATCCAGGAGAAGCGTCTCACGGTTGATGTCTGTGAGGATCGCACCAATCGGCGGGGTGTAGCCATAGACGCGCTCGATCTCATTCGGAATGTCCGGCAGAAGCGAGTGCGGCCACTTGAGGCGTTTCGCGATCTCCCGGCACTGCTCTGAAGTCCATCTCATTTTCATTTTGTGTTTCCTCTGAATTTCTTGGTATAGGTGATTTCCTTCCTGTCACCCCAATAGCGCGGTTCAAGCTGCAACCGGAGCGTCAGGAGTTCGGTGGTGAACTTTTCCCAATCCATCATTTTCACATCGTCTATGATCATTCTGGATTCGTGAATCGAAATGGAGGTACGTATGACTCTATCCCTACCATCATGTAGATGTTGATACTTGTAGTTCGCGACCGAGAACACCCAGCCAGTGCAGTCCTTGTTCTGCCAGGCTGACAGGTCGATCTCGCACTCCCACATGTCGTATCTGTCGACCAAGTACTTGATGAGCTTGTCTATGACTCTATCATCACGTAATCCTCGCACTTCCAGCTGGAGTATTACGCACCTGTCGACATCATTCCCTTCCGTTGGCGTTGTCATGCTGCAGGTCACACCGTTGAACTCAGCGAGTACGGCAAATGTCTCTGTCTCCTCGTCGTAGGTCGCCGCCTTGTTGCAACATCCCTGGAGATAGATATGCCATATGTCGTCTCCCATGGAACTGAAATCGCAGAGTTTCATACTAGCTGACACCCGACTTTGATTTCAGCAATCTGTTTCCGAGGCAGATCCAGCCATGTGACCGGGAACTGATAGGTATACATGTCCCCATCATTCCCCCAGTAGTCTACCGTGACCAGGATGCGGCCGCTGGTGCACTTGATGACACTCCACGTCTCAATGATGTTGACGTCAGCGTCTTCCGGTACCTTATGGGCGCACATGACAGTGAGAACCTTGAAGCACTTGGCGCACATAGCCTCACTGTCCTGGTACAGCTTGAGGTACTTGTTCTCAGCTGCTTTTTCTGCTTTGTCGTCCTTAATCTGTGTCACGGTAGCCTTGTTCGCTGTATCCACATATCTGGACAACTCTCCACGTAGCATATCCTCGGTGTCGACGCTCAGAATTTTTGTTTTCTGTAGGGCAAACAATCCGACTTTGGCAATCAGTTGCAGCACCCCAAGTATAGAGGTTGCATAAGCCTCCATATGTTGTTCATGTTGGGTCATTTTGTTTCTCCTTGAGTTTCTTGTACAGATACCAGTCCGGCCATTGTTTCTTGGCTGGATCGAGTGTATACGCAACCTCTTCCACACGATTTCCAATAACCCGCATGGTTTCCTCGTCGTCCGCGACAAGCAAATCGAGCATAACATCCCTATAGAATTCGAGCTCAGGGTTGTTCAAGCAGTCCATATGCTTTAATAGCAATATGACTCTGTTGACATCCTCCTGGTAATCCCGGATGGCCCAATTCCAGAGATAAATCGGCTTGCACACCGACTGATTCGGAATAATGGTCCTGGTACCAACATTCGTGTTGTACAACCAGAAGATACGATTTTTGAATTCATTGAGCTTGTGATAAGCCATCAGAATATCGTCACCCGCCGGCACCATGGCTGCACAGAACATTTCCCGCACAGGCCCATGCAGCATATCTCGGACAAAATCGAAGGGAACCGCATGGAAAATAAAGACAGGTCTTTCTGTCATTTGGTTTTCTCCTTTCTGGCTTTGAGCTTCTTCAGGCAGGTGGCACAGGGCTGGTCAGATGTGTTGTCGCAATCGCCATATCCGACAATGCCCCACTTGCCACAGAGGGATCTGCCATTCACGAAATAATGGTCCCGCCGGCTGTTGAACAACCAGCTCCAGCCTTCAGTTTTTGTCTGTTTCTGACACACCTTCCCCATTCCTCACTTTCCGCAAAAGCTCGATCCACTCGCGGCCTTTGCATTGTTCCTTGGGGCAGAGCCGACACTCATCGTTGGTGAGGAATGCATCCGGACAGAACTGGACCGCAGCGTCCATCAGAGCGTCGTAGAGCTCAGGCAGACGTAGAATGCGGTTCATGGTCTTCTCCGCAGCATCCTCGTCGATACCGGGCTTCTCCTTCGACGTGTAGTACTGCACCCAGCAAGAGCAAAATACTTGCCCATGTGCATCCTTAATGTCGAAGTACGACATATCTTCGACGCTGTAGGAGGCATCCTCCCACGGTGCATCGAATAGCTGTTCAGTTTCCTTGGTCATTTGAACCTCGCATGTACAACAGGATCCGGCTTGGCCGGAATACAATTCCTTAGGTCCAGATCATAGTTGAGAATACCGTAGGCAATCAGGTGTTCCTTGAACAGCTCCAGTGTGTCTTTCATGGTACCCGTGGTTCTGTACAGCCACACAACAACTGATGTAGGTGTAGCATGCTCCTCCAGCGCAAGATTATAGGGAGGCTGGACACATACAGTACGTGGCAGCCCGGAGAGGTAGCGAGCAAACTGATCCTCTTCCCGTTCCGCTTTCCAGCTCTCGTAGAGCCGCTGGAAAGCTGCTACAGAATGGCTGCCCCGGATGAGGATTCTGCAAAAGTCGGACATGAGATCTGCTCCATATGTAGGGTTATTGGTCATTTGGTTTCTCCTTTTCTGGTACCCAGTCAAGGCACACCGATTCCCTGGTTCTGACTTCATTCTTGTCGGTGCAGATCAGGTAGCCGTCGTCTTTCGGGCCGGCGCCCCAGATCTTGTGTCCGCATGTCCCGCAGCACTCCTCAGGGGTGCCTACGGATTTATCCATGCACTCGAATCTGGCTTTCAGCTCCTGGTAGCGCTCGTAGTCCTTCCGGAACTGTTCAGCGTCTCGCTTGCACTTTTCTGCCCGCAGACGCTTCTCTTCCTCCTGGCGCTTACGCTCTCTGCGCTCGGCCCAATCCTCCCTGATATCCTCAATGGACATCCACAAGTACTTTGCGGGGAAGTCATCGCTGTCATAGTCGGTCTCACCCCTGAAGGTCTCCGAATATGAGAAGCCGATTATTTGCTCACCATCGCGCTCCTGCGGAGCCCAGGATTCCAGGAATACACTCATACTGCGCACAAGACCTATCTCCTGCGCGATATCGAGAACACGCTCGCTGAGCTCATCCCAGATTTTCGAGAGCTGAGTGAGCTCCTCGAAGTTTTCAGGGATCTTATAGGTTTGGAGACTTCTCAGGGAGTCCATCGACTGCCTCCTTTCCTTCGTAGACCTCTTTCAGGCGCCGATACGTTTCGTACTGCATCTGCTCCTGAACGGCTAGTTGTTGTTTCTGCCTCTCACGCTCGCAGGCTTCCTTCTCTTCTTTTCTACGATTGCAATCAGCGAGAATTTCAGCGTCTGACATGAACAGATATTTGGCAGGGAATGCCCAGCTCACAGCCATGCAGCTATCCGTGCCCTGCCAGAGACACTTTGCATGAATGATATACTCTGGATCATTATCACTCCGCTGTCTGAAGTCCCATTCAATGATACTGACAATATGCTTATTGTCGTCATCTGGCAGAGTCTGTATAACCTCGTAGATGCGATCTGCTGTAGCACGCCAGTTGGACATCATTTCCTGGAACTCTTCGTAGTTCTTGCAGGAACCGATTGTGATTTTTTCGCTCATTGTTCTTCCTCCAGAGGGCGACAGGCATCCTCCATTTCCTCCACACGCTCTTTCGCCTGCTGTTTGCACTTGGCGTCCATCTCAGGGAAATAGTCCCTGACGATCTTCGCAAGCTCCAGCTCGGTGTCATCGAGCATGTAGTCCCAGAAGTCATCAAACTGCTGTTCCCAATAGGCACGTGCGGCGCATTCCAAAGCATCCCGCACAGGTTCCCACTGTTCAGGCGTCGGCAGATTCGGCTGATTGTCAGTAGTCATTGTCCAGATCCTCAACGTTGAACTCGGAAGTTCCGTTGATGTCCTTCACGGTCTTCTCCAGGCGATCATGCGCCCAGTCCTGTAGATCAGAGTTCCCGAAGATCTTCTGGAGGTTCTCATGGAGTTCCAGCACAGCTTCTGCCATGTGGACCAACAGACGGTTATGTTGTTGCTCAGTCATTTGTTTTCCTTTCTGTAGTTTCCAGTTGGTTTTTCGCCGGCGAACCATCCGCACAGCCTCTGCCACAAGGACTTTTTCTGTACCCTGTTATAGTTGACATGGATCTCTTCGCCGGCATCGGTTTTCAGGTGCGCAATCTGAAGCTGCTTGGTACCATTGCCGCCCTTCTGTTTCTGGACGCAGCGGCCACTTTTGGTCGTGCCGATCTGCACCTGGTCGTACTCCAGGAGATCAAGTAGGTTTTTGTAGTTCATCGTTCTCCTTTCTTGATATTATCCATACGCTCTTTCCAAGCGACGCGAACATCTTCAATAGGCATGAACAGCCACTCCGGACGCAAGAGATAATTGTCCTGTAAGACATAGTCCTGATAGCGGGCAACGATGTACTCAACACCTGTTTCCTTTTCTGTCCAGAATCCCCATGACATGACATAGCCCTGTTTGTCCAGATTAGCCATGTCTTTATCTTGCAGAATTTTACAGATTCTGGCGCAGATTGTGTTGTAATCCACAAGAATAGTACGTAAATCCTCAATTTTATTGATTTCCATTGATCTCCTCCTGGAGCATCTTGCTCCACGTTGCATGCCACTTCTTGGCTTCCTTCAGAAGTTCCTTGTACTGCGAGACACGTTCCTTGCAGTACTCGATGGATCTCTGCTCACTCTGGACGTGATGTTCCAGGCATTCTTTTCGGGTCGGAAACATGTTCCAGAAGTACGCCCATTCTTTCTCAGGATGACCAGGCACAGACACGTGCCAGTCTTCCTGATTCGGCCATTTTGGTGGCGATATTACGGTTGCCTCGACAGGCTTTCCGGCATACATCATCCAGAACTTCTCACCCTTCTTCGGGTTGAAGACTTCTCTGAGTTTAGGCATTGGTACCTCCTAATGTAGCCAGGTGAAGCCGACTCGTTTTTCTCCGTCATGGACGTCGATACGGCAAGCATGTGTACCGTCCATCGAGATAGAGAAGCACAGGTCGATTGTTCTTTCACCTTGTTTGACTTGCCACTTTTTGCCGTGCTCGAAGCTCTTGTCCATCACTTGAAATACCTGGTGTATTTTCTCCTCGACTTGGTCGAGCTGTTCTTCGATATTATGTTTCTGGACAGCGAGCTCCGCTGCCTCTTTGACAGCATCATCAAACTCACTCATTGCTTGCTCCTTCCCTGGAGTGATTTCAGGAACGCCGTCATCTCTTCCCAGTCGGTGAACTCCTTGGATCTGGTCCAGCCTTCACCCACGTGAAAATCATACAGAACGCTCCAGTGGTATTCGTCGTTCTCCATCAGTGTTTCCACCTCATAGAGCTCGACGTTCGGATAATAGGACTCTGGTCCATCCTCGCCAAAGAAGCCGCCCATGAACTCGACATTGATGCCGTTCTCGTAGTCCAGCAGCTTGATGTCCCTGGGGAACACCTCCGTTCTGAAGACTTTGCCCTCGACCCACAATTCGTGCATCTCTTTGCGCGTTTCGGGATCGAGCATCTCGTCTTTTAGCGGGTCCCCGTAGTCGTCATCCTGGTACACACGGACGATCCGGTCATCCGTCGTGGTGTATTCGCGTATGAGATAATCACTCATCGTCGTCCTCGTGATAGATTTCTACACCCTTGGAATCGTATTTCCAGTCCGGCTCATCGCAGCTGACGACGAAGCACGGATCCACGCGGCCAGGGCAGCCCTGGCGGTTAAATTCGTCGATGAAATCCTGGGGACGCACGTCCTCGTCATCGACATGGAATTCGCAGTGCCCTTTCGAGCACTGACAGGTGAATTTAACATCAGCCATTTGTATTTCCTTTCTTTGCGTGTTTGAGAGCTTCCTTCAGGCAGGTATGAACACTGTCACATTCCATGCCTCCAGGACCATCGGAATAATTGCCTTTTGCCGTGTAGCGCAAGTCGCATGCCTGACAGTCTTGTGAGAATTCGTCGCATACCGGCTTCCGGCAGTATTTGTTGAGTTTCTTCAACAGTTCGCTGATTTCCGGACCTATTCTTGGGTCGATTGTTTTCAGCTTCATCTGTCCCCTTTCATGAAAAAGCCCCACCGGAATTGCTCCCGGCAGGGCTGGTTAACGGTTGTTTGCCAAGTCAGTCGTCGACTATTTCTGCGTTGTAAATGGTCGTATTGCCTGCTTTATATTGTACCATTTGTGCATCGGAATTGGTGTCTTGGTTTCTGTTTTCCATGATTACTCGAATAACATCAATGATATCTAACGGAAGCATAAATGTTACAAGATATACAAGGGCAACAAAAATCTTATAAACCCATGCATCTACTAGTACAAAAAATAGCAATGCAAAACCAAAAGCAAACAGCTCCAGAAGTGCAGGATGTATATCCCGCTTTTTCCCAGTGCTTGTTATACCCTTGATAATTTTCATAACCATAATAACACCGGCTAACCATATGACTTCGGGAAAAAATGCGATAGCCATGGAAAATACAGCCAGTTTTATTGCGATCATGATACGAACTGACATAGATAATTGCTTGAGCATACCTTATGTTAATTTGGCACGTTTCGGCGCCGACACGACATCCGTTCTGGGCGGCCTCCTCCGCTCCTGCGTTCTGGATGTTCCGAAAGAATCTTTCTTCAGGTATCTGTCGGCCGGAATCAAATGTTTGAACCTAAGGTATTTCTGCGCCTGAACAAGCATGTCGTCCTCCTTGTGTTGTCTTACTGTAAGGGGAACGTCAATACTCAATTTCATGGAGGCGTCCCATGCCACAACTTACCCCGAAACTCCGGGAAACCTTTGCGGAAGGTTACAAGCGGATACGATCAGGTGAACTGAAGACCCTGATTCCATATCTCTGTCTTTTTCGGTTGAACGGGAAACCGATGAACCTGAGGCTGCATTATCAGCTTGCGCCGATGTACGCGACCGTGCAGCCATCGCACAGCCTGTACATGCTTGCCCGTCAGCTTGGCAAGTCTTACGCCAACTGTTCCAGCATGGGTCTGCGGAACATGCTCATCCCATTCTATCACACTGTGCTCATCCAGCCACGGGCTGACCAGATCCAGCGACTGATAAGCACTGTGTACAAGCCTCTGTTGAACTCGTGCCCGATCATCGACGAGTTCATCACCAGCACGGAACGAACGAAGTTGGCGCTGCGGGAATTCCGCTCCGGGAGCATGTGCTATGCCGAGCACATGTTCGAGAGCGCGGACCGCATCCGTGGTATCTCCGGCGCTGCGAGTGTGGGCGTCGACGAGGTCCAGGACGTTGAATACGAGTTCCTCGACATCGCTGCCGAAGTCATGTCCGCATCACTGTTCTGGGGATTTTCCGTTTATACGGGAACGCCGAAAACCACTGATACCACGCTTGGTTTGCTCTGGAATCGTTCCAGCCAGGCTGAATGGATCATAAAGTGCTTGCACTGTGGAACTTATAACGTTCCTAACCCGGAGAACGACCTGGTTAAGATGATTGGCAAGCATGGACCTATCTGCGCGAAGTGTGGCAAAGACATCTTCCCGCAGCATGGTGGCTGGGTCCATGCTATCGCTGAAAGGATGCACTCCTTCCCAGGATACCATCTCTCGCAGTCCGTTCATCCGTTGCACATGATCAATCAGCACAAGTGGAACCAGCTGCTGGCAAAAGTCAACTCTTACGATCAGCAGACACTCTATAACGAAGTATTCGGCTGGCCGTATGACGCCGCCACGAGTCCTCTCACCATGGCTGATCTCCAGAAAGCCACGTTCACACCCAAGGATGAAGAAGGCAATGAAGTGGACGTCCAGACACCGGATGATGTATTGCGTGTCGCGTGGCAGTATCGCCATATCACCGTCGGGGTTGACTGGTCCGGCGGCGGCATGATCTCCGATTCCTATACTGCCTATGCAGTGCTGGGGCTGCGGCAGGACAGCGACGTCATCGACGTGCTCTACGGGAAAAGAATCCCCAAGGGAGCTACGCCGACGGAAGAAGCTGACGAAATCCTGTACTGGCTTCACGGTACCCATGCTGACGCATTCGCATACGACAATCACGGCGCCGGTTTCACCAGGCTGGAGATCATGAAACACCAGGGGTTGCACTCTATGACGAAACAGTTGATCATCACTCCGATGGACTACGTAAGGCCGCACAGCGGCGACGTCATGCAGAAGCGCGACGCTATACGTGAACCGGATATGTACTACTACAACATCGACAAGAGCCGCTCGCTGGCTGTCTGCATCATGGCGATCAAATCCAACAGAATTCGCCTCCGGCCGTTCAAGCCGGACGACGAGCAGGCATACCAGCGAGATTTCCTGGCACTGCGCGAGGATCCCAGACAGTCTCTGGGAAATGAGACGGTTATCCTGATCATCAAGAAGCCCGGAGTGCCAGATGACTTTGCTCATGCTGTCAACTTCGGCTGCTCCCAGATCTGGGACCATTTCGGAGCCTACCCCGCAATCGGCTCAAGGTACGATGCCTCCATTCTGGACTTCGACGAAAACAACCAGCAGATCCTGCCGGACGAACAGTTCGGTCCCCGTGGAGACTGGGAACGTTTCGAGAACGCCGTGAACCTTCGTGCCAGTATCGTAGAGAGTGACATGCCTTACTAATTAAAGGAGCAAAACATGGCAATCATCCAAGGAAAGAAATCCCACACTGGTGAAGATGTCTATGACAGCCTTAACGGGGCCGCCATGGTGTTTCACGGGTTCGCAGGCTTCGCTGTGCGTGGCTACGACGTTGTCCTTTGTGGCGCACACGGAAAGATGCGTGACTACATCATCCCGCTTGAAAAGGCTGTGGATAAATACTACCACATCTGTGAGATGTACGACGGGCTCATCCGCGCAGGTACCAGGGGCTGGGATGAACTCGGCGACATCCTGCACGACTTCCGTGCCAAGATCATGGAAGCTGCCGACTCGCGCCGGCACGCAGGCATAGAGGTGCCGAAGGATGTTCTCGACTTCGTGGAACGGGGCCGCACGAACAACGCACCCACCGCACAGTCTCAGATCGCTGCTGATCTCGCATGGAAGGCGGAGCAGGACCGACTGGCGGCTTTTAATGCGTCGCTCAAAAAGTGACTTTCTGAAAGATAATATAGAGCATCGCCTGCCAAGGGATCAACGCGAGGCGCTGCTTGGATCTCCAGCAGAATGCTGGGGCAAGCAGCGTGAGTGTTGATCACGGCGTGGCGATGAGTCATAGTATCCAGAGTTTCTCCTTTGATGGAGGTAAACCTGGAGCCGGACGAAGCATCCGGCAGGATCAAAGTCACTGATATGACCAGGTCTTCTAAACTACCATTATAGCTTGTCTAAACGCCGTCGTCGGTTACGGAGCTCCGACGACGGAGCTTAGCGAGCTGTAATGGGGAACGCATTCCAGCTCGTAAAGCTACGAGTAAGGAAAATCTCTCTTGCTTCAATGTGACAGCACAGAGCACGGACGAAGCATCCGTGTAATCAATGGCCTGGTGTGTTCTCATTCTGTAAAGGAAATTATGAGAAGCTGCGCTAGCAAACTGGGAAATAGCATCGCAGCCGAAGAACGCAGCTTGCGAGTACTGCAAGGCGAGAAGCGCATTTCCCGTGCAGCGTCGCAGCTTCACGAAATTTTCCGTTATAGACTCTGGCTTTAAGGGCACAGACGTCCACGCAGGCGAATCACCTGCGCACTCAATGAGAATGGATTTAGCAATCTTCTGCAGAGAACGCGGCGAATTCCATCCAAAGGCGCCGGGATGGAATTTGTAAGTCGTTCCCGGAAATTTCTACTTGAGGTGGAATTTTCGGGACGCCGGCGAAGCACCGGCGCAGTCAAGATTGCCGGGTTGACAGATTTCTACAAAGAGAGACTGCTAATCCCCGTAAAGCGAGCGGACGGGGATGCGGCAGTCGTTGGTCACGGGACCGTAAGAGTGCCAACTTCTTACGGTTATATGACCGTGGATTCTTTCTTCATGGTACCTGATGAAGATGTGGACGAAACATCCACACGATCAAATCTGTCGATTGTGTTTTTTGCGGTTCTTGATCAACGAGAGCGAACTGCCTGCTCGTGCTGCGGGAGCCGAGTCCGAAGGAACCCGGTCCCGCAGCACGAGCTGGGCCGTGAGCGGCTCAAAGAGCTCGATTCTCTGGTATAGATACCAATGGACCGTGCCGGCGAAACACCGACATAATCAACCGCATGTTGCACTTACTCTGATTGACAAGGATTGGGGGCCGGCGGATGCGACGGCCTGTAGACTTCAGGCTTGCCTGAGTCGGAAGGCGGGAGGGTTCCGCCGGTGACAATCCTGGAGACGTCATATCTTGCTTCAGCGCAGGATCACGACGCGCAGCCGTACCAGCCGCGTAATCAATAAGTGCGGGTAGACTGTTTCTACATGAGAAAACTTGGGAACAGAAGGGGAAGCTCTCCACGACGAGCCTGGGAGCCTTGTAGAAGGCGACGCGAGGAGCGGAGCGCTTCCTCCTTCTGGGAATAAGTTCTCGATTCCATCCAGCATCAGGTATTGTGAGTACCTATGCGGAGTGCCGGCGTAGCGCCGACATGATCAAACAGTCAGACGGCATTGTACCGTTTCTACAGATAGTTTGGATAACGAACAAGGAGTTCATCAGACCAAGGAGCGCAGCGAGTGTCTGATGAACATTTTGTGCGCTTGTCCAAGATCTGCCTTCTGGTTTCAAAACACCAGTCGGCAGCACGGGCGAATCACCCATGCAGTCAAACGGTAATTGGTGCTGTTTCTATATGTTTTCTGAGCGGCCTGTAGTTGCCGAGCTGCTGCGAATTTCAACTAGGAATTCGCGCAGAGAGGTCAACCACAGGCAAACGGAAAACAGAACGTTCTCCCTCTTGCTTCAAGACAATGGTGGAACGCGCCAGCGAAGCACCGGCGTAATCAAACAGCTGATTTCGTCTCTTTTCTTTTATATTCTCGAACTTGCGAGTACTCCTCCTGAAGGGTAGGCGATTGGGCTCCTGGGACCGGATAGCTGTGCGGCCCGGTCCCAGTGAGCACAGAGCGTAGCCTTCAGGGAGGTGGCGCAGTGAGTTCAGAACTTTGTTCATACATCTCTGGCTTCAAGGCTGTTGATGTATGCGCAGACGGAACATCTGCGTGATCAGACGAAAAAGCCCCGCCGCAGCATGCCGTCACTGCAGCGGGACCACATGGGTTGTGCTTATTGCATCGCGACGTCACACCAGGATCGTGTCAAGCTGCGAACAGCGGTCGAGATTTATAACAATGGCAGCACACATCTCAAATGAAAGTCAACCGGAGTATTCCGCAATACCCCGTCTGTCCCTTTATACTCTATGCGTGAAAAACACCCCGACATACTGAGACGGTACATCGGGGTGACAGCAGGGAATGGAACGACCCTGCCGCAACACGGTCTGCATGGTCTGCACCGAGTAAGGTGAGCCCGGTTGCACGAAGCTGGCAGCCATTGGAACAGGTGGCCGTATTTATCTTTGCCGGTACTCATGGCTGGAGCACTGGGAGCAAAGCTGGCGGGGTGTGAGGGAGTTGAACCCCCGTGGGACTTTTGGTCGCCGTCCGGGTTCAGGCCGGAAGCCTTGACCGATTCGAGCCAACACCCCAAATTATGGTTACAGCATTACGATAAGCACCGTTGCTATCACCTGTGCCAAATGGATCAGCTGATCCTGAACCAGGTTGAGCCGGTGCACGTTTGCCTTCATGTGGTCCACAACGAAGTGCACCAGGGTATTCGCAAGCACGACACCTGTAAATATCCATGTACTACAAAACCACATCAGCGGGAAGAACGTGACAAGCGTCCACATTAGTGCATGACAGAAAAGCCCGGCCATGTAATCGTACTTGTACTTCTGCTGGATTTTCCACTTCAGCTCGTATGTCTGGTACTTCTTGTCGAAGGACTCATACAGCCGCTTCATCTGGCCATTCCACCAGCGCTTCTGCTTGAGATCAGACAGACAGCCCTGGAGAGCATAGTCGGCCAGCAGGTGCAGGCCGGCGCACGCCCAGAGCATGTTCATAGGGTTGCTCAGGGGTTCTGTCATTTCTGCTCCTTACGGCCTTTACCACACGGTACGGTCTTTTCGTCAATGTAGATACCGCGCTTAATGCAATATGGCCGATGAGTTTTGTAGGAAAGTCGAATAGAAGGACACCCCTCGCACGGCAGGTCTTTTGTTTTGTTTGTCATTTCTGCTCCTTTCTTGTTGAGATGAAAAAGGCGGCCACCTACAGGAGTTCCTGAGCCTCGTTTCACAGGAGTGGTGGCCGCCAAAAAGCGGATGGAGCCAGCTCCGGGTGCCTCCCCCGGTTGGTCCGACTTACAAGGTCGGTGCTTCGATGTTCAGCCAAGCTGGCATGTCAAACCGCCCCAGGCGTCTGGGGCGTACCCGAAGCCAAAGGCAGCGGGGGAGCACCGTCGTAGACAATCAGACGTACCGGAAGATCAGTCGAGCAACCAGGAAGCACCGGATCGCCTCTTCCTTTGGCGGCGGATGATCGGACCGCCGTCCTCCGCCTGCGGTTTATATCGGGGGAGATTTTCGCCACAGACTCTAAGGCCAGGCAGGTTGCGCTGTCTTCAATTTCGTGACGCCACGAAATTGATCTGAAGCGTGCCAAGCTGTGTATTACTTTAGCGCAGCCTGTTGTACCAGGCATTCACGCTATCTATGAACTTAAATGTACAGTGTTCGTTTTTCATATGTTCAAAAAACACACCATCTGAGCACCGTAAAGGTCCGTCCAAATGATATATTTTTATACGTTGCATAATTTCCAGTTTCGTTATATAGTTGGCCCAGTCTATATGACCAACAGCATACATATTCAGAATACTTGGGTTTCCCAATTCGGGTCTCCCTTCTATTTTGAATATAATCGCATCTTCTCCATGACAGGCGTCACATACACTAAGAAAATCAGGATGAAGCAGGTTATCGTCGTCCAGAACAAACACATAATCCATATCCCCCACTGGAACTAAAGGGGCGAGTGTTTTGTCCATACCAACAGAGCACTGAGGATCACTACGGTCTTTCTCTTTCACATAAGTGACGAATGTGCGGTAGTCATTAAACCGTATGAAAGAATCAAGAGGTGTACCGTGTGTCAGGTCAGCAATGATGCAGTGTCTGTAAGTGTGCTCTGTATCACGGAACGTATCCGCAACGTTTTGTTTGATACGATCCAAGCGTTCCGTTGTATAGCAGCGTGTAATAAACGTAAAATTCATGGCTTCATCCCTTGTTATCTCCTGTGCTAAATGGTGGAAAGGACGGGATTCGGCACCCGCAAGTCTCGCGACTACCATACTGGCCTAGCATGTGCCTGGGTCTACACAGGCTTCCTTCCCGGAAAATGGTGCGCGGTGATGGAATTGAACCACCTTCATGTGTGTATAGGACACAGGCCCTAACCGGTAGACGAACCGCGCATATCAAAAGTCAAAGTATAAATCTACATTATCTTGTTCAGTAAGGTATATATCAGACTAATACCACCATTAACGAAACAAAAGAAAACACCAGCGGAATTTAACGGCAGCTTTGCCGACCCTTGGGCAACCGGTCGTCTGCTCTACTGGTGTGAAAAGCAAATGGTGATCCCGACACGTGCTGACCGTGTACCCACTCGTCCAAAGCGAGTTGTGCAGAAATCCGCTACACCACGGGACCGAAAATATCGGAGTGCGGGGGCTCGAACCCCGGACTTACTGGCCCCAGACCAGTCGCGCTACCAACTGCGCTACACTCCGGCAACAATGGCGCCCTAACCACACTGGACGGTCATGACTCCGTCTGTAACGTGTGCAACACTTCAGTACTGGTATATCCGTAGCGAAGGGACCGGTGATTCCTACGGCGCTCACAGCCTACCTCGTGTTGGGACCCGCCATACTGATGCGTTACAACCGTTGTGTCGATCATCAGCTTAGGTCCATAGGGCATGAAATTGGTGGCGGAGGGAGGAATTGAACCTCACACTTCCGGTGTATGGGACCGGTCAGTCTACCGTGACTGTACTCCGCGATAACAATCGAAAGGCTCACCTCACCGGGCTCGAACCGGCATCTCACCCAGAAGGAGCAGTCAACTGGTGTATCCTATCCGTTTGAACGACTGGTGAGCAGAATGGTGCCCCACCATAGGCTATTACCTACGTATCCGTACTCCAGTGCTTCTCACGCTCTTTAACCGGTACAGAGCGCAGCTTTCTCTATCAGCATACGGCGCACCTTTCTGATCAGGTGGGTGCATGAGGCGTATCAATGGTGCCGGGTGCCAGATTCGAACTGACATTCTCCGCAATCGTGCGGCGTTCTATCGCGGGGAACAGACTTCCACAGGGCTCAGCTGGGCCCCAACCGAGCCAGTGGCCTGGCCAGGAAAAGGCTGCTCCATCTTTCCGCTTCCGGATCCCCGGATACGTGGGGACCGCATTAAACTAACCCGACATGTTTTCGTTTTCAATGACCACCAAGACATAGTCTTGATAGCCTACTATACCACGGAGTAAAAACAAAGCGTCCGTCCCTTTTAAGCCGGGACGAAGGCTGTGGTGAACTGCTCACCACGACGGTCATATTTCAGACCATCTTATTATGCCCCGAAAAACACCCCTATTTAGCCCACAAGGCCCAGTTTTTCGAGCTCTTTGAGCTCTGCGGTAAGGCGCTCCTGCTTGGCTGTGACCGCTTTATTGAGTCTCTGGATGTATTCCTGCTGGCGCTGCATGTACATCTCGAACTGGGAAACGTCTCCTGCCATGTCCGGATATTCCTGCGGATTGTCGTTCGCGAAGTCCAGCCAGATGGGGAATTCCGTTACACCGTTGAGTTTTCCGGCCTCCTGGATGTATTTCACGATATCCGGGCAGAATTCCAGGGTAGATTCCCCTTCTTTGGTCTCTCCGAGCAGCTGACCCACTTCCCAGACGCTCCAGGCGCATTCCGCAAGGCTGCAGAAGGGCACGGTCTCCTGATCGAACACCCGGTCATTCATAATGGCCGTTGCGGACAGAAAACCCTCGATGGAATTGTAAAACATGTCCGTTCCGATGAGCATATACCCGCAATTCAGCTTGTCGAACAGCTTTTGGGGCATTTTCTTTACACCAAAAGCTGCCTCAAAGCCGTCCCGAAGCACTTCCGGGTCCCAATCAAGGGATTCCATGCCCAGTTGACGCAGCGTGGGCAGCGTCACGGACGAAACAAAGCAGTGTGGTGTCAGCGGGAAGCTCATTCAACCGATTCCAGGAAGGCTTTTGCCACAGATTCATCGAGAGCAGCCACTTTTTCGATCATTTCCTGGTCGGAAAGGGGCTCTTCAACGCCAAAATGGGTCTGGAAGAAGGCGTTCACGGCATTTTTGCGCTCCAGAAGCGCCTTTTTGCTCAAAACCGTGTCGATAGAAGTGATTTCCACCATGTCGGACGCCTCTTTGAGCAGATCATCGAGTGTCTGACCGAAGCATGCTTCCTCAGGAGTCTTCAGTTGGGTGCCATCGTAGGCTTGTCCGTACCGGTGATTCAGCTCGAAAGTGCGGTCAATGTCGTCCATAAAGGCACAGAGCTTGTCCATATGACTTTCTTCGAGGAATTCTTCGTCCGAAAGGCCCTTCTGGTCGTTATAGAACTGCCAGAAAGTCTGCCCACAGGTAGGAGAAAAGCTCGCCATCTTGGCGCGGATGCCCAGTTGCTGCATAACATCGTCTCTGTCGCAGACGCCGACGCCGGCGATCATGGCAACCTTGCGGATCTCCGGGCTGTCAGTGTCCAGATCGCTGTTCGCAGCCTCCCACATGACGTATTTTGCCGTGTCTTTGAGCTCTTCACGGCTCATGGAGGCGCGTTTTTCAAGCACGAAGGACACAGCCTTGTCCAGTTCCTCGCCGGTTTCGATCATGGGCATGCTGATGGTGCCGTTGGCGCCCGCCTGGAACGTCGCGATGTGCTTCGTGGAGGCTTCTTTCTTCTGTTCCGGCTCCGAGAGCTTGATCTCGTGGTATCTGGCAGCCTTCTCGAACTGCTTCTTGATGGCGTTGTTGATGCCCTCGGTGAAGCGGCTCTTCTCCCCGCAGTACTGGCGGAAGGAGTTTAACGTGTCTTCTTTTGTGTGAATCGGGTAGCGCTTACCGTCCTGATAAGCAAAGCAGGATTTGTCGAGGTTATCCATCGTTTAAGCCTTTCATGTTGATGCTTTACAATAAAGCGAGAACGTCATGTTGACCAAAGAAGAAATCAAACTCCTCAGCACTCCGGCCGCCGGGTTCCCTATGTTACAGGCTGCGTCAGCTGCTTGGAAGCGTTGCGGTACCTGCGGACAACGTACCTTAAAGATAAACGGCATCTTGCGTGCAGCCGTGCTCCGTTACCGGACAAAACCGGAGTTCGTAGCGCATTGTGCTTCATTGTTTAAGCTGCCTGTCACAATTACCGGAATTGTCATCAAGTGAGGAGTCCATCATGGCCGTCGCAACTATCGAAATCAGTCAGGAAACTGTCAAAACCGACAAAGGGGCTGTAAAGATCACCATTACAGCCACAGGCACAAACATCACATCCGCAGTCTTCGCTATCGAGGTCCTGCCACGCAGTACCGACACTCTGGATCCCATCTATCGGTTCAGCCATGTATGTTCTCCGTCGGAACTTGTGGAATTCCCTGACTATGAGCCGGAAGACGAGTGCTATTTCCGCACGGATTGCATCGAAATGATCTTCGATACGGCTGTTCTGGCTGATCTGACATATCACTCCATAGAGAAAGACGTTAATGCTCTGGTTCGCGAGTACAACCAGCTATTTGCTCTCCAGGATGATTCCGGTGGTGTCGTCAGCGACTCCCTGCTGTACACCGAGATCTCGACCCACCCATAAGTCCATCTGGTGTGACAGTTTCTTCATACCATAACCGGCCTCATCCATCAGATCCGGAGCAGCGACAAAAGCCAATCGCCTGTCTCGCAGCATGTTAGCCAGCTTCGGTGCCACAGAAGCGATTAACTCAGCAGTGCTGGCCATCAAACCAGAGAATGTAAACCGGCCTTCTTCGGTCGGTTTTTCTTTGTAGCACTGCACGACAAAGTCGATATCGCCCAGGCGATTATCCAGCTGATCCCTTATGTCCTCCGGCATATAGATGTATTCTTTTTCCACCTCAGGTGTAAAATCTAACCCGATGTCGTAAACGGGCTCGTCTGCCGTCTCCACGACCGGCATGGATCGGCGCACCCAGAGGAGCTGGGAAAGAATGGTCCACATGGGCACGAACGGGACCCCACTTTCCACAGTCTTGGCCGCACAGAACTCCAGGGTCTGCTTCATCATGAAGGCTTCGTCCGGGAGCTCGCTGATGGCCTCGTTCAGGTGCCCGACGACAAGCACCAGGTGCTCCGGGTAGCCCATCACGGTTTCGCCGGCCAGGATGTATGCCTGGGAGAGATGCTTCTCAACGCAGGCAATGCAGCCCTTGCGCTTGATTTCCGGGACATTGTGCAGATCCGGCAGGAGTGCGGTCACATTGGGCCGGATTTCCCCTTTCACCTCCGGATACAGCGGGATCTTTTCCATGATATCCAGGCAGTCTTTCAACTCTGACTGCAGATTGTACTTCAAGCCGATCTCGTAGAGCATCCTGCGGTACTTGCGATGCTGGCAGACAGGGCAAGTCGGGTAGGTCTCTTTGACATGTTCGATCTTCTTCCGGTCCTCTTCCGAGAAGATCGACAGGTCGGGCATCTTCATGATGTGCGTGAACATGTGATCCATCAGCTTGTGCGTCGGGTAGACGGCCCTGGTGGAGTAGTATTCCTGTTCCGTCATCACATAGATGGTATCGTGGATGAGAACAAAGGGGTCATTCGGCCCGATGGTAGCCGCGAATGTTTCCAGGGACATGCCTCCGGTTAAAATACGCTTGATTCGGGGGTCCTGGACCTTGTAGACGTCTTCGTGCAGTTTGATATTCATTTGAGTTCTCCTTGATGTCTGCGGATCCATGACCGCATGATTATGATTTCATTGACTTTGCTGCCCTGGCAAGGGCGAGGAACCGCGTTGTCATACCGGACGCCGAATTTGTGCTTTATCTTGCCGTTTTCGGTCTCGTAGCAGCCCCATCCCTCCGGTAATTCCTCTGCTGATTTGATGACGCCGGGAGTTGTCAAGTAGAAACGGAAATCACCCACACCCATATCAGCATACTGCCGGAACAACTTCTGCTTGTCCCGGAGAAAGTCTGTGCGGGATGTCTTGCACTCGAACATAATGGATACATAGGCCGTCCAGCCGATTGCATCCGGGATCTCACCTGTTCTGGTATAGGAGACAAGTTCGGTACATACAGGAATGCAGTGCCAACGCTTGAGCTGTCTGGCAGCCAACGCGACGAGTTCCTTATGTGTCATTCGTGCATCTCGTCTTCGATGAACGGATTGAAGTTGATCACCTCGTCAGTGACCATGAAGGGCATCGCACAGATCTTACCGATCTCCTGCAGGCTCTTTGCAATAAATCCAGGGTTCGCTTCCCCATAAAGGATCCCCTGGATTCTCTGTTTGCATTTGTTCTGCCTGTTCCTGTCGGCGATTGTCTTCAACGCATAATGGCCGGCCGAGAAGCGCGTATCTGTCAGGATGGCCGAATTCAGTTCCGGATAGAGTTCCACAGCGTGTTTTAGGTGATATAGCACATTCTGCTTGGAACATTTCGGATTCATGCTGTTGCCGATCTCGGAATAGCTCAGGTAGGGATACTGCATCTTCTTAATGAGGATCTCGAACATGATTGGGCTTTCCTTGGCCATCTTCAGGAGACTAAGGGTCATCCCGGAGGCGGCAAGGAACACCTGTTTCTCAATAACATCCTTCAGGATACCAACGGTGTCTTTGGCCTCCTTGACTTTTTTCAGGATTTTTGCATCCGGATCCCGTTCATCGATGTTCTGGAGATCCTTGTCCTCGACGCCGAGGAATTCGCTCTCGTCATCATCCAGTGGGTTCCCGCTGTCGAAGAGCGCCGGTCGATGTGTGTTGTATGTCTCCACGGCCAGTTTGCAAGTGGCACATGGGGATTCTTCATATGGTACTTGTGGTGATGGCGTGTATGGACATGAATGACACCCGAAGGTCGGCATGGTAGAAATTCCCCCGTAGTTTGCGGTTATGTAGCTACGGGGTTACTATACCGAGATTACATCCAGCGACCAGTTATATTGAGTGCCCCATAGTGTAGCTGCGTCATAGTGCCGCTTACGTTTTTTGCCACCGGATAAGAAACTGTTGTTGCGGTATTAGAAGAAGCTGTTCCGATAGTTGCTGTATAGGTGGAACCACTTTTTGTTACAACAACCCATGCCGTTTGCCCAGCTGTTAGAGCTGTTGTCCGCTTCGCAGCTGTGCAAATGGAAGCACCGGCAAAATAAACATCGCCACCCTCCACAGTGCCATCATCATTAACTTTGAATGGCCCATCATAACCGCCGCCTTCACCCGCAACCAGATCAACATATCCCTTTACAGCTTCCACTGTCGGGACAACACTGGCAAGTGTGCAGGCAACGCCGCCAACTGTATACGAGGTGGACAGGGTTACGCCGGCACCTTGCATGCCTCTCATATCTGTTACAACATAGCAGGTACCTGGTGTTGCTCCTGTCGTGAGCGTTGCCACAGTACCAGATGCGGGAGCTGTTACCGATGCACCTGTGGCGATGGCACGCGATGCCGTTGCTCCAGCCGCCGGGGCAGCAATGGATATTTCATGCACGAAGGCATATACAGCCTGCACAGTAGGTACGCCCACCGTGGACGCGGCGCCAGGATTGACACAGATGTTTTTCGCTATGTATGTAGTACCCGGTTCTCCTCCATCTGTCGAATCCCAGCCATCCACATACGGTGAAGTAGTACCGAGTTTGATAAGACCAGGCCGTGCAAGTGCATAAGCGTATTCTGTAGAGCCAGCTACATATACAGATGTACCATGTATGAACTTGAAAACTGCGTTTACGGATGGTACTGCTTGCGTAGTAAGATTACGCTTGGTCTCATCAGCAGCAACTAAAATACCTTTGGCTACTTGAACTGTACCTCTCGTTGGTTGAGGATCATTCCAACCTTCCGTAATTGTGACCGTAGGTGGTTCTTCTGTGGTGTCTTCTATTCGCGTAACTTTAAGGGTACCAGAATCCGAAGGACCAATGCCAAGACCTTTCACGTATGTAACAACAGCTTGTGCCGTTGGAACACAGTTTGTAGCTGTGAGAGTAGACGTACCACCTCCTGTTTGGGCTACGTCCTGTGTAATTATGTCTTTTGCCACATAATACGTACCAACAACGCTATTTGTGCCTTTAATAGGCTGTACACCTACACCAACATCCACCATATTGTCAGCTGTAGCAGTGGAAAAGGCATAATTTGAATCATATCCGTAAGAGGCCTCACTACCATTGTGTACAAATCTAAATACAGCCTCAGCGGTAGGAACTGCTAATACTGAACCAGCACGATCCGTTTCTTCATTACCGACATATATGTTCGCAGCTACCCAAGTCGTACCTGGTGTACCACCTGATAGGCGATCCCCGGATTTGCCACCACCAATTATATGTCTAATAAGTGTGGTCCGGCTTGCTAATGCCTGCACGAAACCTGTTTCGGAGGCTGTCTCCCCATTGATTTCCTCACTGTGAATGAACTTATAGATTGCATTCACGGATGGAACAGCCTGATTGGTCAATGACGGCGTAGCTCCGACAAGAATCTCCTGAGCAACTTCGACTGTGCCGCGCTTCGGCAGATAATCGGGAGCAACACGACTCCAGGTTTCTCCGTAGACTATAGTCCCAGTTTCAGAATCCGTATATCCGGTAATCGTTAGATGACCAGATTGTGATTCTTCTACTTGTCCACCACCATGTTCTGCCACATAATTCACCATGGCCCGTACAGTCGGAACTTCGCTGTAATAGTACCCGTTGTCACCGCCGGCATCATACACAGCTTTATCCACATTATCCACAGTATAGACCGTGCCGGGATCTCCGTGTGCTACATAGGGATCAAACGATTCCCCTTCATCTGGGTATGAGACCGTGCCCCACTGACCAAGTGCGTAATCTCCGTGAACATAGACAGCAACCGCATCAACAGATGGAACCGTTACATCCGCATTCGTCGGACAAACAATACCACCACCGCTGAAAACAAGTTCTGTTAGGGCGTAAACTGTACCAGGTGTTCCACCTATTACAGAACAGATTGCTCCAGCTGACACTGTGTCATAATTTGTGGAGTCAATACGCCAGGTCTGCAATGCTTCCAGATACGCTGTGTACGTCGCATAGTTCGGATCAGAGGGATCAGTCGGGCTACCTGCCGATTCCCAAGCCGCTGTCTTCACCTGGAGATCTTCATAGGATGCTCTTTCTACGCCGTAGGCCGAATCAATAGCGCTCTGCGCGGGAGTCTCCATATTTCGATATGGCTCTGTGAACAGAATGTCATCCTCAAGGATGTCATATGTTGTACTGAGAGCCTCTCCACCTTGTGTCACATAAGCATAGGCAAGCGCCTGCGCAGGGGCTACAGCCGTTGACCCGTAGACCTCACTGTGTACGAATTCATATGTTGCATTCACGGTCGGAACGTATGCAGAATGTCCCCACCCAGTAGTGGTTTCCGTGCTACCTTCAATAGGCTGCCCAGCCGTGGTACCAGACACAATGTTGTCGTAGGGATAAACAACACCAGGGTCATAATCCGGGGCACTGTACGTTGCTCCAGAAGGCACAGGTGGATAATGCGTATTCACATCTGCCGTCGGTGCTTCTGTCTGAATACTGAAGGAGGGAACGCACTCGCCTTCGAACACCTTATACAAGCGCAATGAATCACTGTTCGTGCCACCATCAATAACAGAAACGCCGCCAACCATCTCCAGATATTCCGCAGGTTCAGGACATATCGGAGATGTGAACAGAAACACGCCATAGGGTCTATTGTCACCTTCAGCATAACGAATCGTGTACGTATATGTCGTAATGCCTGTGGTCTGGTCTGTGACAGAGGTCTTGTTGACAATCTCGCCACCGTTTACTGTGCTGCCCTGGATGTAGGAGCCATCCGTTGTCGTAAACGTGAGCTGTTTCCTGTCCTGCTGACCAACTGTTGCGTCCGTAGTACCGCTGAGCTCTACCCAGGCATAGAAGGGTGCAGAGATACCTGTTTTCCCTGTAACTCCTATGGTCGCATCATCGACAGAAACAACGCCATCGCTTACGGTGTAAACATTTGCAACAGTATGTCCAAGTGTCTGAAGAGCTTGTCCGTTTGCATTCGACAGTATAATGCGGAAGTTGTCGCATAGAGATTCATCATATTCTTCGTTCTTGAGATCTCTCAAGCTATAATCCGTAGACCCTATCGGAATACTATTCAATCTGGCATACACGTTGCGGAAGCGATCATCAACGACCCCTCGCCAGTTGCTTATCACGATATTGTTGAATGTGACGGCATCCAGACCAGCATCCATCGACGTAATCGTGTCAATACCGACTGGATCGAAGTCTGTATCCAGCATGGGCTCCAGGAGACCTGGGCTCATCTCGTACTCGGTACCACCGGTCAGATATGCCGTGCAACCACGGACGAACTCCGGGATATGATCAGTGACATCGAAGATATTATGGAAGGTGCCGCCATCGCACTTCAGATAAACATCAGACGTGGCCGCCAAAACGCCAGTTTCAGTATTCCTGTAGAAATACTGTGTGGAACCCTCCACCTTGACATTGTACAAATCAGCCCAGCCGTTTGTACCGCCGTACACCGGGTAATAATAGGTGCTCCCGTTTATCTCGACAGGAATGCCCGTGGCACCCCAAATGGACACGTTTGTATCCTCCGATTCAGGATCCGTGTCGCTCCGACAAGACAACTCGGCAACTTCCGGGTGTTTCTGGCCGTTCCACCCCATGTCGATGGTCTCTTCCGTGAAGACCATGCCCTTGATTTTAACAGGCAATTTGGCAAACTCTGCATCCAGTTCTGATACAAGATCGCTGTCGAACATGCCACCACTGGTAAGACTTGGGATACCCTCGCAAGAGTATCCCCTGTAACCGCACTTATTTGATTTGATACGAATCATGCTTGTTCAGCTTTCTTGATAATCAGCTTGTCGTAATAGGTTTCGCCGGTTCGCCCTGCAGTGATATCAACGGACCTGTCTCCTTGCAGGAGCATGATACCAGAATGCCCGTTAATGCTCCTCAGAGCCTTTCCAAGGTAGCCGTTGTAGGATGGCGCTCTTGTATATGGGTCTGTCTCCCACATACCTTTGCCGGCCCCAGGAGCGCCTGTAAATAGAACACTGTCGGAAGATCCGGAGACTTCCACATTATGACCGTTCGTGAGCCACAGAACATCGTCCACTTCATAGGCTTCTATGGCATCCGCCACGATCCATTGTGGAACAACACCGGTTCCATACTCCAGCATAACATTCGGCGGAGTACCTGTGGTAGAACCTTCGATGGTCAGTTTCGGCGCTCGCTGCTGGAATGCAAGGCAACTCGGATGGATTCTGCAGGAAAGACCGGACAATGTTGGCAACGTGGTATCCGTGTACAGGTAAGAATTTCCAGTCGGAATCCCACCCGTGAACACCGGGATGTCATCTATGATCAAAGGATCCTCTTCTGTGTAGCCATAAATAGCACACATAACCTTCACCGTGGCGGCCGTTGGAGTTATCGCAGTCAATGTTGCCACGATGTGATCCCCGTTGCTGCTCGATGCCACAGGTTGCATGGCTGGGAGCGTTACCATGATGCGCATGAACTTCACATCTTTGTACCAGTCCGGCGCAGATTCCACAGGCATGAACGGATAGGTGATGTACAGGTCTTTCAGGTTGTTATTGCGCATCTTGGACACCTCTCAAAATAATCGCAGCGTCTGCATCCACGACACGCAGATTCGATGCGCAAGCAGCCTTGATAATAATGTGCTTGTCTTCCACGTTATAGGTGCCTACTGTAGAACCGCCGCTGACAACGATCACCCTGCACCATCCGTTTCTCGGAGGCTCCTGATCGACATTATAGACACCGAAGGAGAAGCCTGCGGTTCCATTGGTCTCTGGAATTACATTGTGCAGGGCCACCGTAGACCCTGTAACCGGCTGAGAGCATTTGATATGCAGGTCTGCCGTAGTGTACTGACCATCGATGCCGAAGCTGCGCACATTTCCCTGGGCAGACTGGACATGACACTGGGGAAGAAACACGAATGCGGAAGCTCCAAAGTAGTGCATATCATTCGTGTACTTGGAAAGGGCGAACAGCTGTTGCGGAACATCCTTCTTGCAGGAAATGAACCCGCACAGAATGCCGTACCGGTTGTACAGAAAGAACGAGCAGATGTCATCGCTGGTCGTTTTGTCGAAGAGCTGGCCGCTGCAGATCTCCATGCCGCCCGCATCACAGATGATCAGGCGACCGTCTGAAGACACGCCCTTGAACCTACAGGGAAGCGACGTTGTTTCATCGACATTCACGGAGATCGCCAGGAAACTGTCTGTCGTAAGTTTACCATCGCCGGTATCCAGCGTACTCTCGTAGGTAAACGGCCAGTTGGAGCTAGCCGCTTCGTCCGTTCTATCAAGATTGTTCGTTATCTGCAACATAGGTCGCCTCCGATTCATCCTTCGAAGAGTAGCAATGCGGGAAAGCGGTCCCGCCAGTTAGTTCCAAAATCAGATCAGATGCACTCGTTGTGCTCCCACGCAAAGGAACGATGGTAATTGGATAATATATAGATCCGGTCGAAGTCGTAGAGCCCGCTGCTTCCAGTGTAAATGCCGGGTACGTTTCGGTGTTACCTGTGATGGACAGCTCATTGATCGTCTGAACCTTACTGCTATTGTCCTGGACCTCGTCCACCAAGGCATAGGAATCTACATCGGCTGTTCCTATGAGATAGGCGGTTTGGCCCTGTACATCGAGTTCCAGAACATCGCCCATCGTACTGAAGTCAAGGGATTGCGCGGCGGCGAATGTTGTGCCGTTGATATTGATTTGTTCCAGGCTTCCTTGGACATCTGCTCCCATGTACGTCACGCAACTGGGATCCAGGTAGAATTTTCCGTTGTAGCTCCCGTAGGAGTTCTGAAGCATGCTTTTGTCAATCAGCATGCTGACCGATCCGTGGACCGTTCCCCCAGTCAATTCCATACTGACTGAGCCGGAAGAGGCTTGAGCATATACAGAGCCGAGTACTTCACCGGAGTCACTGCCCTGCACGTCCCTGCAGAGTGACACCAGGACACCATCCATGGAGACCGTGATAGCGCTGGCATACAAGGCGAGACCTGTGGTCTCACCTGTAATGCAGACACCAAGCTGCTTGATACATCCAGGCGGAAATGGCGCCTGACCGATATCGAAGAAAGGATATTCCGACAGTTTCCTGTCGTTGATATGAGTTATCATCCTCAAACTCCTGCTATACTACTGGTTGAAGGCTCGATCTCTATATCTACTGGTACTGTTGACCCGGTTACAGCAGCCTGTACAGCATAGTCCCGTGCTCCTGTGCAGGTGTACAGGCGAGTTTCCTCGTATTCGAAGTAGTTGTAGCCACTGGTGTCCCCTACTTCGCCCACTTCCCATATAATATGCACCTTCCAAACATTGTTCAATGGAACCGAAACGGATGGTGCCGTTTTAGCATTGAGATAGTCTTCTTTCGTAGGATTCAGAATAGCCGGAGATTCTGGATCACATGTGTAACCTGGATATACAACGTACTTACCATCTGCGGTGGTCTGCCCGGTTATATTTATCAGGGCACCGCGAATCGTCACCACGTCTCCGTTCTCGTCCCTTAGCACACAATTCCTGAAAGGAAGTACCTTGACTGTGACTTCATATGTACCACTTACACGTGCCACGATCCTGTCTGTTTGGATGACCTTTCTAGTATAGCTTTGACCGGACACACCAGGTACAGGATATGTAAGCGTGGCTTTCGCTCCGTTTAATGCGGCGTCATCCGCGTAAATAGTTGTTGCTGTGCCTCCTCCGATAGGTTCTACAGATTCTGGAAGACCCGTGGAAGACTCTGCATCATAGTGCGTAAATGGTTTGAAATGCAGAATTGGTTCCGGCACATAAACACTTAGATCTTGTTTCGCTACCGGTACACCACTGTCGCTTATTGCCTGATCGTATGTGATTGTTATGGTGCACCGAATCCACCAGTTCTCGTCACAATTCGGCAGAGCACGTTTTGTTTGCACGACGAAACCTGCTGTATCTTCCGGAGCAATTTCCAGTTTGAAACTGGCATTGTTCTGAACCACTGCGTAGTTCCACATATGAGCAACCGTGATGTACTGCTGCAGGAGCTGCATGCCCTTCATCGGGTCTATGATACCCCACGAGTTGGTGCACTGTGTACCGCCATCAATCGCAAGTGCCTCAAGTTCCGCCTTGTTTGCTTGCAGTTGCGCATCATCGTGCAGCTCAACATCCTTGATCATGTTGATGAAGACATCCAGTTGCTCGATGCCCTGCTTGATCTGGTAGATCTCATCGCAAGTCTGGCAAGCCGGGCACAGATCTGTGATCCAGATGCCAGAAGCCTCTGTATCCGGTACATCTGTCATCACGCCGTCCTCGTCATACTTATAGATCGGGGGCTGTTCGTTCATAGGGAACGCTGTGCTCCCCTCGATATAACCCCAGCTGTCGCAATCGGAGCCATTGATGAAGAAGGAACCATCAGATCTGCCGTAAACACCGTTTATGCTATAGACAGCAGAGCTTCTGATCCTTTCTCGAATCGCATCCATGTCCAGGCCAAGGCTGACTGTGTCCCCGGACACATCCAGGTTCGTGCAGCTTCCGGCCGCAATAGAATCAAATGTAACTGTATTGCCTGCGATGATGACTTCCGGCATTTGACTTTACTTTCTGCTGGCCACCAGCGAAGGCAGCCTGGTTTCCACGTTGTTGATGCTGTTGATGAAAGAATTCAGGTTTTCGGAAACACGGTCAACCTTGGCCTGCAGAGTTTTCTGCGTGGATTTGATATCGGCCACGTCGCCAGAATCGTCACCGCAGCAGGGCTTGGAGCATGGGTTGCTGATTGTAATGCTATTGGTCTTCTGAACCGCTTTGATATCCGTGCAGTCAAGCCCGGAGATCGTGAAATTGCCGTTGCTGTCGGGCTTCTGACCATTGATCGTTCTGATGGCTGTCTGGTCCATTGATTGTAAAGCTGCCGCGATCTCGTTATCGAGCCATGTCGTGTCTGCGCCGATTGTGACTGTTTTGGTAGTCGCATCATAGTTCAATGTGATGCCGGTGCCGGCCACAAGTGTAACATCACCGTCCACTTCAACGCTCTGATCCCCGCTCACAATAATCAGCTTGGACACCTTGGTCGCAGCCGTTTTATAGATGCAGGCAGCATTGAGCGCTGCGTCAGCATACGAGAAGTGCAGCGAACCGAGATTCGACATGTTCACTGTAGATCCGATCCACAGTTTACCTGCCAGATTCCGCAGCGGGCTGTCATCTGGCACTTCTGCGGCCGGTGTAAGATTCACCTCTTCGATGTACACCTGATCCGACAGCACGATAGCAGAGCTGCAGGCACACTGGAATGCGGTTCCGTTCTCCGGCTGATAGCTGATGATCACCTGGAGCGAACTGGTATACTGCATGACATCAGACACGAAGAATCTGGAAGCGTCGATATCCTCCAGGTTCTCGCATGGGACAATGATCTGACAGTTCACCAACAGGGAGGACGGCAAATAAATGCCGTCCGTTGTTTTCACGACGCAGGTATCCTGAATCGGATAATTCCGGTGCATGTTCTGGTTTAAGAACTCCAGAAGCACACCGCTGTTATAAATACTTGTAATACTTGGCATTACACACCCTTGGTTATGGCAGATTCAATATGGACCTGCACAAGGTTCGATGTGACGGCCGTACCGACACGCTGCAGGAATTCTGCGCCGTTGTAGAATGTCTCCACGTCGCTTTCGGTGGAGAGGCAGATAAGAGAGCCGTCTGTATTTATGTAAACGGGTGATCCCGGAATGAGATTGTTGGCCGGCACTGTAGTAACACCGCTGATGACATAGGTGATATCCGAGCCGACACCACCGCTGCTGAAGGCAACGCCCACGCAGAGGCCGGCACAAGAGAGATCATCAGCTTCGCAGACAGCCAGGAGGCCGGAAGAGTTGATGTACACCGGCTGACCGGCGTTGATGCCCTCAGCCGCCTGGAGAATCGCTGTAACCATACCGCCATTGTCCGTAGGTTCTGTTGCAGAAACAGTCGGAGCCGACGCAATCGCCAGTTTGAATCCGAGACGGAGCAACTGGATGTTGTTGGTCGGTGTGCTCGGTGGCCGGATACGGGCAACCAGCATACCTGGAGCGGATACTGTGCAGCCCGTTAACTCTATTTCAGCGTAAGTAAGTGTACCAGACGCTCCACGACTGAAATTCAGCGTATCCGGATTGGATGTGTCCGTCGTATCCGGCAGAAGAGTGTTGCTGGTCGATGTCGGCTGTTCAATGAAGTAGCCGTTCACGGAAAGCGTTGTGGATGCTCCATACAGGGTAGCCCAGGCGCTTGCCTGGAGAACGATGCCGTCCGGGACATCTGTCACCGGCAGGAACATGACAAGTTCTGACGACCGGCCAGCCGGGAAGCAGAAGAACTGCAGAACGCCGTCTGTGATGACCGTGGAACCGTTGTTCTGGATGCTGTGGGCATCAATCGGATCGCCGACCAGGGTGGATAGGGAGACAGTCGTAACGCCGTTCAGAGCCCTTGAAACGGCCATTCCTGGGCCTGCGTTGATTCCTGGCACAACCGGCGTGTAACTGGCTGTTCCTCCAACAATAGCGGCAACGGCCATTGCACTGGGGTTGGATCCACCGCCGACGATTTCGTAAGGTGTCAGCGTGACGACACCATTGGCGTCCTCTACTGCAAGCATAGAGGGGTTCGTGCTCTGGATACTACGGACAACCGAGCTATTGTATGCGAACGGGAAATGATTGAAGATGGTTACACTGCCGGGTTCCGGTTTAGTGGCTTCCCTGCAGTAAATCACTCCCTTGTAGATAACGAATGAGCGTGTATCTGTAGCATCCGTTGGATCATCCAGCAGATTCTGCAGAACACCGTTCCAGAACAACGCCGTTGTAATCGGGGACAAGACGCCGACATAGGAGCTTGCAAGCAGAGAGCCATCGTACATCCACAACGCTCTGTCAGGAATATCTTCAGCAGTCGCCGGAACCTCCGTCCATGCATCCTGCAGAATGGCCGTGGTGTGATAGTGATTGTCGTGCGCCAGGTAGAACAGGCTCAGGCTGAACTTGCCGTCTCCGTAATAAGACAGCACAGGCTGCCGGAGAAGACCTTCCGTATCTGTCGTAGCTTTTCCAGCTGTGTAAGGGCTCAGATAGTAGGTACCGGCAACCGCGTTCTCTCCAAGGCAGTTTTGGGCAACGTTGTCATCTTCATAGTAGCCCCCGCAGAGCATCGTTCCGGTTGCCTCGGACGCATCAACGCGCAGGATAAGACCTTCGACACGAGCGCTCGGTGCCTCGATGCTGGCGCCATTCTCTCCGGGAAGAGCCTCAAGTTTGGCAATGGCCGGCTCGAAAAGAGAAGTCTCCGTGTTGAAATAAACCAGCGTGCCGGCAGAGACACCGTCTCCCACTGGAACAGCATGTCGGATAATCGCGTTCTTGGAGCCGGCTTCCGCGAGTCGGGCAGCCATGTCGTTCAGTGCTTCGTTGATGTAGTCCAGCGAGTTATCCAGGATTGCAACAGCTGCCTCGTTACTGGCAGCGTGCTGCGTGCTGACCTTCGGTACAGAGTAGGGCTGGATTGTCGTATCAGGCATTTGTTCCTCCGATCCTCATGTGTAAGTCTATGACAATGTGTGTCCCTGGGACCAAAGGGCTCTGTGTCTGAAGCAGTGCTGTATAAACGAAGCGATCCTTGGTCGGATCTTCGTTCATGGACACCAGAGTAGCAGTCGTGATCCTTGAGCGTTTGGTCGGTTTGGACCCTATAAGATCAGACGCGGACAATAAACCCGTGAACATCAGGGAGCCATCTTCAAAGCTCTTGCAGCTTCTGACTGGGATCCTTGCATAACCGCAGGAAGGTCGTTTTGCCAGATACTCGAAGTACTTACGATCAACCTCCGGAACAGAATCGGCATTTGCGCCGGCATAGGTGACGTAGATTCCGTCCAGCTTCTCGCCGGAACCGCTAAGAATATCGGCGATGACCTTTGGTCCGCCTTGCTGAAGTTGGTAGTTCATGGAAGGATTCTTGCCTCTGCTGCTTTTCCCTGTACCGTTACGGTGGCATCCACAGCAACAACGCCCATTCCGGCGTCGGCAGTGAAGCCCGACACGGTTACATTAGCAGTCTCAGAGGAATCCTTCACATACATCGTGATTAAACCGCCGAGGTTTGTACTCTTGCGCAGCACCTGGATGGCTGCTTCGAGCTTAGAGACCGATGTCGCTGTCAGACGGACAGCACAGGTACGGCCTTTGCGAAGCGTCTGCATGACGAACTTGTAGGGATTTATGATCCCGTTGTTCCGTCTCGTCTCATTGGGATCTTCCACTTTGATAGACGGGCATCTGGGATCCATGCTGTTCCTGATGCAGATATTCAGGTAATCGACCAGTGTGTCCACATCACCTGTGAGAGGAAGCACGTTGAAAGTGGAACCGGAAACACTGACTTGCACCACACGCTTGTCCGTGTTTTCAGCCACGAGCTCTCCTGCATCGGTACGGACGCGGATGCCTGGGATAGATGCTGAATCCGGGTTCTCGGAACCCTTGTAGAATTTCATGCTGCCGAACAGGATGTCGCCCTTCTTTACACTGGCGCCGGCGTTGTAGTTACAGGTTTCTTTGGAGCCGTAGATCTTGTCCTCAACACGCAGGAATGTCCATCCCTGTTCTTCCCATCTCTCGTTGATGGCACCATCCTCATCACAGACAACACCATCTGTCACAGCCGCCAGGAGCTTCTTGGCATTGTAGTAGGTCGCCCCGTTCTGATGGATATCCCATACGACATCCGCGCAGTCATTCAGCTCCGGTGACATGAACCCGGAAACAGCCGAGTAATAGTTCACGGTCTTATCAATCGTGCAGATGAGTTTCCAATAGACTTTCAGCTCTCCGTCCTTCGTTGTAACCTTGACTGACGGGAGATTCAGCAGTGTCGGATCCTTATAGAAAAGAATCTGGTTTCCGGCGAACTTGAAGTCAGGTCCGTTGGTCAAGGTCAGTGTCCACTTATAAAGGTGGTTCATCATGTACGACGGCTCCGGTACAGGCTCCACGATATCTACCACCCAGCCTTTTCCTGCGCCTTCTGTGGCAAGATAATCTTCATCATCCGGTCCGCCGACTTCCCAATAAGAATCACCCTCTTCAGGTGTAACTTCATGAAGCTGTACATCTTGATTTACAAACTGCTGCCAGGAGTACCATTCCTTGTGTAAACTGCTGACGTCCAAGTAGATCACATAAGGCATATCAGATGGATAGACAGCCGGCAGCATCGGGAACATGCCCGCTACCCAGTTGTCCATCTTATAGCCTGTAACACGGAAAAATACGCCGAGCAAATATTCCACCCCAAGTAGAAAATCCTGATCGGCGAACATCCGGTACCAGAAGGCACCGAGAATGAACCTGATGCGCTTTATCCAGTTCATACCGCTTCCACCTTGATGTTATCTGCGCAGATACTGAAATAGCATTCCCGGAAATCCCAGTAGTCCTTATTGGCCGGATCACTGATATCGAAAATGCCTGTATTGCTGTGGAACGTGTCGATATTTCCGCTCTTGGTGAAGGCTTTTCCTGCCATTACGCAGGGAAGCCGCAGATCAGCCGCCGGAACCGCAGAAGCACAGACTTTCCGGACATCCGAGAAGTTGATCGTCCTGGTGCCTACCTGGATGCTGTTGATGTAATCCTCGACGGTTTGCTTCAGAAGAGCAATCTGATCGTCTTCCAGCATGGATGCGGAAGAATAGCCACAACGGAAAGCGACCTCCACAGGAACAGCTGCCTTGACCGTGGTATCCTGGCCGATGAAGTGCTCCTCATCGGCGTCGATGTAGTTCTGCAAAGCGCGGAGCCCCGGAATAAACGTGCAGAACACGGTTGCAACTGCTGATGTCGCTGTCGCAAGAGTTCCGGTAAGCTGGAAGGAGATGACCGTCTTCTGCTTAACAGAAAGACGTGCGGCGTCGGCCGGTACATTCGGGTCCCAGCTCTGGAAGTCCACCGAGAATTCTTCCAGCGGTGAGCCGTTCACGATCACAGAGTTGACTCGCAGAATACCGTCGACTTCCACGGTGCCACTGAGAGCGCCGGCTGCGCCGGTGCAAGTAACCTGGAAAGAATCCGTGGTTGGCTGCTTCACTGTCTTGACGTAGCAATCGACCATACCGCCGGGATTGATATTCACGTTGTTATATCTGGCCTTCAGCAGCGGCGCATCTTCACCGGCAGTCACGGCCAGACCAAGGACTGCAACGGGCGCCTTTGTAAACTTCTTCTGGAGACCGTAGAAGGAACCGATGCCGGACTCTGCCGTGTTATACTCGGCACGCTCCATCATCTCTGCATCAGTTTCCACGTCGGTACCGCCGGTCACAGGGCTCGTGAGTTCCGCGTCGATGATGATGTTGGTACTGAACCCAATCGTGACAGCCGAACCAACAGGCAGTTCCAGTCGTCCTGGAACCGCGCTTACAACAGGAACGTTGGCGATGTAATAGTCACCATAGGGGATGCTCTTGATGTAGACGAAGTCTGTGGCAACGCCGGTCATATCACTGTTGGTGATGAGATACTGCTCCGGTGTCACCATGGTGGCTCCGCCCACCGTAAACTGGGAACCACGGGAAATGCGGAGCACCGGTTGCAGCAGAGTCAGTGTGAGGATACCACGGGCGTTCGTTCCCTGCTTGCGTGTCACGAAGTAATTGGATGCCACCATATCAGCAACCGGGTTCTCCGTAGCCTGGGATGTCTTCAGATACATCACGCTGGTAGTCGCGAGTTTGTCCAGCAAGTTGTCGTTTGCCCAGGCGGTCAGATACGAGATCGGCCGGATAATGAGTTCCCGAATGACAGAACCGGCTTTTGTAATCAGAGTCGGAGACGACTGTGAAATGACATCTGTCGCCGTCGCCTCAGCGGAGTTGAATGAACGCTGTGTAGGTTCTATGTAATCAGCCATTTGTCAGTTTGCCTTTCACTGTTGTTCCGTCTTGTAAAGTCAGTGTGAATATCGCAGAGCCATCGTCGAAGCCCTCACCGGAGAACGATTGGATAAGGTCTCTGTCAGCTTCATCCAGCATGTTCATGGCAGTAGCACAGCTTGTCGCCAGAATCGCGTCGAAGACCTGTTTCGGCGGGATGTTTCCACCTTCCATGAAGTTCCACAGAGTATAACCGCCGTCACCCTGCCGGTAGCCGGAGGAGCCGTCACTGAAGAGCATTACATAAAGTCTCTGCAGAAGCATCAGGCCGGTGTCTTCACTTTCCCCTCTTGGGTAGAACTCGACATCGCCCTCTGTATCTGGTATGATCTGGAGATCTTTCATTTTCCACTCTTCCTCATATCAGTACTGAAGTTCTGGTTTTCCTTAGCGTCTGACAGGTTTGTATAGGCTTCTTTGTTGCCTTCTCGTATCGCAACGATACGATCCATCTTTGCCTCCCTGCCAACGACGGCATCCATGCAGCCTTTCATCAACTTGCGACGGCCAGCCATGATGATCTCTACATCTCGTTGTGCACGGTTCGCTTCATGGACGTCCCGTACCTTGACCGCTGTATTCGTCACGGAGATAACCCTGGATGACATCTCGTCCTTGGACGTTACAGGACGCCAGTTGACATCCTGCAGCTCCTCATTATACAGGGCATCCTCCGATTCAGACCGCACGGGCATAGTCGGAGCGACTTCTCGCTTCCACTTGGCAGTGAATTCTGCCAGGATACTGCGGAGAGCCGCTCGTTCCAGCTTGGTCGCGATCAGAAGGATTTCCCAGGAGTGCTTCATAACATACTCCTGACATCAGACATCATGTTCATCAGTTTGGCACGCCGTTGGGAGATCGCGGCCGGTGTGACATGCAAGCGTCGAGCAATTTCCTGATTGGCGAGCACCGGCCGGCCATGCTTGCCGGAGGACCATTCCATGATCTTCTGGTCAATGGGTCCGACAGAAGCGTAGACGTATTCGAAGTAGTCGTCATCGTCCAGGTCAGAGGCAGCCACATAGGACTGATGGGTTTCCGGATTGATGGTAGAGGAATCGTTGCGGATCTTGTTTGCACCGAGGATCTTGTTGATCTTCTTCACAGAAAAACCGGAACGATCCGCCAGTTCCATCGCAGAAGGTTCGCGCCCCTTGGCATCTTCGAACTCAGCCATCAGCTCTTTGATATACTTGGATTCCGCATAGCCACGTTCGGAGACCGGCATGATATTGTTTCTCTTGGCACCATACCGATAGAGCCGCTTCAACGTATGGAAAACATGGGTACTGGGATCCGTACCGTAGGATGGGTCATAGGAAGCAGCGGCATCCAGCGCCAGTTTAGTTGCCTTGATTTGCAGGGACTTTTCCATGCCGGGAGCGAAGCTGGTGAGTGCCGAGTTAATCGTCGGTTTCAGCTTCTTCAACATGAACGCAGTCTTCTCCGGATTACGATCCTGTTGCCAATCCAAGACTATATTTTTCAAGGACTTAGCCTTGAATTGCTCCATCGGAGCAGCCGTGATGTTATCATCCAGCATCTCCAGCTCATCCGGAGTAGCTTTCGGGAGCTTGGTTGTCAGCTTATCGAAAATGTTTTCCATGTGCGCACCTCTTTATACTTATACCGTCTTACTAGTTGTGCAGCACCTGATAAACACGCTGCGCCACATTCTGCAGCTTGCTGCTCATGTACTCCGCACCAAGCAGATTCTTTACGGCGGATTGTGCCTGGGAACCGAAGAAGGAGCCGCTGCCATCCGCCCAGAGAGCGTTATTACCGGTACTCTCCGTGTTCGTCTGCGTCTGTCTGTAAAGCGTACATGTGATATGCTTTTCGCTGGGATCAATCGGGCGGACACGTTCCAGCGTGATGGTATAGGAAGCACTTGTAGTGTTCCCGCTGTTATAGACGAAATGGATATGCCGGAGAATACCACGGTACCCGCAGATGTCAACTGTACGGCCGATATGGTTTTCCAGGCAGCCGATGGAGCTCAGACCAAACCTGGCGTCTGGAGTCAGTGCAAAAGATGCCGTATCAGATGCGCCATGCAGATAGACGTACATGGCCTGGGCGATATCATCAGCAATCTGCGTCTTCCTCTCCAGGTTGTCCTGGTCAATCGTAACAAAGCCGCCTTTAGCCTCATTATCATTGGCCGGGATACTCGCCGGTGTCTTGAACACAGCAGCATCATAGACATCTTCCATGTGGGAGAAATCCAGCCAGGATGGAGCACGGAAAAACCGTGTCTTGTAATACATCGGTCTCAGCGCTTCCTTAATAACCGTGTTGTCACTGGAGAACGTGTACCGGCGTCTTGCCCATTCCCGAACGACCGGGGACAAAGCGAATATGCCGAAGCAACCAGTAGCTTGACCACTGGAGTTCGATCCGTCTGTGGAACCGGGACCATCCGAGTAATCCACAACAAGCACTTCAGGATCATTCAGATGCGCCAGATGGTTCAGTGCTGTATTGCAGCTTGTCACAAAGTGATCCGGTATCTCGATAATATTCACAGCATTCCAGGAATCCGGAGGCCTGAGTTCCATACGGAAATCATCTGCAGTTCCACCGTACACAAAGTGAGGAACCACGCACATGAGCAGGTCCATACTGTTTGTCAGGCTCATAATCGTTGTCAGTACAGACGTCTGCTGCAAATTGGACAAGATCTCATCGCACAGGAACTTGTTCAGGCTTTTCTCCGTGTTAGGGTTCGGGAATGTGCTGTTGTCCAGAACATAATTGCAGAACAGGCAGCTCTTGATACCGAGCTTATCCTCCGTCCAATCATCCGATGGTAATGGCCAGCTCTCCGATCCCTGATAAGTGCCTGCTTCCGCGATCACATTCATCAAGACAGATATCTTTGTCAGAATATCCCGTCCCTTCATCTTGTCTGTATAATTCGCACACAGGAAATCATCAGATGTCGCATCCTGCAGGACAAACGGGTCAACATAGCCAACACCAGTTGCGCCTCTAGTAGGCAGCTCGGAGCCACCGCCAGATGCCGCATTGATAAACACGGACGCACTTGTTCTGCGATAACCGGCCAAAGGAGAGATATGCAGCACGGCACCCAGACCAAGGCAGAGCACACGGACAGCCTTAATCGTCAGGTTCCCTGTCTTGATGAGAGCTGTCACATTGACAATATAACCGCGAAACACAGCAGCTTTGCTTGTTCCGTCATTTGCGGCTTCGTACAGCGTGCATCGAAGCAACTTGGAAGCATCAGCACGACGGCTGATACCCTGGTCCAGGAGCTCCTGCAAAGAGCCATCACTGTTCGTAGCTGTTTGGCTGCTGCCGGAAAGAGGTGAGCCCTGTCCAACGACGAGATTCAATGACGGCAGATCGTTCATCCCCATGCTGTACTCGACAGACGTGCAGGAGTAGAATGTCGGCCTCCAGCCAGAAAAATCACCATCCAGATTATGCACACCGAGGATGAATACACCCCCGGAATGAGTCTTGAGATCGCCCTTCATTTCTTGAGTTCCCTCAGGATCTGCAGACAGCCGGCCGCTATGTATTCCATCCAGGAAGGTGTTTCCAGTCTATCCAGAATGTCCTGGTCAAGGAACTGCTTCATGGGCTTGTACATGTCAGCCGGCCCAGCCATAGAAAGCAAGCAAAAATTCGGATTATCATTCGCGCTGTCCGGCGGCCGCGAAACAGGGACATACGTGTTCACTGGATCCAGATTCTCAATTTCCTTGCCAAAGATTGTGTGCAACACGGCGTTACACACGATGCAGGCGAACATGGCACGCTTGTCGATAGAGACAGTCTGGAGCATGATCTTGAGAATGTTCTGCACCTTCTCACTGGTGGCAACGGTTGTGAACTTTTTCGCATACCATTTGTAGGTCGCCGGAATATCATCGGCCGCCATCCCAAGAAGAACACCGTAGAGTTTGTTGATCGCAATCATCGTCTGACTCCTATCAAGCTCAGTTCATATGTATATGCCGGCACAGTGCCCTGGCCATCTTTAATCGGAGTGGAAGATCTCATGCGCACCAGAACACAGCGGAAAGCCCCGCTGTTCGGTGAGGACGCCGGAGTAACACTGATGTCGATGCGGTTCTTGATATCGGCACTCAGCTTGTTACGCTCATAGAAATCCATGATCTGCTTGTGCTGGACATTGCCGATGCCGTTACAGGTGATGTCCCCGTAGAAGTTTACACCAGCGAGCGTGATCTGCACCGGGTTATCTCCGAACTCCGCAACCAGGAAATCGGCATTGAGTGTTTTCGATATGCTCATGTCAACTCCCTGGGCGATATGCACACCTGTAATTGGCATGTGTGCATATAGGGCGGATCCCTTGTTCCCCCGGCCAGTCACGTTGGAATCACCCATACGGAAAATATTTGTGCTGCTGGAATCATTGTAGTATTTGTTCGAGCGCACTGGTGTGATCGTAATGAAAGCGGACTCCTTGACTGGAATAGACTGGAAGGATATGCCGCCTGCTGGATCAAAAACCTGTATTTTGTTGGCCATTTATTCCTCCTTCTTCTTAAAGCCAAGGAAGCTGAGCATCGAGAAATTTCCGGGTTCCGCAACCTTCTTCAGCCAGCCTATAAGATCATTTATAGCATCTCCAAGATCTGACAGTGTATTGTCCACTTCCTGGAATATACCACCTGCACCGAAAGCCTTTGCCATGATCTGCTCCGGTGACATGGTTTCTCCGTTGGAGTCGTTTAAACCGAGCCCGCTTACAGACTCCACATAGCCACGCAAAGCACGTTCCATCTCGTGCTTCTCGTCACCACGAAGATCTTTCAGACTGCTGTCACTTTTCATTACCTGATTTATTGTCTTCTCATCTAGGACAAGTGCATCACGTATGCTTTTGAACTTCTGCTCTCCGCCTTTTCCAAGCAAGTCGATAACGGTATTTTCTCTCGCCTTTATCTTGTAGGCATCATCACTTGCATTTGTGGCATTCTTGAGCGCCTGCTCTTTCAGTCTGCGCTGAAGTGTGTTAGCATCCGGGCTGCCGGCGAGAGCATCTTTCCAGTCTGTTTTATCTATGTATTTCTTCTCATCCTTGTCCCAGGTAACAAGCAGACCAAGCGCACTGCCTGAAAGCCTTGACAATGCAGCATATTTCGTATTCCTGTCGTCGCCCGGTTCAAGACTCTCCCATATAGAGGCCAATCTGGCATTTCTATCCGGGTTCGTTTTGTTGTTCGCAATATACGCCTGGATATGTCGCAGTGTCTGTGCTTTATCATCCCCATTCGCTTCGGCGATTGCTTTGAAGGCAGCTATATCCTGGGGATCAAAGTTCTTGCTAGACATGAACTCCTGAACTTCAGCCAATGCTGCCTTATCTTTAAACGTCTTGTCACCACGCAACCAGTTTACAAGCGTTTCACCAAGACTTGAATCTTTTTCACTTGCTCTGCCAAGCCATTCAGTCATCTGGTTCGCTCTCTTACGCATGCCATCTGCTATCTGGCGTTTCTGGGCATCGTCTCGCTGTTCAGCAGACTTACGCATGTCAACATTGAAGGCCATCAACCGTCTGTTCTGATTCAGCTCCATATAGGCTTGATACAATAGCTGATCGGAGCCAGATGCATTTTCAAGCCCTTGGAAGTACCGGTCAAGATCATCCACGGTCATATTCTTCTTACCCTCTGGTCCATTTCCAGACATGAACATATTGATAACTCGCTGCATAGCGATACGTTTCTCTGGTGTGTCTTCACCCATAATGATCGTGGCAGCCCTGCGACGCACGCCTTCTGTGGATGCCATATCCATACCAAGACCAGCAGAAACAGCCCTGTTGTAACCGCCGAAGCGCGTGCCCATGACAGCCATCTGCTGCAGGGAGGATGCCCCGGACAGACGCAGGAGCGCCTGTTCTTCATTAAAGCGACCGCTCGCTCTCAGCGCCTCATATTCAGCTTGGAACAACGCTGTTCCTTCCTTAACATCGAAGTTCTCGTTCCTTCTGCGCTTGTCCGCTTCCCACAGGGCATATGCAAGATTCACATTGTTGGCAAATGGAGATGCAGCCTGACGTATTGTTCGCTCGGACACGGCGGTCTGGTAAGAAGCCCGTGACATCATCAGAGGTATATTGCCGGCATTGACAGTCGTCAGAATCCGGTCAGACATCATCATAGCACCATTCTCCAAATAGAATGGAAGATTCATCTGGCCAATGTTTCCCTGGAGCTGCACCGTAAGTTTCGCCATCTGCTCCTGTGTGAAGGCACCCGTTGTAATGCCATTCACGACGTTAGCCGATAATTTGGCAATCGTACCCTCATCGAGTTGCTTGATGGATTTTCCCGTAATATCCTCCAGGAACTCCACCATCTTCGGTACATCATCACCGAATAAATCCTTCAGAGGGCTCATGGCTTTTGTTAGGTTCTGCAGTCTTGTTCTGAGTTCCTCAATAGCTTTTGCTATGGAATCAGTATCAGTACCGCCGAGCGAGATCCCCTTAGTGAGCATAGCAGCGAGAGCTGAAGTCTCGTTGAGCGTCATCCCACCGAATTCCCATTTCGAATAGGCAATCTTGTCGTCCTTGTCAAGGAAGAGCCTGGAGATCGCTTCTGCTTTCTGCATAGCCTTATCATCACCTCGCCACATGGCGTTGCGGGCTATGTTAGAAGCAGCTTCTCTCACATTGAATGCGGCTCTCGCTGCACCGGTCGGATCCCAGCCGGTCAGTAGCATGAAAGTATTCAGAGCCTGATTATCCATCATGCCCTGAGCTTTGTGCTGTATGTAGGCATCGTAATTATTGTTATACTGTGCTTTCTGTGCATCTGGCAGATCATTGAAAGCCGCCTTAGACATGACCATCTTCTGCCAGCCTTCGTACAGATTGTACCTGTTCGAGTTCTGCAGCTGCATCATCTGCTGTATACCGGCCATGTTTGCAGCACTGTTCATGTTCTGCATCATGATGCCGTAATCAGTCATGTTGGTATACAGAGACATGTTCCATAAGGAACTCGTAGGACTAATCCCCAACAATCCGGGGATCACCAGGTTCTTCAGCCACGCTGTAATGCCCTGTCCTGCCTGCATCCCCATCAGGGAGCTCATATCAAACCCAAGCAGTTGCGCCAGGAACTGCTGGAGGGCCATATTCGGTGTAAAGTTAACAGGTCCCATGTCTTATCCGCCTTGTTGTTGAGCCTTTAGTAAAGTCTCCGGGTCAAGAGTCAGCCCGACCTTCTTCAACGCCATATTGTAGACAGTCATCATTTCTTCCTCAGTCATAGTGGAAAAATCGACTTGCTTTTCTACTACAACACCGGATCCCTTTTCTATATAACCAATTTGGAAATTATATAGGGCATTCATATTCTTCATGCTCATCAGGCGACAGTTGAGTACGCGCCAATGTAGCTGAGTACGGGCGCGATGTTTCAGGACATTCAAAGCAATAATATTCCTTGGATCGTCCGGCTCTCTGGCGTATTGTGGAAGAATATGATAGGTATCGAACTCAGGCAGGCAGAGCATCAATGAAGCTCGATACCCCTCCAAAAATTTTCATCGAATCCAGCCTGTAGAAGAAGAGTTTCGACTGCCTTGTAGTCATTGATCGCTCTGTTCAGAATAAGCAGAGGTGTGGATGACAGGACATCCGGAGCAGTCAGATTGTTGTAGACCTCCTGAACCTGCTGGAGAAATTCTGCTTTCTTCTCATCTTTGGTCAGATCCTCAGTTTCCCAGGTATCGACCAGTTTGCGGCACTCATTAAAAACATGCTCAGCGGGGATATATGCTTTCTGCTCGTCGCCCTTCTTAACAACAATGCGACGGATAAAACTGTACATATTAACAACACCGAGAAAATCCTGGATGACTGTGGATGTCGTGCCGAAAGGTTCCACAAGTAGGACAAAGCGATACAGAGCGAGACCTTCCTGTTTGTCGAGGGCACTGACTGTGATAGTCAGGCGTCCGTTAAACAGCTCGAATGTATGACTGAACGGTACGCCGGTCATAATGCTCGCCAGGTAGTCATCGACCACCTTGCTGTCAAGGTTGATCGGCTTCTTGTCCATCTTCTTGCCGCAGCAAGGACAAATGGGCATATTGTCATCTTTTTCTTCGGCGGGAGCAGCGGGTTCTTCACTCATTGGAAGTCTCCTTCTTTGTGTTGGTTATGTAATCGAATAGAAGTATGCCTTTTTCGTATCCCTTCTGCGTGATGCGGCCGCGCACCCATGCAGACCAGCCGGGATAAGCAGCTGTGAGGGTTTCCCCGTCCACATCCAATACAGGTTCCTCCGTCCACACAACAGAATTTGGGTCATCAACGGTCAACCTTGTGTTTTCCTGCCATACCATGCCTGGAATCACAAAGGATTCTGATACGCCGTAATCCTCCGGGAATTTGAAGCAGTTACTAGCTATGTAGTAATCCTGATAGATAGTCTCTGTTATAAACTCCACGAATTTATAACCAGAGTTCTCTTTCAGCTCGCTATTTATTTCCAGATTATCCACTGGCCATTGCTTCTTGAAGAAATTACCCTCTATATCATTTACGACTATCTTCCCGCTTCCTTCCACATATCCCACATTGGTCGCCATAACATCCTTTGTGACATAAATAGAACCGCTGACAACCATAGCGGTACCATTAAATCTGAAAGCACCTTTCAGATAGAGATGAGGCGCAGTTGCTGTATTGATCTCTTGCTGTTCCATCTCACCGTTTCGCATAACAGCAACTTCTTCCGTGCCATTAACAGCACTTATATTGAGCTGTGCTGGCATCTGGACGATCTCGGCGTAGAGCCCTATCATGTTCGTAGACACCGTAAATGCCGCATGTTTCCCGGTTCTTCCAGAGCCGCCTCCAACAACAGTAAACGACATCGTGTCCACCGTGCACAGCCTACACCTATGTACAAGACCCCCATTTTCACCTGCATCAATGATAATGGAACCAGGATTCTGAACAAGTTCGGTACGACCTTTGGTCATTGATGTCCCTTTATTCACACCGATGTAGAGATCGTGCCCAGTCATAGCAACATTGCCGAGACTTCGTATAATAACGCCGGATTTTTCACCATTGGCCTTCGAGTCACATTCCAGTGTCAGCTTTCCTTTGCCCTCCGTTGCTGCAGCAATCTGCATATCACCTGTGGATCTGATGTAGACCGCCTTCATGCTGTTCAGCTCGGAATAGCCCTGAGAATCCAAGGTCATATGTCGTGGTACAAGCCCCCACATATCACGGCCGGGACGCAACTGGAGATCGAGCGCCGGGCTGATATAAATGTTGCCCTGGGACATACGAATCTCGCTGCCGTAGCCATCACAGATGAGAATGCTGCCGTCTTCTTCCTGGGAGATGAACGACGTGGAATCAAAATAGGTATGCACCTTGCCTGTAACAGGATCGGTCAACTGCAGGAACTTAGGTGGATCATAGACGGTCTGTGTCGTCGGCCCCGTCGTCGTGTGATCCTTGAAGAGGTCATCCAAAGAGGACTCTGATACAATGAGACCGGCTTCCGCCATGCGCTGTTTCAGCACAGGCAAATAATCTTTTGTCAGCAGCTTGTCAACGACACGATTGATGGCTGCGTCCATGATCTGCTTGTCAAGATCGACTTCAGCCGATTCCTCTTCATCCTCTGCATTTTCCTGCACATAAGGTGTGAGTAAATCCAAATCTTTTGAAGTTCCCTCTTCTTTCTTTGCGTTGACTTTAGAGTAGCCATACTGAAGAACAGAAGAAATGGATGGTGTCTTCACCAGATGGATGCTCTGCGTTGTAGCAATCGTGCGCTCGCCGGATAGGGCCGTCCTGTCCTTGTGAAGAGTAGGCGGTTCTGTTGTATCAGTGTGCATGTCCGCAGTTTCCTGCAGGGTGTTCTCGGTGCTTTCCTGCGCCTTCTTTGCGGACGGCTCATAGGTCCACTGCTTTTCGCCAGAAGAACTCGTAGAGCTGGAATCTGATGCTTTCGGCGGGAACGCCAGGATAATCTTTTCCTCGCCGTCTATGAGAGCGCCTTTGGTGTGCTGCATCCGGAAGAACGGGACACCGTTGGCTGCAGCTTCGTCCCACTTCTCATTCACATCCGCACCGAAGGGGAACCCGAAAGTCTCCGGGGCACTGGTAGCCATGTTGTCGACGGCGACATCACTCTCGATGTGCTTGTATGTCGTCAGTGTGTGCATCTCGATTCTGGCCGCTACCATGCGGATCTGATCCTTGATGGCCGCTACGTCGATGAAAGCAATGGGAGAGCCTTTCATCTGGACCAGGTATTTGCCCACGTGAATGGCCGCTGTGCCGTTGTTATTGGTGATGTCCGTATCTCCTGGCAGAACGTCCTTATCGACGCTGTTAGCCCTGTTTCTGAAGATCGTGCCGGCGAAGTCCTTCAACTGGTTAATCACCGTGTCGAAGATCTTGGAATGCCAGGTTGTCCATCTGTTCGTGGCATAGAACACACGACCGTCCAGAGTATCTGTCAGATCGGCCTGGGCTTCGTTTACAGCAGTCAGGATATATCCCTGGTTCGGATTGCTGTAGGAGCGCATACAGATGACCGTGCTGCCATCCTGGATATGAGACTGGAGCAGGGACCCACAGTTGGCGTCACTGTATGGAAGGTAGCAAAGAATCGGCTCCTTGATGGTGGGTGCTCCCCCGCAAGTGACCACCTTGGCCGCGCCGTATTCTGGCATGGACATCACGACTGTCCCGATGATAAGTTCTCCGTCTGCTCTCATGTGCTGATTCCTCTTATAAAAAGTCCCCGCCGATAAGTTACCTTACCGACGGGGTACCCAGAAAGGTCTGTTTCGCCTGCTTCCGATCACTCGATTTCGAGGTTCGTGAAGCTGAACTGCAGAGGCATGTTCACGATGGCGATGTTGTTCTGCTGACTGATGGCGATGTCCATCTGACGAAGGTCAAGGTCATGCAGATAGAAGATTAGGTTGCCAGTCGTGTTGCGCTCGCTGTTGCTGCACTGCAGGTTGCCGAACGGACGAAGGGTCATCATGACCTGGTCCTGAGCCAGCTTGCAGCTCTTCGTGACGGCCTTCAGGAACGCCTTGAAGTCGTTGATGGCCGGGCTGAAAATGGTCTGCACGGTAAGGCTGCCTTCCGGCGTGCCCTTGATGACAACGCGGGAAACACTGCCGTTAGCCGTGGTGTTCAGCGGCGTAATGGTTGTGGTCGGAACAGCGTAGCTGATCTGAATGGAGTTCAGGACCATCGGGATCGCTGAAGAAGCGCTGTTATTGGTGCCCCACTGGACGACCGCGCCCTGGAGTGTCCAGGTTTCGGTCGTAGTATTCGGAGTATTGAAAACGGAAATTTTGTCTGCCATGGTATGTTACCTCCTCTTAGATAATGCGCAGAGTCATCTTGAACTCATTGAAGGGCTTGGGCGGCTGGCAGGAAATGATGGCATAGACCTTGTCCAGTTGGACACTGTCCTGCCAGATCTTGTCGAGGGTCCAGCTGAGCAGCTGCGGGCCGATGTACTCGCTGCCGGTCGTGTTGATGAGCTTCTGATCCATCTTCAGCGTGATGTCGTCGGAGAGCGCCATGATCATCATCGGTGTGATGTTGCTGTTGCCAACCTTGTCTTCACCAACGTGGCAGAGCGAGAGTGCCACTTCGTCAGCGTTGGCGACGATGCTTTCTTCATCCATGTTGATGTCGTTGGCAACAGCCGTAGTGACCTGGCGCTTGTTGATCGGCTGGCTGTCACGATTGTTGGCAATGATCCAGATGCCTTCCGCGCCGATAGCCCGGAGCTGCGTATCCGTGTAACCGTTCGGCTCGGAAACCGAGAAGAATGTGTAACCGAGATTGGACAGCGGGCGCTGGCAGGGCTCATAAGAGCGCATGCCGGCGGCAGCCGCAGCGCCGCACCAGTTCGGAAGATCAGATTCGCCATTGTAGCTGATGCCATCGGCCCAGACAGCCTGTGCTTTGAACGAAGCCGGAACGATCTTCTTCGCAGCAATGATGGCTTCCACACGGAGGTAATTGGCGTTGAGTCCGGAAAGATCAGGATCAAGGCCATACCACAGGGAGCGGCGAATCTTGCTGTCTTCATCTGCAGACGCTTCGATGATGTCGGCAAGCAGCGACGCGATGATCGTTGTATCACTGGTGGCAGGAACGATGCTGTAAACGTCCTCGTACTTATTCAGGAAGTCATTGGCTTCATTGTAGGCGGCCGTGGTCTCGTCCTTAACGCCGGTGAAGTAAACAACGGTTTCCGGAGCGGCAAGAGCAGCGAACTTGACAGCGAGCGCCAGAGGATTCGCCTTGCAGGGAGCGCCGAGGACTTCTTCGACTGCATCTTCGTTGTAGACGCTGCCGAGAACGCCGTTGAACACCGTGTTGTATTCGCGATACTGGATGGCCCAGTTGTATGAGCCGGAAACCAGAGCACAGTCGTGTGTGCCGTCCAGCTTCACAGCCGATTTGCTGCCAGTAATCGTGAAGGTACCATTGGCAATCGCAAAATAGGTATTGGTGGAGCTTGTGTTCTGCCAGGACCAATCAGTCGTCACGAGAAAATCGACTTTTGCAATGTCGGCATCGACTGCAATCGAGTCGCTGATGTTATCCAGAGCAACTGTGATGGTATCCAGGCCGGAAGACGCCGTGGAGTTGGTGATATTGATAATCGTAGCTCTGTGTGCCGTAGTGGACACATAGACGTCAACCTTGTCACCGATAGCGACTTCAATATTGCCGAAGTCGGCCGAAGCGACTTTGCCGAGTCCGGACTTGATAACCATTCCGACCGTGAGCATGAGCTTCTTAGTCGTGCGTCCTGTTTCCTCATCATTCGGTGTGATGCCACTGGTGACAGATTTGTGCAGGAAGATGCCGTTGAGCACCTTAACCTTCTGATTTTCCCATTCCTTGTTCGAGGCATCAACAACCACGACTTCAGCCAGGTCGTCTTCCTTCCCATTCAGGAATTTTTCAGTCGTAAGACCTGGGAGTGTGCTGGAGGTGACACCATTTGTGGCGTCATAGGCGAACTCTCCGATAGCGGCCTCGGATTCCACATCTGCACGATGCAGATAAAAAGGCCGACCGATACACGCAGCGCTCAGAACCGCCTGGCTTCCGACGTTGGAAGCAGTAAATTCCTGCGTGAGCGTGACACGAGGGAAATTGAAGTTTTTAATAGCCATAGGATATATCCGATCCGCTGACGTGTTGAAACAGGCAAGTGTCAGCTATCCTTTGCCTGCATTTTTGGTTTCTTTATAAAAGAGAATTCGTTAATTGACATTGCCGCTTATGCGAAGTCCTCTAAACACCGGTCCTTGTGTATCAACGGTCCAGCCAATGCAGCCGGTCGTCTGTATCTGAATGAAGGACTCATACGTATCCTTCGCCTGCGTCTGGTCATCTGTCTTCTTCGGAGCTGTGACCCCTACTACACGGAACGAGGATAGCATCCCGCTGTCCTGCTGCAGGAGCTTCTCGTGTGTCGTAAGGAAGTCCTCGATATAACCTGCCAACAGCACTGTGCCATCATAGAGCTCCGTTGTGATGCTGATGTTCAGGGGTAGCTGCTTGATGCACTGGCCGTGATACATCGGTCTCGCGCCGTTCATACTCATGATCGCGCCGCCAGGCAGATTCAAGCCATTATTGTCGTGCATCGTATCCCCAACGAGAACAACGATCATGGGGGTCGTGCTCGCCTTCTGCGTATTCGGAGGATAGCCTGCCGTAATCTCAAATACAGCCTTCAGTCTATCTTCCTGGACATCGGCATCCTGGCGCCACAGGAGCGATTGCAGGCGGTCGTCCTTGATATTGATGGGATCCGCAAAGAAATTCTTCAGGATATCCACCATCCAGTACATGACCCTGTATGCAGAAAAGACTCCGGGCTGCATGGAGTCCGGATTTGCTGCTTCCGAATAGTCTGTAGAGATTGGGTCTGTCATAACTGATTCAGTTTCCTTTTCCAATCCGTAAGAGCCTGGTCATCAAGCTCCTTTTCAAGTTGCGGAGTGTATTCAACATGGGCGCTGTCATAAAGATCCTTGATCTCCACCTTAGCGTCCGCCGGACCGCTGTACATGATATCCGTGTACTCAATCTGTCGCATCACAACCGTGTACACCAGCGCTGTCTGCTTATAGGTGCTCACCGGGTTCACCTGATGTACAGAATACCGTTTGTTCGTGCCATCTTCCACCCAGACATCCCCGAAGCGAATCCACGGGTAAGCAACACACCGTGCCGTTACCGTCTCGTGTCCCTCAATCGCACTCTTACCCTGTGCTTCGTCACCCTGGATATCTCCTTTGAGAATACTCATGGAAATCCCCTGGTAGTAACCGCCGTCGAAGCCTGTGCCGAGGCACTGTGGGCAGTGCTCGTTCACGGAAGCCTGATCCTTGAAGTCCGTGCACAGCGGACACCTGGAACCCCAGTGCTTCTTTTTGAGCAGAACACCGGTGCAGCCGGATAACTCGATTTGCTTCTCCACTTGTGATACAATGTTCTTGGCTTCGGAACTGAACGGCCAGGACTCCAGCGTTCCTGCTGCAACGATTGGGGAGACGTACTCTTCCTTCGGCTCATCCCCTTCGTTGTCTCCGGGGACGATCAGGCGCAGCCGATAGTGTTCATTCATGTACTTGTTGAAGTTGCGCTTCCTGGGATCTTCCCAGACGCATTTATCCTTCAGATCAGTATCCAGGACTTCCCATGGACCGCCGGCCCGCGAATTTTCCACCTGGAGTAGAAAATTGGAAGGAAAAGTAACGCCGGACAATACATTCCAGCTGAGCAGCCGGTGATTGTTCGGCAAAATGGAGCATGTGAAAGAGGTGAACAGATCTCCCATATTTACCACCACCAGCCGCCACCACCGAAGCATGGAATATCCACTGTACCGAAACACTCCTGCATGTTGAGTTCAGTCTTCTTGTGGTTGATGAAGTTCAGCCATTCACCACGGGCCGCTTGGGCCAGTGCAATGTACTGCGGTCCCTTGTCGTTGGTATCCAGCGTCAGACCGGCCGCGTTATACTGCATGCGGTTCCTGGTGTACTTGTAGGCAATCTGCTGCATCAGGTATCCGACAACACCCTTGATGAGATGCTCCCGGAATGGGAACGTCCGGCCGTTGAAGTGCGTACCAAGTGAGGGAGGTGTCTCCTCCCACTCGTCGATGCAGCGCTGTACAGCGGCCAGGATCTGAACATCGGAAAACTCAAGGTCATCCAGAAGAACGTTGGCTTCCGGGGACACATCCATGATCGCCATGCGGACATCCATCACGGTGATCGTATTGGGATCGCTGTCGCAGCTCCCGTCCATGCCCTTGCGGATCTCGACATAAGTCCGGTAGTCATGCGTCAGCGTGCCATCTTCCTTGTATGTCTTGAACTCCGCAAACCAGACGCCGTTGTTGAAGTTGACCTCCTTGGGTCCCAGTTGCAGCGTAACCTTGCCATCTGGTGTGAAGGTGCATTCTTTCGTCACCTTCTTGTCATATGAGTTCATCGTGGGGCGCATCTCGAAGACGACCTTGCTGATGTCAGACAGATCAGCCGGGATCGCCCCGGTGTAATCCTTCGTCAGCTGGATCTCAAAAGTCTTCGTGACACCCGTAACCGTTTCAATGGTCGGGTACCCATAGGAGTTGGCACCGATACCGCCCTTATCGACAGACGCCTGGCCTTCCGACCCGGCGCCCCCGGCGATACCGCCTTTGCCCCCGATGTTCTCAGCTAAACAGATCATGGATTGTTACCCATTGTAGGAATGTTTTGTGTCGTGGACATGCCCGCAGGCTGCACCAGTGGACCCATAACGGATTGTGCTGGCTGTTGAACTGTCGTGATCGGCATCTGATTGTGTATCTTCCGGCAGGGGCAGTTCTGTTCATGCGCCTGGAGGTATTGCATCAGCTGGAACACGATGAGCCGATTCAGTGATTCCTCGGTCCACAGGCTGCTCTTCATCTCGGTGACTGCTGTGGATATTACATCCAGTTTTTCCTGCATGGATTTGACAGGCTCCAACTTGATGTTCAGGATCCACCAGACCACAAAGATGATTCCGGCGAAAGCGGTGATGCCCGCAAAGATCAGGATCGCCGCATTCGAGGTATCAGGTGCAGCAAGTGCCGCTCTCAGGGTTTCAATGTCTTCAATCGTGAGGTTGTTCATTTATATGTCCACTCCTATGGGATAAACTCGATATGCTCAGGCGCCGTATGTGCCACTGGACACCACCGAGTATGAAATTGCTGCCGGAACCTCACTGAAAACGCCCTCCCATGCGGTCGGTGTATAAGAACTCGTCAATTCCGGATAGGCCACCGATGCCAGTGTTCCGCCGTTGATTGTAAGATTGGCGTCTGTGTAGCAAGGCGTACCTGCTGACACAAACGGGGTTGCTGTGAAGATGATCGCATTGCCATTACGCCACGCAAGACCACGGATAGGATCGGATTCACGGTATCTGGAAAACTGCATGGTACCAGATGAACCGTTATTTATGACATTCACCGTAACCGTGGCCTGCGTAGTGATCATGTTGCGAATCTCGCAGATGCTGTAGAGACTGACCTTGACATTGTTTTCCCCGTACACCACATCACGGTCGCGTAAGCGCCAGTAAGTACCTTCTTCATCCAAGATGGCATCAAAGGGCGCTGTCGTCTGGAACGTCACCGCAGGGTCACTGGACAGCATACCGGCGGAAATAGCTTTCCTGCCATTCCCTTCAACAAAAGAGGAATCAGGTCTCCTGGCGAAGACCACACCGTTTTGCGTGATGAACGGATTTGCCATAATCAGCCTCCGTATTTCTGCTTGTAATCCCAGCACTCGTTGATCGGGACCCAGACAACAGAATCGCTTGTTCTGGAATCCCAGTAGTTCCAGGCAAATTCGTGGGTGTACGAAACGATGTCATTGGTAGTGGCGTCGAACACTGTGGTCTCACGCCACAGCGCAACTTTATTGCCACCGCCCTGGAAGCGTGTGTAACGAACCACGATCTTGTTCCCGGTACCAGATTCCGTGGAACTGGTGCATGCCACCTGATAGGGCATCGGGATGTCGACTGGAGAGGTATTATCCTGACCGCCTCTGGTCCGGCCATAGTAGTCGCAGTAGTATGAACTGTTGCTCATGTCTCGTTGTCCTTACTCGTCGAGTTTGTACTTCTTGACGATGGCCGCGAAGGTCTTGAGGCGGCTGAGAGCAGATGCCTTGAACGTGATCTTTTCCTCGCCATAAACTTCGACAAGAATCTTGTGGGCCTCCTCATAAGCCTTAGCGGAAAGCAGTTCGTCGATTTCAGCCGCAAGCTGTTCAACCGTCATTTCCTCTTCTGCTTCCTCTTCCTGCGTTTCCTCTTCAGCGGCCACCTTTTCGAGCGGGCTCTGCTCCTCCTGCTGAGCCGGGGCTTCAGCTTCAGGTTCATCTTCCGCTTCGTCCGTCGCCGGTACATCATTCAGGATGCCGTTCTTGAACTCGACGGTGTCCTTGATGTCGGCTCCGACCTCCTGCTCGCTGGGCTGACGCACGGTCTCGGCCTTCAGATGGAAATGCTTGGCGATGTCGCTCATTTCCTTGTCCCCGGCCTGGACGATATGCCGGTTGCTGGTCACAGTTTTCTCGGTCTGTGTTTCGGTCGGCGATGCCTGCGGAACAGGTGCGGGCACTTTGGCAGACACGGCGGCGAGGTTCGCAATCGGGTTGTACGGAATGGTCTCGTAGTTTCCGGACGGCTTCAGAATACGAACAGCCAGGGAGACGGTGCCATATTTGAGATCTGCGATCAGGCCCTCGCGCTGTTTTCTGTCACACACGGACCAGACTTCAAAGGGAACCTCGACAGTGCTGTTGCCTGGGAGCCAGGTTTTGGAAGCACCAGTCCAGTTGATGAAACGTCCGTTGGGGGTGTGGTTTTCGATGATCGTTGCGATTGGTGTCATAGTTATGTCCTTTCAGTTAAAGGGTTTTCCTATATACAATAAAGGCCCCTCCGGAGAGGAGGGGCCACGGAATCAACCGTTCACTGTGTCAGCTGTGATCAGCCGACAACAGTCTGGGTGCCAATGCCGTCTTCCCATTCGACCAGCGTACCGGTCATGGAAGCGCGGGCAACGCCGGCGGCGTTGGCGACGGAGGCGCCGACACATTCGTGAGCGAAGAAGGTCATCCAGATGTCATCCACTTCGTCGACGACCATGGCGACGTCCTTGTAGACGTAGAATCCGCCGTAGTACTTCGGATCGGTGTAGATGAAGACTTCCTTGTTCGGGATGAGGTCGGTCTTGATGGTGACGACAGTGTCGATGCCCTGGATAGTGGACATCGTGACGCCGTTGACGAACATGTCCTGAGCCATGTCGCCGCCGACTTCAGTACGGTCGAGAGAACCGAGATCGAAGTAGGTGAGGTCGTTCATGAGGAACTTCTTGGTCATCAGGTGGCCAGGGGCAACCGGGAGACCCTTCTTCAGGTGAACGAGAGCTTCGCGGCCGATAGGACCGGTCGTGACGTAGCGGCAAACGCCCATGTAAGGATTGACGATGTTGAGTTCGCCGCAGAGCTGCTTGTCGAGACCGATGGTCTGGTTGTCTTCGACGTCCATGATGTCCTTGAGGAGCAGGTCTTCGAGGATCTCAAGCAGCGGCATCTTGTAGGCATCGAGGCGAATCTTGTCGATGGAGTACTTCTTCGTCATGATTCGGTTGAGCTCGATGCGAATCTTGCCGCCGTAGATGTTCTCGTTGCGAGGACCGGTCTCGAAGGAGACCATGTAGGCGCCGGAGCTCTTGGGAGCGACTTCCGCGTAGATGATCGGGAAATCGGAGGTTTCGGACGGGTCGAACATATCCTTCGTGACCTGGGTCGGAGGGGTGATGTTACGACGGATACCGTTGGAACGGATTTCCGTCCGGAAGTAATCGTTGGCCGCGAGGGTGGCCTGCTTGTGCATGTCAGCGTCGTCGGTGGCGAGCTGAGAGCGAACTGCCTCAGAAACGGAGGCAACTTTGACTTGATCCCATGCCATAGTTATTTCCTCCTATGCTCAGGCCCCGATAGCCGGGATGAAGTTAGTCCAGAAACCGATGCGGTTCTGGATGTACGCCTTATTCTCATAAGGCACGCGAGAGACGAAGCCGAGGATGGGCTGGGAAGTGCCGTCGTCAGCGAACGGCGCAGCGGTAGCCTTCGTCAGCTTGCCACGATTGGCAACGGTGTCGCCAGGGGCGCCCGTCGGAGTGGTGAGCGCGTCATTGACCTTGTAGGTGCCTTTGACGAACTCGGTCGTTTCGATCTCGTAGCCGGCAGTGCAAGGAATGCCGGTGATCTTGCCGCCGACCGCACTGTAGGTGTTCTTGCGGTAGTCGGAGAAGGTGTGATAGGTGGTCGTGCCGCTGACAACAACAGCGGTGGTGGTGCCGGAGACACCGACGACACCCGTGGTCACATCAGGATCGAAAGCGTTCTTGAGGGAGATGATGGGCACCGGGAAGTTCTGGCCGGAAGCAGCCGCGAGACCGAGGTTGTACTTGCCAGTGTCAGAATCCAGGTAAACGACTGAACCTTGCTTGATGCCTTGGTTCACGGACTTTTTGGTGTCGGTAGCGGTATCCACTTCCGCGTCGAACTCGACGCGATAGCGAGGATGCGCACCGTGCGCCAGAACAGCAGCGTAATCCATCTGCCGTTCGAAGTTAGTGCGAGTAAAAGCCATTATGGTAGCTCCTCATTGGGTTATTAAAGGTGCAGAATCTTGCACATCCGTTCGTAACATTCGTCCTCCGGGGTGCGCTTGACTTGAGAACTGCCGACAATCCGGCCTCCACGGAGACTTTCGTCAGCAGCGGCGCTCTTCACAAGAGTTTTCTCGTCAATGAAACCCTGAATGACTTTGAACGGTGCATTCGGGTCAGACTTGAGAATCTCTTTGGCCTGCGCCACCTGGTCCTTTGTGAGTGCGCCGCATTTCACAAGGTTTTCGCAAGTGGTGTCAAGCAGGCCGTCATCGACCTGCTTGATGGTTGCTTCAGAAGCCGTCTTGGCCTGTTGCTGCACCATGGCACGAAGGGCATCATTGTCCTTGTGCAGGGCAGCATTCTCAGCCTCCACAACACCCAGGCGCTCAATCAGCTCGTTGGCGAGCTTTTCCATTGCCTGATCTGCCATGATACGACTCCTTACTTCTGGGCCATTTCTTTGAGGGCTTTCGCCACGTAAGCCACACGCGAATTCACCGGACGTTTCTGCAGACTGGCTGCCTTCTCAATCGGTTCTTCTGCGGCAGCGGCTTCGCCACCCATTTCATCGGCATCAATGGATGCCGCAATTTCCTGGATCAGTTCGTCAGGAGACATGCCCTGTTCAGCCGCCATTTCGACGATCTGCTTCGCGTTTTCCATGTCTTCTTCGGAAGGTTCATCGCCCTGCTCAATCTCCTGGGCAGCAGCCATGATGAGTTCTTCGGGATCAACTCCCATTTCGTCAGCCATCTGCGTGACATCTTCGAGAGCATTGGCAATGTCATCAGCAGTGACTTCTTCGCCGAGAACCTGGGAAGCGCCATCAGCAAGCATCTGGGCACCTTCGGTAAGTTCGCCGACTTCCTGTTCGGCACCGGCCAGATCAGCAATCGCTTCGCCGTTGGCTTCATCCATGAGCTCTTCGCCCATTTCCGGGTTAGCGGCGACAGCGGCGTCCATGGCGGCCGCAGCATCTTCAGGAGAAATGCCAGCTTCTTCAGCGAGAGCTTCGACCTCTTCGGCCTGCTTCTTCATGACATACTGATCGCGGGTCTGGACGAACACGGGGTTCACAGAAGCGAGTTTCTGAATGAGGCCCTTCACAGCCGCCTGGTCCTGCTCAGTAGGACGAGGGCCGAGGGAAGCAATCTTGAGGTAGACGTCAGTTGCCGTGCAAAAGGGATCGGCTGCTTCCTGCGCAGCCGCTTGCTTCCTCTGTTGAATACCTCTGAGAACTTCCGCGAAATACGCGGCGGACTTGCCGATCTCAGCAGGAGATTCGGAGGCACAGCCGTCAGTCGTCTGGGTCTCAACCGTACTGCCGGTGTTGGCGAGAGCCGCTTCAGCGGAGGTGTTGAGGTTCTGAGCATTCGGGATGGCTTCGATGCGGTTGGTCGCCGGGTTCTTGGCAGCATCAGTGTCAGCCTGGACGCCGTCTTCGTTTTCATGGATCTCATTGGTCATTTCACGACCGAGGTTGTTCTGAGACAGGAGGCTCTTATGCGTAATGGACTGCGCAGCCTCTTTGTTCAGACCGTACTGTTTGAGCTTTTCCTCAAGGAGGTTAGCCTTGTAAGCGAGCTGATTGTTCATGGTATGGATTCCTTTGTGTTGTTATCCACGGGTTAGGTTTCTATAAGATGGAAACACGGCAAGCAAAATGCCTCATTTCCCGATTGTTGCTACTTTCATGAGCGCATTCATGCAAGTGCTGTCATTGTTTTGTGCCGCAAAACTGATGAGATACCTGGCATAAGTGCGTCTCAGAGCCTCCTGGGCAAGTTTGTTGAAGGAAGCCTTCTTGTCTACCTTACCCTTTCCAGGAGCCATGCCAATGATGGTGATGTGGATGGCTTTCCCATTGAGAGCAGGGTCTGTCATACCGAACTCCGGAATGAATTTATCCAGAATAGCATCCAGATTCAAGTCGACCGGCGGATGACTGTCGAAGGAACCGTCGAGCAGCTCCTCATTGACATCTTCATCATCTTCCAGCTCCCGCATCATGCAGGACATATCACCGCAGCAGTCGTCGTCGCACTCATTAAGAATAGAGTCTTCATCTTCTGACTCCATACCCAGAAGTTTGAACAGCATTTCCGGTGTAAGAAGGATTCCCTTGCGGTTGGAACTGTCGATGACTTCCTCTGCCGGGAAATTTTCCACCTGGAGTAAAAAATCTTTCTTTGCCTCATCGGAGTCTTTGAAAACGTCGGTATCAGGCTTGTTGTCACCCTCGATGATGCCTTCGATCTTCTTCTCCATACGGGAGAGCTTGTGCAGAAGCTGTGCAGCCTTCGTCAGAACCATCGGGGGTCTGGTAGGAGTGGCAAGTCTGGCTGCGATCAGCGTATCCTGCAGGGAAGCGTGCTTCGACAGGGAGTCGCCACTGCCGACCTCTTTGAGGACGAAGGCGATCTTGTCGGCCGGTGTATTGACACCGCTGATGTCGTAGAAATCCGGGGCATCGTTCATGACGCAGGCTCTCATGCCGCAGTCATAGACTTCGTTGCGGTGATGCTTGAAATGCTCGCAGTGCTGACTGGCAGTCTTGGCTTGGCGGCCGCAAATGACGCAGTTATGCACATCCGCGCCTTCAGCATTATAAGTATGATCTCCTTCCACTTCAAGATTGTAAACGGCTACAGGATCACATTCAAATGTTCGAATGCCATCCACCCTTATATAGGCATAACCTGAATCAAGAACAACACTATTCCCGCCATTGTGCAGTTCATTGAGCATACCAACCCTCGATAACTTAGCTGAGAAGCGTGTAAGCTCATCAGTTAATTTTCGAGAGCCAACGGCATAAGAACAGGAATACGATCCGAACGTAGAGTTCCTGCGCAGATTTTCTTCGCTGCTCCCGACATAAGTTGTAGCAGGAACACCGATAGACCAGAACAGACGCTGCGTTGCAAGCGCAAGTCCTCTGTTGATTGTGCAAATACGTATAGCCCTTGTGCTTGGAGTCACACAACCATCAGCATCAAGATAACCAGCAAGGAAAGCGGCTTTTTCCCGTTGGCTCCAGCCGAATATATCTGCCGCAATATGTTTTGTTTTGGATCCTATACCACAGAGGTCATAAATACGGGTTGTTAACAGCTTGTCACTTAGAAGTACAACTTTTGCATTTTTACCACGGCTGTCATCCCTAATCACAGCATCTTTACCTGTTACTTGCTTGTAGCAACGACAGATATTGATGGTAATATCAGAATCTTTCTCTGATCCGGAAACCGATATGCTGATCGCCTCCATATACTCACAGCCATCTTCCTCGTTCTCCCTACGTCCAGTGGTTGCCTTACTAAAGCAACCATCACCCACGTACATTCCGCATAAATAAGCGAAAGATACACCTACGGTGTCGAACTCAGCGTTTTCGTCCACCTTGACTTTCAGGTAATCATCTACCTGAATATCACCTGCGCTTACCCATTCCTCTGTTGTATCTACAATCTTTCCGCAGACACGACAGACACCGTTTCCATCCGTCGTATGTCTACGTTTTTTCCCATTAGTTGTACTTCCTTGGCAGGAAAGCCATTTAGGTGCACGCACAACGCTAAATGGGTGATTCGGAGTACATTCTATTTCTATGGGCAAGCCCATCGTGTGTATGCGTGTGAGTATATGTGCATAATGCACCATAGAAGCTGTGACCGGTTGCCATGTGCCAGACTTAGTCATGACAATATCACCTTCTGCCACTTTGTCTATGGCTCTATACCCATACTCTGTAAGAATCAGTGTTCCTTTCGTGAAACACACGTCGTAAGGAACAGAGGCACCGATGCTGAGATAGATGTTCTCGCCTTTGGCCTTCTTCTGCAGCCTGGGAGCCCACTTGTTGGTATCAACAGCGATGATCAGCTCACCGCGTTTCATCATCTTGTCATACTTGGCAGCCACGATCTCGCCGGACGGATCTACGCCGGCCGTCTTGGTCTGGTGTTCCTGGTAGACAGCGCCATCCGTCATGTAGGTCTTGTCGTGGTATTTGGACAGACCACCATCGAGGACCATCGCAGTCTTCGCCAGGTTCTCCGGGTGCGGGAACTTGAGTTCGAAAGATTCACCGTTCCAGCCGTCACCGTTCAGGTTCGGACCATAGGTCTCGTAGGCACCAGTCGTAATGACATGGAGGTAAGTCCTGTTGGCTTTCTTCTCCAGTTTGTCGATGACGTCCTCGAAAGCGCTGCCGCGTTTCAGCATGGCCGTTTTGTCGAGGCCTCTGCTGCCCATGCCGATGATCTCCACCGGCGGGACGTCGAAGTTGAAAGACTCAGGAAGGAAACTTTTCTTCATCATGGTGAGATCTCCTTACACTGGAAGACCGGGAACAAGGTTGGCTTTCTCCGCGTTGGCAAGAATTGCATCAATTTCCTTCTGGCTGAGTCCCTTCGTTGCTCCGGCTGGGGTATATGTGAGCTCACCCTTGGGTCCTATGCCAATCGCGATATTCATGACACCAGTGAGGAACTGGTTACGGGCGGTTCTGGCATCTGCGAGCGCCTTCGCCTTATCGCTCTTGCTTTTCTCGGCGTTCTCCTTGGTCTCGCTCTTCTCCTTGTCCTTCTTGCCTGCAGCCTCGTCGAAGGCTTTCTGGGATTTCTCAACATCATCCCAGACAGACCCCTTCCTTTCCTTTACATTGGCTTTTTCACCAATAAGCGGAGTGAGTGTCGGGAGTTCAGGTGCTTTCTTCTCATCAATCTGCTTGACATCATTGACTGCCAGCTGGGTAATACCGTGACCATCAGCAGAAGTGAATCCGCGAAGTGTCTGGGCAAGAGCCGCAACATCAGCGGTAGAGAATCTGTTGTTCTGCGCCAGGAGCTGCGCAACATAAGCACGAAGGAATTCGCGCTTGTCCGGGCGTTCCAGAGTAGTATCCATGTCCATCGCTTTCTGCGTGGCGAGGAACACCTGCTCCGCCGGATACATGGCAAACTGAGGATCAGCGGTCATATCGGACCAGCCAAGGAGACGATCTCTGTAGCGATCCTTCGTCAGGAATTCTGCATCCAGGATCTCATTCGGCGCCATGTGTGCGGAGTTGCCCGCACGGTACAGAGCGTATGCGTTGGTAAGCGCATTCCTGGAGGTATCCGTGATGTCATTCACGGCACCTGTCATAAAATCAGTTGCAGACCGGACGCCGGCCGGAAGCAGCATACCAAGCTCCGACAGATATTCTTTTCCGATGTCTGCAGCAGCTTTCTTGGCAATACCGAGTTCCAGCTTCTGGATGAGATCGCCAAGATCGGCAGCCGCTTTGCAGAATTGACTGAGACCGGCGCCGTAGTATTCCAGGGACTTCTTCAGCGATTCTGCGTTCTCGTGTGCAGCGATCATAGCGGAAGCCTTCCGATACAGCGGAGTATCCGGGGTGATCGCACCACTGGCAGTCTTGGTAAATTCCGTAGACTCCGGCAATTTGTCCGCAATGGCGTTCTTGAACCGGTCGCCGTAAGCGTTCACCAGCGTGTCAAATTCGAAAGAAGCACAGGCGCTCTTCATGAAGTAATCGGCAAGCTCCGTGGCCAGCGTATCAGCTTTCCACTGCTCGTCATCATGCGCATACACGATATCCTGCAGAGCTGCAGCGTTCTTCTCCATGACACTTTCGATATGAGACACGAGTGCCTGGTAACGAACTGTGTCTTCGTACAGCGGACGGGAAAACCTGGTTTCCGCAGAAGCCGCCTTTTGCATAGCCGGTGTAGTATTCTGGAAGGAAATCTCGAAAACAGGCTCGGCACTGGCAGCTTTTTCCAGGGATTCACCTGTCATCAGCTCCAGCACCTTGTCGCCGTCTGCCAGTTCGAAAGGATCGGCCTTGTGCTCATCTGCTGTCTTCTTGAAGGTCAGCACCGTAAGGCGCTTGTTGAAAGCAGCGGCCGCAACTTTGGCAAAACGGGAATCAACACCAGCTTCCTTCAGTTGGCCGGCAAGTGTGGCACTTCTGTTGCGGGACTCATCATTGTTGGCAAGCGTGACAGCCGATTCGATGGCATTCGTCAACTTGCGCTCGTCCTCGTGGGAGATTTTATTTTCCATCATCCGTAGTTTCCTTTCGGATTATCACTGGTGTATATTGATTAACGAAGTCCAGGCCGTTCTGGTTGAACGATTCCAGTTCCTTCTGACTATAAGCTCTAATGCCTTCTTCCAGGTGCTCCGCCATCTCGTTCAAAGAGCTCGATCCAGCCTCGTCCCTGTCGCGCATGTGCTCCTGAAAATCTTTCTCCGTCATACTTTTAACGGCACTTTCCATGATCGCGACATAGTCCTCATTGTTCATGTCTGTCGAACGGACAATGTACTCGAAAATGCGCTTCAGCTGCTCATTATTGGCGATCTTTTTCATCATCGACTGCGTATCATCATCGACATAACCGGTGATGGCAGCTGCACCACCGAGCTTCTGGCCGCCGTAGTAGGCAAGCAGCCTGGCTTTCAGCAGCGTGGTGTTCTCATTGTAGCGCTCCGGCTCGATCAAGAAGTCATGAATCCAGGAATGAACCGCCTGAATACCGGACAGGTCGCAGAAGATCTTGGCGTAGAGATCGAACACAGCCGGCTTTACATAAAAGCCCTCGAACCTGGCTGCTTCCGTGGTAGTACCGTTGATAAGGCAACCCTCGATGTCGGCCGTGATAGCTGAGTGTTTGTTATAGACACCGAGAATGATGACTGACACAGCATCCGGGGCCAGCGTTTCCAGATACACTCTGGTACCGGCTCGCTGGTATGCACGGAGAATCCGGATGGCATACTGGACATAGGAATCCGTCGGGATCGTCGGAGTGATACCATGCTTCTCATCATTGAGATACCGCACAGCCGCCTGGTATCTCCAGTCCGGTGGACGCAGAAAGAACTCCCTGGTACAAGAGGGAGTTCTTTCTGCCGGGATTTCCGGCATATCTTCCAGCACCTCGACTGTCGGTGCGGCTGTTTCGGACATGGATACCTCCTTATGCTGGATTACAGCATCTGTCCGGACATCAGGTCTCCTGTGACGTCGCCGGTGGACTGTGTTCCATCGACCGTGCGGACCTTGAAGAAGATGGTCAGGTCAGACAGGCTGTCGAGTGTGCACTTGAGACTGTCCTCAAGTGCTTTCAGCTTGACTGTACCATACTTCTCTTCCATCTTCTCTGTGTGCCAGTAGAACTGGAAGAGCTTGCGGCAAAGGCTGTCGAGTGTCTTCATGAAGCCTGGAATGTCGTCACGGATCTCGTCGAAGAAATGGTTCTGGCGGGCAAGGATCTTGAGCGCTGTGATGTCGAACACTTCCTTGATGCCGTTATTGGCAGCATTCGTGATCGCCTGTTCCAGATTGGCCGGATCTTCCAGGATGGTGGGCATCTCGCGCATAGAGATTTGCGGAGGAGTCTGCATGATCTTGTCAGAGCCGATGGTGGGTTCCGGGTCAGAGTATTCGCCTTCGAAGGCTCCCTTCTTCTCGATGTAGTAGGTCAGCGATTTCGGATTGTTGTAGGTCGCGCCGTTGGATGCTTCCTTCAGCATGATCTTGGCGACCGCCGGCTCGATATCATACGCCTGCACCAGATGCAGCGCCGCTTCCTTGAGAGCCTGCGGTTGACCATCTGACTTGTCGCCGGAGATGACAAATTCGCTGCCGTTGTTGTAGACACGGGTCTTGTGGTAACGCTTGTCAATGTAAGCGCCGAGGAACGCATCAAAGGTATTGATCGTGGCGTATGGAACCGAGGAAGCATTAGCAGGACTGGTCGCTTCTTCGTTCTTATCCACTGTATCCTTGACACTGCCGGAATCTGTCATTTTCTCCACACGCGCACCCTTCTGTTCGATGAGGTGGCTGCCGTATGGGACGACCACAGAAGACATCGTGATGATCGGTGCTTTCAGCCCGGCATCTTCCGCCGCCACGCTGTAAATCATCGGACCATCGCAGCAGGTATCCGGGACACAGTAAGCATAACCGGAGGATGGAACCAGAACGATGTCATGCCAGCCAACCTGCTTGAAGTTGGTATTCTTGAGAACCTTGCCGATGCCTTCAGCCATCTCCGGCTTCCACTCCTCGAACTCCTCCTGGTTGTGCATAACGTCGATGGGAAGTTCAGTGTACTTGCCGTCGGTAATGACGACCATGTGATTCTGGTGCATGGCGAGATTCGCCGGGATATTTGCAGAGCGGATGCACTGGCGCCATGGCTCCCTGTTGTCGATCAGCGGGAGAACCACATGCTTCGAAATGGAGCCGTTCACCTTGAGCAGGCCGGCTTTACCCGGTCCATTCAGAACGCGGAACATGCCGTCGAGCTGTTTCTTGCGGATAACATCCGGGGATTCACCCATGGAGACATCGGCAACTTTGCGGATGAAGAACCCATCCTTGTGCAGAGCTTTCAGTTCCTGGGCATTGAGCGTCTTGGCTTCCTTGGTCAGCGGGAGGATGAGCTCCACGGTAGGAGTATTCTCAGCCTCTTCCATGACCGCTGCCTGCTTGGCAAACTTGTTCACTTCTTCTGGCGTATAGAACACCATCGTAGCATTCAGGAAGTTCGCATCTTTGACCATCTTGTTGATCATGCTTTCTGCAACCGTTTTGCCCATATGCAGAGAAACATCCAGAATGGAGGCGCAATCAGAAGCGGTCTTATGCATATCCGGATCAAGATACAGAAGCCCACGCATGAAAACTGGAGCAATGCGATTGACTGTCTTTACCATCTGTTCTTCCGCCTGAGCAGCCGTCTTCTCCCAGACGTACAGTCCAAGAATCTTGTCAGACGGTCTAGGAATCTGCTGGGAAGCGGTCTTGGTGATCGGATCCGCCATATCACGGATCGTGGTCGCTTTGGAGGAGCCACCTTCCGGAGCCACTTCCATCGGGACCAGTTTTCCAGGAGTCTTGAGATCCTTGTCACGCAGCCACGCAACCCAGGCATCCGACAGCGGCAGGAACTGCTGCGTCTGGGCGATAAACATCATGTCGCCAGTCTGGATCTTGTTCTGCTTGAAGAATGCGGGCACGAAGATGACGTTGTCCCCAATGAGGTAAACGGCAGCGCCGCACGCTTTGGTATCATCATCGGACTTCTCGATCACCTGGAATGCCAGCTTCATGTTGTCGAGGCTGGGCAGCTTCTCGACGATCAGGGAGTTGGTAAGGATTCCGAACTGCTGCTCGAAGGAGAGACCTTCTTCAGCTGTTTTCTTCATGAGTCCGTTTCGGACAATCAAACTCTGCATGTCGTTACCTCTTATGGTTTGAATGGCTGTGCCACTATTTTGTCTACATAACTTGGTGAGTCATAGGGATCAGTGATTCCCTGCTGTGCCGCATCGAACAAGCTGTCGCGCAGACGTTCGCCGGCGAAACGAGGCAGCCAGTACTTGCTGTGCTGCAGCGCTTCGGCCGGCCGCATGAACTTGGCCGAGAAAGGAGGCTCCTTGTCTGATACGACAACGTCGTCGAATTTGTACTTCTTCAGCGTGCTTGCCACTTCGGGCGTAATCCGTGTTCCCACGCTGTAGTACAATACTGGTTTTTCAAGATACATGTTCATGGCCTTGTCGGCCTTGGTCGTCACGGAATCCTTGCGGGGCTCCCACTCTGCGGCAATACCGCTGTAGTCCACGATATCTCCAGGGAGATAGTTTCCAAACCCGTCCGGGTCAGTGATCTCGACCTTGTTCAAGAACGCTCTGGAGAAGGACTCGATGTTGCGCCTGTCAGTTCCCCAGCCCTGGTCATTGAGAACCTGGTTCAGCTTGTTGGTGAAATACCGGCGACCTTCTCCGAGACCCTTGTACGAGACGATCTCGGCAGGGTTCGGGACACCATTCGTCAGGATGTCGCCGGCAGTCAGCTTGTCACCGACCTTGACCTTCACGGTACGAGCCGGAGAAGCATACACGGTTTTGCTGCCAACCGTGATATAATTGCCACCCTGGGCGGCCTTGGCGATGTTTGTCACGATGCCGTCCACAGGAGCAAGCACTGCGCCACCGGGGAAATTCTTCGGCGTCGTGAACATACGTTCCACTGCTCGGAAACCAGTAGGCTGATCTTCGCCTTCCGGATCCTCGACCTTGCGTCCGCCAACACCCCCGCGATGTTTGCTTCCAACCCCAGCCTGGGTGATGACTTCCACGAAGGAACGAGCAGCATTCATTGGAACATACTCGCCGATTCCAGGGAACTTACCATTCTCACCGAGGCCGCTGCACTTGGCACAGACACCCGTCTTGCTTTTGCAGGTAATCGGGCTGCGCAGGATCATCTCCTCGTCCTCATCGGCTTCGCCTACCATCTTATCCGTCACGACTGTGCCAGCCGGATAACTATGCCAGGGGCGAAGAAGCACAGCACCCACGTTCTTGCTATCGTTCGCAGGATATGGGATACCAGTGTCAGTTGTACCGCAGTCATCTTCAGAGATCACGGTATCATGGGTGGCCGCTGTCACGCGTTTGCCAAGATAACCGGACTGACCGGTTGCCGCCTGGACGTCGTAGTAACCTTTTCGGCCGGAGGATGCGCTGACCCAATATCCCATCGGGGATGCACCCAGAGCATACGGGTCGATCATCATATAAGGCATATCACGGTTCAGGGCGTCTTTCATACCCATGTTGCCGAACTGCATCTGCATCAGCTGGGTCTTATTGCCACGGGAACCGGAATTGATCTGGGAAGCAAAGGCAGTGCGCCGGCGGTCATTGTCCGCGAAAACGGCATCCTCTACCTTCTTGGTATATTTGTAGCAGAGATCGGTGATCTTCTTTTCCTTCTGCTCGGAAGTCAGCCGGTCGTCGTTCAGAACATTATCCACGACAGCGCGAAGCTGGGCGTTCAGGCTCTTGATCCCTTTGGAAACCTTGATGTCCTCAAATGGTAAAGCCGTGTTCCTGCCATAGAGGGACACGACGGTCTGACTGAGATTATTCAAGTCCTGCAGGATGTCGACGTAAGCGTCCGGATCATACTGAGCCAGGTTTGTCATCAGCTCCGTGAGCTTCTTTTTATCCAGCACCTGATCCGCATAGGATTTGAATTTGTCCGGCAGCTTCTGCCGTATGAGTTCTCTGCCCAGAGTGGTTCTCATATGCACTCCTTAGAATCCACCACCGTATTCCTGCATTTCCTTGTTCCTGGCGTACATGTTGCCAAGAACACCAAGACCAAATCCACCGGCACCGCCGATGATGCCTCCGACGCCGATATTGAATCCCTTGCCCATCTGGCGAGCTCTTTCAACAGCATTGTGGCCGCGACCCTGATTCATGTACCGGCTGATGTAATCCGCCGCTTTATCTGGGGCCATTTTCGCAGAAGCCGCCTGCGCTGTGGCAAGTGCCATCTGTTTCTTACTAGCTCTGTTTGCCATAACTGTATCAAGATTCCCGAACATGGCTCCAATCGTACCGCCTGTGAAAGCACCACCGGCAGCACCGCCAATGGTTCCCTTGTTCAGATCAAACGGCTCAGTGACTGGGTATTTCTTATTGTGATCCCTGTCGCCCTTGTTGATGGATTCCAGGTAAGCATCAGCACGCATGCGGCCTCTCGTAGAAAGACCGCTCTCATCAGCACCGCCGCTGAGAATAAGCTGACTGCCGGCAAGACCGGTAATGGCTCCGATCACGATATCAAGAGCCCGCTGACGCCTTGTCGCGTCCCGCCTGAGCTTCTTGGACAGGAAATAAGCACCAGTTGCACCGAGCCCTGCGCCAATAAGACCCCAGCCGACTTCCGCTGCAACAGGCGTGGACATAGCGCTGGAAACTGCGGAATTACCTTCCTTCAGTTTCTGGCCAATAAGCTGGTAATCGGACGGCATTTCTTCTACTGCCGTCTTCTTGATGTAGGACTCGGTGTATGTCATGTTACTTGCTCCCAAGAATGTCAAGAATGTTCAGTGGACGGAGAGCTGCCTGTTTTTCCTGCGGAGCTTCCGGCTCTGGTTCAACGGTCGGTTCGAGTTCCTCAGCAAGCTGGGAACGAAGCATGGAAGATTCATCCGCTCTGGATTCCTGGGCATCAACATCAGTACGGATGGTGCCCATGTCGTCCCGCATGGTCTTCATCATTTCCTTCAGATCGTTGAACTGCTTCATGAGGTTCGACAGTTCTTCTTTCAGAGGAGTGACGACGGTATCTTCCATGGCGCTGACGATCATGCTGGCGAAATCCGCCATCATGGGATCCATTGGCTGCTCGCCACCTTCCGGCGGAGGAGCCATCATACCAGGATCGCCGCCGGCCATTGCAGGATCCATCGGGGGCTGACCACCGGCCATGCCGGGATCCATCGGAGGCATCTCGCCAGGAGGCGGCATCGGCGCACCACCCATGGCGGCCGGATCCATCGGAGCACCCTGCGGAGGCATCGGGGCACCGCCTCCCTGCATCTGAAGTTGCTGCATCGCCTGCATATAGGCTTGGAAAGCCTGAGCCAGAAGTTCGGGAGGAACCGGCTGACCGTTCTGATCGAAGAACTGGCCGGAACGAGGATCAAGCATGATGCCGAAAGCCTCGGCAAGGAACTGCAGGAACATCTGGTCCTGCAATGCTTCAGGAGGAAGACCACCGGCCGGCGCACCTTGCGGAGGCATCGGGGGCTGACCGCCCATCATAGAGGGATCCATCGGAGCACCCTGCGGAGGAGGCATTGGAGCGCCACCGGCCATCGCGGGGTCCATCGGAGGTTGACCGCCGGTCATGGAAGGATCCATAGGAGCACCACCCATCATCGAGGGGTCCTGTGGGGGCGGCTGCATAGCTGCCTGCATCGCTTCGGGTGTGAGGATCGCAACTGCGCGTTTATTGAGCGGCCACATCGGCTGTCTTTGATAGTAGTTCATGTTGACTCCTATATTTGAATCTGGTTGTTTGCTTTACGTTATATTGTCTGGATGTCAATGGGGTCGTCAATGTTGATAAGACCTTGACGATAGGCCGCACGAGCTTCAGCCAGATCCTTAAATAAGATGGGGCGTACTGTGGACTTGTCGTTAATGCGACTCGCGGTATAAAGCCCTTGCGTGTATTCCTTTTCCGGCTTATAAGCGATCTGCCGATTCTTCATGGCTATCAGGTTGCGCTCCGGGAACATGCGACGACGGGCTTCCTCGCGAGCGTTGTCACTGACTGGAGCATGGATATTGACCGTGTCCCAGATGATGATGCCGTTGTTAACAGCGAACACCTTCGTGTCCTGTACCTCAAGATCAAACACCTGACGCTTACCGGTCGGATCCAAGCTGTCGATGGTCATCCATATTGTGTCTGTATTAAGAACTCTGCGCAGTAACGATGGTGCAGCGCATTTCAATATATCCAGATGACGATACAGGACTTCGCGACAAGCACGTCTTCCTATCTTTCTGGACTTACTGGCTGCGCTGTACAAACCTTTGTCGGACATGATTTCCGGATAGGACTTTATGCAATCCCATTCGAACTCTGTTATAGGAACAATGTCGTTCCTGTCCAAACTTGGTTCACTTTGTCTCCACTCTTCCAAAACGGCTTTTTCTCTTTCCCCAATCAGCTGAATCTTGTCCAACTTGCTGAAAAGATCTGTCGTAGAAGGAAATACAACATACGCTGTATTCGAGAAGTTGCGCGGAGGAATCTCGGTCACAGAGTAGCGCAGACCGAGCCTGTAACAGAGCTGACAGATGTCATCTTTCAATTTTACACTTGAGGTAGAAAATCTGCAGGTAAAACGAGGTTTGCCCGTGGACATATTCTTAACCAGACTACCATCCCCGTCGATCAGACCGCAGAACAGCCCCCAAAGGAACTCTTCACTGCCATAAGTAATCAAATGTTCCGGAACGTGCTTGAACAACGCAGTACGTTTATCTGGGTTCTTTGCTTTGGCTTCCTCGTCCACAAACTTCCACTGGCTGAGCCAATCAACAGCTGTTTTACTGTTTATGTGAATCTTAGCCGACTTTCCGAGTTTGCACTTGTTTGCTTTGCCATCCTCATCGTATTGGTACACCGTGAAGTTATCGTGGTAGCGGCGCAGGATAGATACGAACTCATCCCTCTTCGCCTTCTCCAGCTTGCAATAACCAATAGTACGATCAGTCATCCAGCCGTCCGAGATAAAAGCACCGAAAAGCCAGCCAAGATCCCGTTCTGCATATGTCCCGAATGGAAGAGGATTCTGCTTGAACACAGGAATCATTGCTTTCTCGGCATACGCGGTCTCTGGGGTAACTTTAGTCAGCAACCCGGTCCCATGGTCGAAGACGGCAACGGACTCGTTTGTAGACAGAATCACATCCCTCGCGCCCAATTTCATCTTGACAGTATCACAGTCTTCTTCCACTGTCAGCATATTGATTGCCTGCCATTCAGCCGTTCCAGTAGACGGATTGCATGTAAGGACTTCGAGACCTTCAGGAACCTGATAGCAATCGGCGCCGTTCTTGTCCTTCATGGGGTTTCCGAGACGGGGAAGATCCCCGATCTTCATCACCAGATAGTCATTCTCTGCGTCGCTCCAGTAGGTTACGAGGGATTCAGCTGTTGTTTTCATGTCTTGTGTATCCTTTCTATTTTTGTGGTTTGATACACAATTAACGAAATCAGCAGTGGAAATATTGTGTTGAGACTTTGATATTTTCAAGAAAATCTCGCTGTCGTAATCAACACAGTTGCCGTCGAAGTCAGCACCGAATGGAACAACGATACTCGGATTGATCTGCAGAGCATGACCGCTGACAAGTACCGGATTAAACGCCATGATCGACAGCTTGTGCAGCGTAGGTGCACGGTTCATAAGCACGGGGTGTGTTTCCATGACCTTCAGTAGAATCTCACGAGCCTGGTTCGTTTTATCGTGCACCTGCTTGATGGCGTCCACCGGGGTGTAGCCGCGCTGCACAAGAGCACGTTCCACCAGTGGTGAGAAGATACCGAACGCCATATCTTCCGGAAGACCAACCTGGTTCAGCTTGATACGTGGGTTCGGGGTAATGACACCACGGCCCACAGTATCGACACCGATACCGATGATCTTCCGCTGCGCGGCCGAGAACTTCGGGCTGTCACCCAATGCCCACTTCAGAAGTCCCTGGATATGTTTTGCTTTGAACGCCTTGTTCTCCGGTTCGTACAGACCGGTCAGCTCTTTCCAGTTTTTGTACAGCGTCTCGCGTGCCTGCTGCTGATATTCTTCTGGTAGATCCCGTGCTTCCCGGACATCATCCCTTGCATCCAGCAGCTGGGCATACAGATAATTGCTGTCAGCAACCATCGTGAGACCGTTGTGCGTGCTGATCGGACGATATTGCGGAGGCAGTACCGGGATCTTGTCCAGCATATACTTATCCGGGCTGACACCGAGCCGGCGCATGCGTTCGATGGCGACATAGCGCTTCAGCGCGGCATCCTTCTTGGACACTGGAGCATTCTTGAGTTCCTGGAGAGCATTCTTGGCTTCGGTTTCCAGATTGATGTTTGCCAACGCATCCTTCAGCTGCAGCGGTCCACGGATTCCGTTGTACTCCGTCTTGCCTGTCGCAACACCAATGAATGTCTTGTCCGGCATTCGGAGCAAACGGGCGAGAGGCTCTTCCATTACAGGATTCGGAACCGGTTCGTCGAGTTTGATATATGCCCACTTGTCTCCATTGATGCCGAAGATGTCCTGGCCGAACAGACCGCCGTCGATGGGTCGAAAATTACGTGTTTCGTAGGTATCACGGGTCTTCAACTCGCGGGGGCCGGTAAGTTCTTCCACATCGTCACTGGAGAGAGCAAACGCGCTCACGCCTTGCTGACTCTTCCGGACATTCACGCCTGAGCCAATCAGATGGGCGAAAAACTTCTTGTGGACGAGAGGCTCGCCCGGCATCGTCGGGATGTTGCCGGTTCTGATAGACCGCCAGAAGTCGGCATTTGACTGTCCCCTGAGCAGCTTTGCATCGCGCAGGTTCTCGAAAGCAGAATGGCCCACCATCGCGCCAATTTCGAGCGACCCAAAACGCTTCGCCTTTGTCTCGCCAGAACCAGCCGGTGTCTCATCCGCAGCGTATTCGCCGGTGCCACGGGCCGACATCTTGGATTCAGCCAGATGTTTCAGCTTGTGTGTATAGATGTAGCCGGTCAGGATATTCGGAATCGTGCGGCCTGTCTCCGGATCCACCAAGTCTTCATCTGCGTGTACACGAGCTTCTTTCAGCTTGCTCTGGACGTACTCGTAGAGATCCCCGTCGTAGAACGCCGGGACAACCTGTGTCTTGCCGGTCTTCTTGGCAACCTTTGCCAGCAGTGCTTCATAGAGCTGCGCCGTATTGTTACGGCTGGTGATACCCAGCGGGCTGAAGCAAATATCCAGCGGTGTACCGTTCTGTGTCTGTGGCATCTGGTCGGCCGGCAGGATCTGGGCAATCGTGCCCTTGTTGCCATGCAGGCCGGCGATCTTGTCCCCGACTTCCGCCGGCGCAGTCACGGTGGTATAAACCTTGACACCCTTGCGGGTCTTGACCACATCAGTCACAACACCAGCATGATCGTGGTCCCAGGTCTCCGAAAGATCGGTCAAGATACGCTTTCCCATCGTACCAGGTGAAGGTTCGCTAGTACGGATGGCGAGGATCATCGGGTCGCCCTTGTGAAGTACCGTGCCTGGCTTGACAATTCCGTTGTCGTCCAGCTGCTGCATCTGTTCTTTGGTGTACTCCGCCGGCTTCCAGGTGATGTAATTGTGCTTGCCCAGGGAAACAGTCTTATCCAGATCAACTGATGTGTTGTACATCGTCGTGCTGGTGAGCTTCTTGGCCGCTTCTTCCGAGATCACAACGGCATCCTCGTAGGTACCGCCCTTCCAGGAAATCCAACCGGTGCGGAGATTGATGCCGAGTGCTGCAGTGCCTGTCTTGTCTGTGTAATTGGAGGCCGCGAGACAGTCACCCTTACTGAACGACTGGCCGGCCTTCACCACCGGCGTATTATTGATGTAGCCCTTGGCATTCATCGGGAAGTTTACATAGAGGGGAACTGCACCCTTCGAACCATCATCCCAGATGACATCGATTCTATCCTTGCGGACTGCACTGACGATACCACCCTTCGGGGCAAACCTGGCACCGAGGAACTTACCGGCGATCTGCGCCATATCTTTTCCGGAGGCTTCGTCCAGTGTACGGACCAGAGGAGCTTCGCGTTGCTCCAGAGAGACAGCCTGCAGAGGATACTTCGAGTTGTGCGTCACGATGCCATTGGCAACTGCATACATGTTGTCATTGATGTCGATGTCCACCATGATCGGACACTTCGGGCCTTCCCAGACATATTTCACAGTGTCTTGGTACATATCATGGAAAACTCTGGGTTGGTCATTGATCTTGAGAGCGATCTGCAGTTCACCATTCTGGGAGGCATCCCGGTACAGCGTATCAGTACCCATACGGGCAAACAGGAACGCCAGCTGATCCCGGAAATCCATATTCGGGATAAACAGCACCCAGATATCCTCGTTGCAGTCGATGCCGACCTTCGTCTCATCCGAGGTATAACCGTTGATGAACTCTGCAGCGACATCTGCGTAGCCGCTGAGGATTTCGGACGGGATCCGGCGTTCCTCTGGTTTGAAACCAATGTTTTGCTTCACGAAATCATAAAGCCCCTGGCATTTGATTGTCATGTACCGGAAACCGTCTTTCTTCGTGATATGGAACTGCTTGGGAGTGAGATCTCTATAGACGTATTGAATTGCCTCTTTTACACGCAAATCAGTTGCAATCGGGTAGCAAAAGCCCACGGATCCCGGATGATTCGTATAGACCGACCGGCAGATCAGACCGAGGACAAACGCAACGTCCCTGGTGATGATGTGTTTGTTCAGGAACGTCCGGCGATTCGGCACGTCTTTGAAAGTGGTACGGAACACCGTGTCGCCGGCCCGAAGATCTCTTGCCTGGACCAGAGTCATCTCATCCTTAACCAGCACCGGCCATTTATGGTCATAACTGGTGATAATCACGCGACCGGAGCGCAAGACGATCTTTTTGAACCACTTTGCCTGGGGAACGCACTTGGTGATCGTATTCCGCAGGCCGTAGCAGAGGGAATTGTACTCCTTGTTCATACCGGGTATCCGCTGATCTTTCCCGGTCAGGTATCTGGCTTTCACCATAGACACCATGTTGCGCTCATTGGCCACAAACACATTGGTCTCCGGGTGCAGGCAGCCCATCAGCAGACGCATGCCAATGACAGCCGATGGCATCGTGACCATATTCGAGGAAAGGCTATAGGCCTCATCCGCTCTGGGTAGATAGTAATCCACATCCTTGCGCGGAACGATGCGAACACCAGTCGGGCCGCCAACCGCAAAGACTGATTTAGTCTTTGTCTTCATGATTTCCGGCGTTGTTACTATGGATTTCGCAATAGTCTCGGAATCCACCAGTTCTTCCTTGCCAGTGTGAGCATTGATGAACTTCTGGTAGAGCTTTCCGTCGGAACCCTTCATAACATTCTTAGTCATATAGACATCAAGGCCGACTCGGAAACTCTCAGGCGACCTTATTGAATCTATAAAACCGAGGAACGACGGCTGCACCGTGCGCATCTCTTCCGGTGCAGAATCCAGGTCGCCGACACCGCCTTCACCGATGCGGGTGGTCTTATAGGAAGCATCCACTGTTTCCAGCGGAGAGGAACCGTCGATCATCTGGGCGAGCTTGCTGTCGTAGTAGACATCGGAAATATGCTTGTCCAGCGCGGCAACCGGCATAAAATCCAGATTGCCCTGGTTCGTTGCTTTCCAAAGGATATTGCGGCCGAGCTTATTACCGTCGCGCATGACGTGTTCTGCGAAGTACTCCGCTGGCCCATAAAAACGCTGGAACTCCAGGGAATCCTTCGGATCCGGCTCCAGTTTGCGCCGGGAAATACCGAGGAGCTTATTGGAAGTCGCCAGGAGGAGATCACCGGTAACAGACGCTGTATCGACTCCTACGGTCGTTTTATTGACCTCAGGAGACATGCGCATATCCCTTACCCAATCTGCAGCAGTCTTTTTCGGCTTGTCCGGCACCAGCCGGATCGTGGACATCGTGGTTTTCGCTGCTTGTATCGGTGTAACAGGTTCTTCTGGCATGTTCGTATCTCCTCTTATGTAGCCCTCGCGTCTCGTTCTACTATAGAATAAGGGACACGGTGTTATGCATACGCTCGATAGGCATCAGCATACGAGATATGAGGCTTGCTCTGCTGGTTATTTGCCAGGAACGCTTTGCTGTAAACCATACGATTCATAAGGTTCTGGAAAAACTGCTTCTCCTGTGGAGTATCCGCATTATCCACAGCGGCCTTTAGATTCTGGTAATAACCGACGAGTCGCGCTTGTTCCGGCATGAGAACTTTCAACTGAGGGTTCTGTATGAAAAGCTGCATCACGTTATCCAGCTGTTTCATACCTTCGTTACCGGCTGGAATGAAATCCGGCAGAGCCTTGAACTTGTCCATCAATCCAGGGTAATTCTCCGCCAGATACCTATAGTTTGGATTATCCGGATTGTTTATCATGTCCTGCTTCAATGCCCATCGACCACGATTAAAGCTAGTGAGCGCCTGATTCATTTCATTCTCATTTACAGCATAACTTTGAATAGCTCTGTTCTTCAGCCACTCATACTGCTGTGCATCGAATGGAAGGGGCCTGAAGTCCACAGAGCTCATCAAAGCTGGAATATTGTCAGACGACGCGGGCTTTTTAGGATTAAAGGCTTTCCTTGAATATTCTAGTTTTATCGGTCCGTTTGCCTTGGTGGTTTTAGTTTGTCCCATCATATATCTGTGCCCTAGCTCATGACCATATGTATCTCCTATCAGACCTGCCAATACAGGAGAGCTTGTCATGAGATTCCCTGCATATGCTTCCTGGGATAAAGCATTAGTCCATCTGCCATCATAAACCTGACTGCCCCATCCATCGAGATATCTGTTGAACAAACCAGTGGAATCCAAAGATATGGTTCCAGGAGTTGAATAATAAGTTCCACTCTGGTTGTTATTTTTATTATCCAAAGGAGGTTTATCCTTTTTCCATGCTTCGATCTCTTCTGGCGAGCCAAGTTGCAGATTTCCCTTATGCCAAGATTCTAATGGGATATGGCTGTAATGTCTCAACAGCTCATTCATATAGTTTCGATTCTTGGGATCAAGAGTCATTATCCTCATTAGCTGCTCATTAGTGAATGGCTGCAAAGTAAATTGTGTTCTTCCAGCATTCGCGGCATTTATGATATCTTCCGTCAGTTGCTCACCCGGTCTGCCAGTGTATATTTTTAGAGGACCTGGTTTTTGTTGCGCACCTTGTGCAGAATTTGATCCTGCTGTATTAGCTCCTGCTGCCTGTTGTTGATATTGAAAAGACGGACTCATCATCCAGGCGCCAACTCTGGCACTAATAGATTGATTTGGGAATGTCCTTGTTTTATATTCAGTTGTGCCGCCGCCTGCTTTTGGCGTTCTCAGCTTCCAATCGATAACCGGGGTCTTTTTATTTATATCAGGACTAAAAGAGTAAGGAGTAGCACCTATTCTCTGCCAGTTACCCGTCTGCTTCTGAAAGTTGTCCCAGCCTTCTTCATTGTATTTGTCATCAGCTCCTCCCACACCACGAATATATGCAGTTGGGCCTTCAAGTATATCGCCTGAATCCCTATATAATTTGGAATGATCTTTGTCAGCGGCTTGCTTCAGCATGCTTTGTCTGATATGATCTATATTCATGTTATGGTCTCCTCTTATGTAACCGGGCGCGTATCACTCTCTACTATAAAAGAAAAGGCCCCTGTTACGGGGCCTGAAAGATTTTCTACCTCAGGTGGAAAATTGCATCACTGCTGCGGTTTACTGCCACTGAGATACCAGGGCATAGGCTTCGGGTTATCCTGGGTACCGAAAACTTCCTCTGTCGCCTTCTGCCCGTATTTCTTACGGTTGGAATCACTGACCCCGTTAAGCACCTCAAAAACAGGTCCAGCGAACGCACCACCGACAGCACCAAAGCCACCGCCACGCTTAGCACCACCCCAGATACGATCCAGATAGTGACTGCGTGTGGCTGCCGACTGGCTTACACTTCCTGGGCCGGTTCCGTTTGTGGCAACATCGAGACCGTGCACTTGACCGCCTGTCATCCTGCTGAACGTTGGGTTCTTGCCCGCAGCAACCACTGGACCAGGCCTGAAGAGTCTCGACAACCTGCTTCTTGCTGCTTCGTTGTTGTGAATACGTGTGTCGATGTCTTCGAAGTTATATGTCGTACCAGCTGGAGCTCCGGGGGCAATACTTCGGTTCATTTCCGCCACACGGGCTCTATTCAGTCGGAGAGCATTCCAGTAACCACTTGGGGACCAGAAGTCGGAAATCGCCCTGTGCCCCGCACCGATAACGCCGCCACCAAAGAGACCAAGACCAGCGCCTTCTATAGCGCCTTTTCCGAGCTCTGTAGCGAGATCAATCTGAGCACCCTTTGCAGCCTGATCTCCGATGTAGTTCGACTGCTGCTCCATCCATTGCTTCAGATACGCCTGTTGTTCAGGGGTAAGCGTTCCAGCGGGAGCTCCTTGACTCGCCTGACCTTGCGTGGTAGCCGGAGCCTGTGTAGTAGCTGGGGCAGTTGTTCCAGTTGCTGCAGGTTGTCCTGCCGGTTTGGTTTCTGGTTCAAAGATGGACTTGATCGTGCTGTAGAAGTCCTGCTGTGGAACATTACCAGCCGGTGCACCGGCAGCCTGCTTGGACATACGGATCATAGATCGAAGCACACCAATGGAGCGGTCCTTGGTGGCGACCTTGAACATGAATTGCGCTCTATTCATAATGCGCTTCCCTTATAAGAATCGGGGCTGGTTGCCCAGCCCCTATTGTTGATCGACTGGATCAGGCCTTTCCGGAGAGTCCACGGCCGACACTACCGAGGTAATCCTTGGTAGCGCCGTAGGCACCCTGAATCGCGCCACTGTTGAGACCCTTGGTCGTCCCGATACCGATACCAGCACCAGCCGCGCCGCCGACGCCGAGAGCGATAAGGGCACGGAGGAGACGTTTCTTGCGGAGGGACGGGAAGAGACCGGCGAGACCATAGGCAGCACCGGCAGCACCGAGACCGCCGAGAGCGCCGGCGCCGATGCCAATGCCGAGGTTGCGATTTTCCAGAGCCTTCTGGGCAGCGACTTCCTTGCGGTGAGCACTGTCGAATTCCATGCCCTTCGCGACATCCGCCTGAGTAAGCGCGTTGATGATTGCATCAGCGGAAGCGCCGTGATTGACGAGATCATTCAGAATCGGATAGAGAAGCTGCGGGTTCTTGTTGGCGAGCTGCTCGATCTCCTGACGACGGGGCTCAAGAGAATCCAGATACTGCTGACGCTGGATGCCAGGGACAGAAAGAGCACCCTGAATATTCGCGATACCCTGATCACGCATAGCCTGAGCAAGCATGGCGTCATTCTGCGCATTGAAAGCGGCGTTGTCTTCTTTCTGCTTCGTAAGCTGACGGGACTTTTCTTCGCCGAGAGCACGATTCACGACCTGATTCATCTTGTCCGTATAATCCGCCGGGGCGACAGCTGTCAGAGCAGCCAGCTCTTTGAGCTTGTCGGAGTACGCCTGACCGGAAGCCAGGTTGTTGTCCAGTGCTTTCTGGTAGTTGGCGATATAAGCCGCGCTGGCAGCAGCACGATCTTTCTCATCCTGGATATCACGAACGGCCTGTTCACCCTTGGCACGATTCACGATACCGTTCTTCTCAGCGATATAGTGCTGGCGACCGGCTTCTTCCTCGTCGACCTTCTTGTTCCAGGCTTTGTTCTGTGCTTCATCACCTTCGGCCTTCTTCTGGAGACCGGTGTAAGCAAGACGAGCGCGTTTCTTGAGAGCTTCTTGATAAGTCATTTGTAGACTCCTCTTTGGTTTGTATTTGTTGCTACTTGGTAGCTGTTTTGGTTCGTATATGAATTACGGGTTATCGTTACATTAGCGTCAGCGTCATGTTCCGGATTTGGTACTGTCGATGACTTTACTGGAATTCTGGGCAACTTGTTCCGGCGTCAGAAGACTCCTTGTACCAAAGAAAGCGCCCGTGGAAAGAAGCATTGCAAGCACCAGGCCAAGAGAGCTATCTTTCTTCTTGTCGCCGCCACCGCCACTAAGACCCAGCGTGAGAGCACCTGTAAGCAGAGCCGCGATACCGGCTGCCATGTTCGGATGTTCCTGCGCCCAGGCCATAAGGCCGAGATCAGAAGGAGATCCACCTGCACCCAGATTCGGGTTAGGATTCGGGTTGCTTCCTTCCCCAGCTAAATCAGCTGGAAGTTGTTCCACTGGTCTGCCGCTTCCGGTATTGACCGGCTTACCACTGGTTTGCGTGCTGGCCACTTGGGTACCGGTGGCAGGCACGGCAGTTCCCGCCGGTTGCGTTCCTGTTGTCTGAGCAGTCACGGTCTGTTGGGTGCTCGGAGCCGGTTTGTTGATTTCATCATATTTCTGAGCCTCCGCCTTGGCCTTTGCTTCTGCCGCTGCGATATTGTCACCGGAAAATTCACGCTGTGCAACTGCCTGCTGAGTCTGCGGTGTATAAAGAGGAATCGGCGTAAACGCCACCGACGCCTCCTGACGAACACGTTGAACAGAACCAGGGGGAAGACCGTGCTCTTTTTCCCACTGGGCTTCAAAGGCCGCCATGTCAAAACCATTCCGCACATCAGTATTCCGCATGGCTTCCTGTGCGTCCTTTTGGAAGGCATTGTAAGCCACCGTGGAAAGTCTGTAGTTCTCCTGGGCCTGGGCATTCTGTTTCGCTATGAATTCATTTCTGCGATCAGTATAAGTCTGGCCCCAGCGTCGGAAACCAAGATCATCCATTTGAGCTCGCTGCTCTGGAGTCATATTAGGGTACTTCCCATAGACGTAATCCAGCATGGCGTTGATCTCGTTGTTCATGTTTTCATAGTTGCCTATGATATTCTGATGGAGATCATAATTCGCATACTCAGGGCTGTTCTTGTACTGGGCATCTGCTCGGATCATTTCCTGTTCCGGAGATTTGTACCAGTTGCTGTAAGCCTGCATTTGCTGAGCCATCTGATTCTGTATAGCCTGATTCCGGGCACGTTCAGTTGCAGCTTGTACTTGATGATGCTGGTTCCAGAAGGCGCTCTGCTGCCGGTTCAGTGCATCAGCTTGCGCCTGCATTTGCTGCTGACGTGCGGCCTCCGCTTGTCTGGCAGCTTCCTGCTGTTGCTGATATGCCATGGCGCCAGGTACGCCCTGCTGTGTAGCCCCGTAATGTTCCATACGGACAGCCTGGTCATAGAGTTCCTGCGGTGTGGCACCGGGCATCGAGCCCATCTGCTGGGCAACCCAGGGGCTGCGTTGCAGGATCTCGTTCAGACCCTGCTGATAATAGGATTCCTCAGCCTGCCGCGCATTTTGCTCTCCAAGGCGCTGTACATCTCTCTCGAATCCTGCAAACGCGGCAGGAGACCAATCCATAAGACTCTCACTGTTTTCCTGCTGTGCATAGCGTTTATAAAGCGGTTCCAGTGATGTTTTGGGTAGATCTTTGGCAGTATATTTCTTCTGCTGTGGCTGCTGGACGGACTGCGGTTGTACCTTCTGCGCCTGTGTCGGCTGCGTATCCGGGGCAGGTTTCTTGGCAGTCTGTACTGGCGCATTATTCGGCGCTGCTGTCTTGATCAATTCGTTGAGTGTCATTTGTTCTGTCCCTTGAATTCCGCGTAAGATTCCAGCTTTGGTGCACCGGAAGGATTCGACTGCGTAGGCTGTTGCGGCTGTACAGTCTGGATCGGTGCTGCGTTCTGTTTTACCGTAGGCGTTGAAGGCGTCTGTCCGATCTTGAACTGTGCATATGCCTGCATGTCGGTCCTCACATGTTGTATATCTTGTCAGCCGCCTGACGGGACTTCTCGTCTGAACCTGCCGTCTTGTTCTTCTCGAAAAGCTCCTTGCCCCAGGCTTCCTGCATCTGGTCGTCGGTCACGCCGAGATCCTTGAACACAGTGTATGCCGGACAGGTCGTGGTGCCGCGCTTGATCTTGAATACGCCGGTTTCCGGTGACAGGAACATGTTGAACCCAGCACCGGTACCCTTCTGGATGTTGAACTGTGCGGAAATCTCGTCGTCGCGGCGTTTGGTGTAGACACCAGGCTCCAGGCGCATGATATTTGTGAAAGCGTACTCGTGCCCATTCCTGATGAAAGTGCCACGTTCTGTCATGTAAGGCACACGCATGATAGTCATGCGCTTGGTCTTGCTGACGACCTTGTCGTTCGTCGCATCCCTGAGCACCCAGGAACCACGTAGACGCCGGTCGCAGGACTTTCCCTCCAGGATACAGCGCTTCTGCTTGGCGATGTCGATCTCGTCCGGATCATCGTAGTCGACTTCCTCGATACCGAGGGTATATCGGTCGTTGCGCAGCGGAAAGCGCTGCATAACAGCATTCTTCACGTTGTCAAACAGTGCGTGCCGGATCTGGTTGTAGTCATCCAGCCGGTAGATCTGCTTCGGCTTGCCCTGGTCCAGAATGTTCGCGATGAACTTCTGCTGGGCACCGACAAGCTGCTTGAGTGTGGCAGTTGGATCAGGCATTTAATACTTACCTGTTAAAAATGTTGAGATAAGTTGCCTCGAAGTCATCACGAGGCGGAAGAAGACGAGCTTCTCTCAGATAATCATCTCTCCGTTCTGGAGTCGAGGCACCACGAGCAAGATCCATGTTCAACTGGAAATTGCTCTTCTGACGCTGAAAACGTTCTTTGGCAGCCCGTGCAGCGAGCCGAGCGTTGAATATGGCATCCTCTTTCTGTAGTCTCCTATTCATCTTGCGATCACGAGCCGTCTCTTCCCACAACGGAGAACCAGAGACACGTGTCATGAAAGGACCTTTGAGATTTCTTCCGTAGATTTCATAGCCCTTTTGATATTCAGCATCAGATGGTGGGTTAACCTGATTTGGTGTCTTACCGGCATTCATCTGGACTGTCTTCCAGGATTTGTCCAGCCAGTTGCCAAAACTATCAAGACCCTTGTCAACCTGTCGGCTGATCGCCTGGCCATAGGTTTCCGCCTGTTTGCACAGACCGATTCCATAGCTCGCCAGCTTCTCCTGGAAAGAAGCCTGTTTCTTCATGCTGCGGTTGACCGCGATTTGCGCGGCTGCGAGCTTCACCATGTTGATTTCGCGTTGTGTAAGTTTCATATTGATATCTCCTCTGAGTTATTAGGCGGGTGCAACATCATTGAAATTGCGGACCTTGGAATTCATAACGCTCTTCGGGATCTCCCTGGAGACCACGGAATTCACATGCTTGGCAGTGCGACCGCGCTGATAGCCGGCGTAGCCTGGTGTAAGAAGCTCCGGCAGAATGCCATCGTTACTGCTCATGTAATCCATCTGTTCCTTCTTGGAGCGTGCTGGCTGCTTGTAGCCATAGGCAGCACCGAGAATATCAGCCGCCATACCAGCGGAAAAGCCCAGCGGAACACCGAGTCTCATGCCGTTCTTACCGCCAAGAAGCAGGCCAAGAGCGCCACCTCCAGCCGCACCGATAAGAGCAGCGGCAATAGTACCGAGCGACTGGGCGAAACGATGCTTCGTCGTGGTGACTTCTCCCGTGTACTCATCCATGCGGTCATAGTACCGGTGCAGCCAGTCCGCATAAGTCTTCTGCTCCTCGCTGGCTTTATAGCCGGGATCCCATTCTTTCGCAGTGAATTCCGGCGGAGCAATCTCGTCTTCCGCCTGCTTCGTCATGTTGTATTTATAAGGAACAGGGTAGTTCATATCATGGCCTTTCTTGAGGTTGATTTGATGCCGGAGTCGGGTTCATACGCTGCTGCATCCAGTTATTGAATGCATCATGCAAATACATGGATGTATCATGCACGGGCTTCCCTACTTCTGACAGGAACCCGACATGTCCCATAATAGGAACAACGTTCGGTCTGATGTAGCGGCCCATAAACGAAGTTGCTTCTGCGTTTGGCTTCACCCCGCCAAACACTGCCAGGTTCCTGGCAAGCTCCGCCGAAGTAAAACCGGCTCTGGTCAGCAGATTGGACAAGCCAATAGAATCAATGTTACCTGTCTCCGGATTTACAACCCTGTTCAGTTCCTCTTGAGAATAAAACTGGGGCTGCATCGCCTGTTGCGCTTTCCAGCTGGCATAGTCGATTGGGAAATAGAGCCCTTGCCATGGCGCATCTATAGCATTGTTGATAGCATCCACCTTCTGCTGAACGGCATAATTCTTGTTTTCAGCGCCGCGCATAGAGTTGATGTCCTGTATAATGGAACCTACTGTGCTTACACCGAGTTGGGGTAACTGGGAGAACAGTCCGCGTGGAATACTCGCGGTGCTATGTGCGAGCCGAACAGCTCTTTGTCCCGTATCCAGTGCCTTTTCCCACGGAAGCGCATCCTCACGCACCACATTCATATCAGGCGGATTATAATGCACTGCAGAGTTCCAGGAGCGCTGATTATACACATAAGGAAGCAGATCCGGATGTGCACCGCTGTCCATACCCCTTTCCTGCCAATACAGGAAATTTGCCACGTCCGCCGGGTTCTGCATCCCGGTCAACATGCTATATGGGGTTCCGCGTTGCTCCGCAAGCGCTTTCAGGATCGACATGTCATAGTCACGCCCCACCGGGGCATATTCTGCAGGTATGCTGCCGTAAGTGCTCCAGAGCTTTGGATATGTATAGGGATTGGATAAATCCCGCAACATAGCCACACGATGATCAGCAAGTCTTTTGGCGTTTTGCGCATCTTGCCAGTCCTTATAGCTGCTTATCATCGGGATAGATTGCTTCGGAGCGTCCGGTGTTCTGTCAAGAGAAAGCAACCTGTTCAGCTGCCCGGCCATACCGCCAGTGCCCTGCGGTGTTTTCAAGTTTCTATACCATGCCGGGTTGATAATAGGCAGATCCCCCGGACGGGGAACTCCACTCATAATGCGTATCTGTCTATCCTGCTCGGAATTGCCTCCTGCCGTGCCTGTATACACTTGCTTGCCACCGTTCGTAAAAGACCCGAAACGAGCAGAGTACGGAAGCAATTTGGAATTGTAATCCTGAAAGGCTGGAGTCACAGAGTCTTCGACTGCTTGCTGTCTTTGCGCTTGTCTCCTGGTAGGTGTAATCCGTCCGGTTTGCTGTGTATACCGTATGTTTTCCGCCAGGGAGCGGGCAAAATCATCATTCCTACGTGTTTCTGCCTGTGCGGGATTTTCAGTTCTGAGACGTATATCCAGAGGGGAACCGGTGAATTCTTCTTTCTTCCCCGGCTTTTGTGAAGTCGTAGACTGGACAGAAGATGCTGTGACAGGAGGTGGGCTACTCGGTCGTATAGTCGGACCAAGTGTACTTCCTGGTAAGAAATCTGACCTCTTACGCATAATGTCGGCCTCACAGAGTAAGGGAGATCGGCTTGTTATAATCCTCTGTCAGCAAGGGTTTTTCATCACGCACTGAAGTAACGGGCTCAACACTCGGAGCAGCCGCAAGCTGCTCCTTTTTCTTCTTGGAAATCGCAGCATTCTCCTCGTCGATGTCAGCAAAGAATTTCCGGGATTTCGACGGGATAATGGCAATCGGTGTATAGCCGGTGCGTGTACGGGCATATTCCTTCAGACCGTGCTTCATAGCACGGTATCTGACGTTGTTCTCATCCGCCTTGCTGAAGTAGTAATAGGAACCGACCGCCGCAGCTCCGAGAAGAAGACAGCTGAGCGCAGAGAAACCACCGACGGTCGTCCGGGCACCGCCGCTGATGGCATCCCAAAGACCATCCAGGAATGCCTGCTTATCCATGCCGGCCTGCTTCACATACAGGTCTTCGTTATTGATGCCGCGAAGCGCACTTTGGACTTCTCCGTCAGTAGCATTGCCTTTCGCCAGTCTGGAGCGAGTTTTGATAAGACGTTTCAGAGCATTCTCTTTGCTCTTGATGGCGACATCGAGCGCCTTGTTGCGCTGCTTGTCCAGATAGTCATCCGTGGCTTTGTACGCGGCCGCCGTGGCAAGAAGTACGGCGCCAAGGGGAAGAGCTGTGCCAAAGGCATTCCCCATGCTGAAAACAGCCGGCTGATCCAGGGTATTCGGGCCCCACTTGGACGATGCGTTCTTCTTCTGCTTCTCCGGTTCAAGCGAGCCGGCAAACGTAGTGGAGAGCTGGGACTTCATGCCCTTGGCCGGGTTATCGCTCTTTGCCATATCCGCCATGCGGCTGATATGGTTGGCACCGCGATACAATGCGATCAGTCCGGCCGCCAGAAGAGCATCGAAGCCGGCCTTGAACGTAATATGCGCGGCACGCTGGCCACCCTCTGTGTGCGGAAACATGTCAACCCATGTTTTCGGAATACGGTCAGTCATCCCAAATAACTGGGAGAAAGGAAACGCTGTATTTACATAGGAGCCATAAGGGCTGCTGCCCCATGCCGCTGATGGTCCGGCTGTTTTGTTCATTTCTTGTCCTCTTTCAGGTAAGCGTACCGTGGACTCAATTCATAGCATACTGAATCCCAACGGATCCAGACAATGAACTCGCCTTTGGCAGCATCGAATTGTTTCTGTTCATCTACTATGATAGCCTTTCCGTCATAAACGTCTTGGAGCAACTGATTATATTTATCGTTGTCGGCCGGCAGACGGAGGATCTCAGAGTGCGGTACATGATGAAGCCGGAAAAACTGCTGGATCTGATCGTCCCGTTCGACCGGCAGATCGCGATCTGCCTCGTTGACAATGACACCGTTGATCTTGTTCTCTTCCCGATAGGCAAAAAGAACATCGCCATTGTAAGCGGTCACGGTATTCTTGTCTTTCTTGTTCCTTTCATCATCGAGACCAGGGAGATCCTCATCGTTGATCAGAACAACATCTTCGGGGGAGATCAGTTCTCCAAGCAGCGGATCGTTAGACATTCAGCACCCTTGCGGCTTTCGGTTTGGTTGCAGTTTTGGACCGGTTGTACTCGTCCTCCAGACGACTGGCGATATAGCCGACGTCGGCCTTCAGACGTTCATTCTCGTACTCTTTCTTTACCGTATCCTCATCCTGTTTCCCATGAGCCGTAATGTTGGCCCCGAAAGCGCCGATGGCGCCACCGCCTACAGCGGCCGCGCCAAGCAAGTACAGGGCGATGTTCTTACCGGCTTCCGCGCCGGCTGTCGCACCGCCGAAAAGCTGCTTGAGCACGGGGGTGATCTCCAACCAGGCTTTCTTGTGCAGCATGTGCTTTCTCACGTTCTCAATATTCATATGTAATACCTCATGTTAGAATTGCTTTTGCTGCACCGTACCATGTACCGGCGCTGATGAGATCCTCACGAGTCTCCTGTGGAACATCAAGCATGGTCCCGATAGCATTGACCAGGAGGTCGGACGCTGCATTGGCGAACATCGTCTTGGCCGCGATACCGGTAACACCCATCAGGCTGAACTTCGTTTTGAATTTGTCCATGGCACTGTCGTACAGATTACCAAGGGACACATTCGAAGAACCAGCACGATTCTGGGCATCTGCAAGAATCGAGATACCACGGTATTGTGTCAGGGGATCCTTCTTCATCCAGGGGTCATTGGAGAAAAGTTCCTGTCTCATGGCAGGAGCATCGAACACCTGTGAAAAATCCACTCGTGGAACAAAGCCGCCGTACTCGAACATGTCATTCGCCAGCTTCTTGAGTGCCGCCGTTTTCTTGATCTCCAGATTCGGATCATTCGGCATCCGGTAGCCGCGATACACAGTCTTATCCAGCGGTTTTGGATCATCGTTCCAACTGAGCAGACCGCCGTGTGCTTCATTGGGTCGATAAGAAGTCAGAAGACTGAGCCCCATGATACTGGCGCCGATGCTGCTGGGAATGATGATCCGCATCTTCTTGTCTTTCTGGATCTCCTCCCATTCTTCGTCGAATTCCCTGGGAGACATTCTGGTCATGGCTGCCACAGGCCGGCGGAGAAGAGAACGAAGCGTACTCATCATTCTATCCCAACTTGTATAACCGACGCCAGCGCCCACCGCGCCCTGCATCCCGGCATTGATTGTCGGGTTCACAGTCACCGTTCTGTAAACATTTGCGGCTCTTGAAACTGGATTATCTGTCATGGTTCACCTCTTAGTAAAGCCGCCGCGTCATCATCGACTGAGAAGCCTGATTGCCTTTCTGTACTGGCGTTCTTCGTCGTCCTCGTCCTCATCATCGTCGAAGACACTGCTCGCGGCAATCACGCCGCCGGCCGCCAATGTTGCCAGAACGCTCCAGAAGACCCATGGATTGCTGACATATTTGCCAGCCTCCGGGGAAATATGAGTCGCTGTCCAGGAACCGGCAAGTTTCGGTATGATATCCGGATGCCTTATAGCCGCACCGAGAACATCTCCCTGCAGATTACGCACAGCGGCCATAGCGGCTTCATCAGCCTCGCCTCCGAGAAGTTCAGCGCCACCAGGTGTCTCCATGATAGGTGCAACAGCGGCGATGAATTCCTCTCTGTCTCTTGCACTCATCTGGGAAGTCACTTCCGGATCCTTCATGACATCCTTGAAAGCCGCTTTGATGACTTCGGCACCCTTCATGGATGCATTGGGATCATTCTTTGCGAGCAGATCCTGGGATGCTTTCAGCTTCACAAGGTCCTGAACCAGCGGTGTGATATGTCCGGGATTCTCCCGCATATTCATCACGATACTGTCTTTCAAAACGCCGTACAAAGCATCCATGTCACCTTCTGTTCCACCGCCAGCACCACCGGCATGGCTACCAAGATAATTGGCAATCGTCGGAGCATCTGCGTACCGGAAGAAATTCTGGATGCCATTGCGAAGAACACCAGTCGAGTCACTGGCAAGTGCTTTCGACAGTTTGACCGCCTTGCTGTCTGCAGAATTCCATCCAATCTTGTCATTTCGTTCCGCAGAGATATAGCGTTTCTCCAGCCATGTATCGAATGCCTTTGCCTTGTTCGACGGATCGAGCATCTGGAACATCGGTGTGTTGAACAGCTCTGTACCGGCTGTGCCGGTGCCTACACGGTTCATCACATAGTTCATCAGTACATTCTGATTGGCATAGTGTTCCGGCGCAATGTCATGCTGCTGAAGATACTGCCCGTAGTCCGGGAAATAACCAAGAGCCTGACCGAATTTCGCCGGATCCTTGATCTGCGAGCCACTGAACGTGTAATTACCGTTATCATCGCTCCAGTAGCCCATATACTTGTCGTTCGCCATGCGGTTGGCAATGGCATCACCATAAGTCAACCGGGCTGCTCGCTCATCCTGCTGCATGGGCCGTTTGCCGATCCACATGGCAGCTTCCGGGCTTGCAGCATACACCCAGTCCGGGGCAGCAAGAGCAGCGCCCTCTGCGGCGATGCGCATGCCTGGGCGCATCTTGCCGAACGTGAGTGCTTTTCCTACAGGACCAGCGAGACCGACATTGATCAGACTCCCCTTATTGAACAGCTCGTTCCCGAAATCCTCAACACGGCCCAGAGCATTTCCGACTGTGCCGATAGGGCTATCAGGGTGCGCCCTGCCCCAGTCTTTCATGCCGGCAGTCCACGGGGAATTCGCTGTAAGTCCCGTCCTGAATGCGATATAGTCCCGACCCTGTGGCGTATCTGGATTATCAAGTGTACGAGTTACATCATTGGCATATTCTCTCTGAATATCGTTGGCTGACCTGGTCTGGTTCCAGTCCGTGACACCCATCTTTCCATTTGTAATAGCGCCGGCCAGACGATCTGCGACCTGTGGGACACCGTATGGAGCGATTCTTGACAGACGAGCGGCATACTCCGAGGCATTCATGGCGTAGCCCTTCATCTTGTCATTGTATCCCTGACGTTTCGCTTCATCCAGTTCTCGCAACCACGGATCCGTCGGCGGCTTGGCAGAAATATAATCGGGGTGCTCTGTCCAAGGTTTGGCAAAACCTAAAATGGAACGGTCGCTTGCGTCGTTCTGGCCCTGTTGATATGCGTTGACAAGGGACTGCCTGCGACTTAAATCATCAGAAAGGTCATTCTTTGGCATCAGTTCTCTGGGTGTGGTATCAATCGTGGTATCCCCACCAAAGGTGAAATTCGTGCCAAGATATTTATTGGAAAAATCCCGGACTTTCCCAAGACCGTAATGATCTCCTTCTGGTATTTCAATCGGCTCTGTCGCCAACTTAATAAGCGTGCCAAGTGTCATGGTGCTCTCCTTACTGTTGCGGCTGCTGGCTCTGGGCCACGGCCTGCGATGCGACGTCCTGCTTCATGTCCTTCATGATCTCGATAACTGCCGCATGGAGTTCCTGGTTATTGGCTTTCATGTTGACCAGCTCACGACGACGTACTTCAGGCGGCAGCGTATAGAGTCTGTTCGCCTCGTCCATCGCCTGCTGCCAGACGCTGCCCATCGGGGCACCGCCGCCCTCCGAATCCGGATTGCTGGCCGGGGCCGGTGCAGCAGGAGCCATCGGGGCACCAGGACCAGCCGGTGCATTGGGATCCTGTGGAACACCCATCTGGGCATCCAGAACACCCTGCGCCTGATTGACACCGTTGAGAACAGTGGGAGGAATGACCGAGCCAACCATCTCGCGGTCCTGCTGGTCCTTCTCTTCCTTCTGCATGAGCTCCTGTTCCTTCTTCATTTCTCCGATGCGGGTCTTCAGGTCGTCCTCGAACTCGATGCCGATACTGCGCAGCGTTTCGGTCTTGGAGATCACGCCGCCCTGCATCAGCTGGAAGCGCATCTGCTTGTTCATGTCGTCTTCGACGAAACTGGTGATATCCAGCGTGACACGCATGTTCTCAGCCTTTTCCACGTCGCAGACATGCTGGCCAGCCCAGCGGACAAACCGGTCCATCGGCTTGGTATTCGGGCGCCACTGGCGTTCGAACATGCGCATGCCCATGGACGGAGCAACCACCTGGAAGGTGGTTTGACGGAATTCCTGCGGGATGCCGGTATCGGAGTTGAACTGGGTGACGTACCACTCCATGAGATCCACGGGAGCGAGTTCCTTGCCCTCGCCGCCCATCAGCTGGTACTGCACGGGAACCGGCGAAACGATCCAGGTGGTCGGGTTCTCCTTGACACGCTTCAGGCTGCTCTCGATGAAGCTCCGGAAGACGTTGCCGCTGAGAGGTGCGCGGTTCGGATCGCCCATGCCGGCCTGCAGGTTCTGCGGCTGTGGGCTGATGATACGGGTCGGTGCGATGTAATCCAGCGTGATCGCTTCGTTGAATTTATCCAGATGCTGCAACCGGAGCATGTTGTCGAAGCTGGGCATGAAAAGAGGAAGCCCCCAGCCCTTATAGCGCTTGTCCAGGCAAGACAGCGTGTAGGTTCTGGCGGCAAAGAAATCCTCTTCCCGGAACTCGATGAGTGCCTGTTCCGGCGCCGCTTCCAGGAACACCTGCGGGGTATTCAGCAGATACACAGGGTCGCCACGGAGAATGGCGTTACGGATGTCATCCGGCATCTTGTAGTAATACATGAAGGTATCGGTCAGCCGGTTATACTGGATGCGGATGTCCTGTGGATCGCGGAAGATGAATTTCACCTTGCGGCCTTCTGCATCCGTGGTCTCCTGGTCATGGATCTTGTACACGACTTCCTTATGGCACTTCGGGCAAACACCGGTGAAATGCTTGCCGTCCCATTTGTACTCGACATTCTTGGTCAACTGCTTGAGAGCCATCATCCAGTTGCAGCCCTCTGTCGGGCAGAGGAGCATTCTGGTGATCGGTTTCTCACAGGAGACAAACACGTTGCCCAGAGCCGCCAGCTCCACGCCAACCTTGTTGGTGAGATTCAGAAGGTCGTACTGGTCGATCAGCATTGCCTTGACATCGGCCACCGCGTCCGTATCGGAGGACTCGTTTTCATTCGTCTGGGTGACATTGATGCCGGAGACGAAATACGAGATAACCTTCTGGATGACCGTGCGGTATTTCGCGTTGCGATCCCAGAACCACTGCGCCCAGATAAGCACCTGGTCGATGGTACGCGGGTAGACAAAATTTGACCACGTCCTAAAAGGATTGAGTCTCGAATATGCTGCAGAACCCGTAACTGGGTCAGGATGGAATGCCATTTTGTGTCTCCTGTGTGTCTTATATAAGATTGCTGGACGTTAAGCACTCTGTCCCAGCCAAGTAAAATGATAACATCTACGCGAACCGAAGGCTCTAGACTGTCGGCTTCCTGCTGCATGCCTGTTACAGGAGCCGACAACAGTAGTATAGCGAAGGCCATGCGCTCTCGCCGCAGAAGATGCTGAAGGGTATTCTAAACCGGTTTCAATACAGCGCACTGCTCTGGAATTAGATCTACTGGCAGCGCGTTCCAGTGTATCCTGAGTATCCTGTATAATTTCTCCCTGGGATTCCTCAAGCAAACGAAAGTGCATAACTGGCTTTCCAAACTTGGTGGGACGTCTTGGCTTCCCTTCTGCAAACTTCCTACAACTCTGCGTGACTGCGGAAAGGGATATATTGAAATGTTTCGCCGCCTCTGTCATGGAGGCAAATTCTTCGCCCGTATTCTCGCACAGGACTTTTCTTTTCAAAGATGCCTCTGCAATTCTGTGCGCTGCTTCTTTTCGCACGACTGTTCCAGCGTAGTTATTATTTTCTTTTGGGGTACACCAACGCAAATTACTGACATGATTATTAGATCTGTTACCGTCTATATGATCAATATGCGTTTGCCCCTCCAATGGAGCTGGAAGGAATGCCATAGCAACCAACCTGTGTACTGGATATTTCGCTTCCTGTCCATCTGCAGTTACCACCCTCGTTCGCATGTAACCTTCCTTATCAGGATACTGCTTGATATCTCTGTTTCGGGCTACATCATGGAGCGTACCGTATTCAGAAATACGATAACGATTCGAGGCCACCTTTGGATCTGCAATATATCTCCATTCCATATAGATGGCTCCTGTGTTAGTCTTTCTTAGAAGACTGCGCGTAATGCGGATATTTCTCACAGAGGAGCGCTTTGAATTTCGGATAGAAGGCGGCCTTGCTGTTCTCGAATGCAAGCGTCTCAACTGCAAGATGCAGCAGCTGGGCTTCGTTGCACCATTCGAAGATCAGGTAGTTCTTGAAGGTTTCCTCCGCCTTGTCGTCCGGCAGCCCGTGTTCGACAACCGCTTCCAGTATCTCATCCTTGACACAGAAACACCAGGCCTGGATGATGGCGGCGACATGATCGCGTTCCTCTTTGGATTCCGCCTCCTTCATGCAGTTGACGTAATCCGAGATCCTGTCCATGTTGACAGCTTCCATATTGGCAAGGTACGGAAGCATCATTCCGAGTGTGATCGAATTTTCCACCTGGAGTGTAATTTTGTCCGGCATGATGTCTTCCATGGACTTAATCGCCTTGATGAAGGCGCAGCCTTTGTGGTGCTTGACAGAGGCTTCGAAGTGCTTCCCGACACCATGGCAGATGGTGCAGATGCTGTTGCCGTTGTCGTCTGTCGTGATCACGCCGCTCTCTTGCGACATCATGTTGTAAAAATCAGAATGCTTCATGGCAGTACTCCGTTGTTGTTATGCTTTACAGTACCGATAGGGACAACCAAGGAGGAGACCATGGAAGAGACTTTCGTGCAGGGTACCGTCGAGTTCTACAAAGAGCTGGCAGAGATGTTCCTCTACGATACAGAGGAATAAAAAGAGCGCCCGCCGGCGGGCAATCCGGCGGGCACCCCCGAAAGGAGTTTCGGCGCGTCTGGAGTCACGCACCCATCACATGTCTGACCGATGTTCATCGTCCCCACTTCAACCCAAACAGAAACAGTACACCGGTTTGCATAGGCATGGCTTTCCACTTCCCGGCAAGAGCTATGGAGAACTTTTCCGGGAGTCTTGCACCATTATAACCCCTGCGCTTTACTATAGCGGAGGTGTCATATGAAAAAGCTGACAAAATGGTGTATCCAGAAGATCCTCAACTGGGACACAACGGTGCATCCGGAAACAATGCAAGACGTCATGTATCTGCTGGATCACGCAGACGAAAGGGAAACTGTCACTGCCCTTGGTGCTGTGCGCCTCCTGGGATGCACGCGGCCAACATTGCGCCGCTATGTGAAGAACGGCTGGATCCGGGAAGTCTACATCACGAAAAGCAACCGGATGTATGACAAGAAAGATATCGAGCGCCTGCTTCAGTATGGTCAGCCACCCCCTAAAGTGTAAAAAGAAGCCCAGGAGTTTCCTGGGCTTACAACTCACTTACGAGTTCTGGCAACGCAATCAGCAAGCTGATGCATGTTTGCTGCCAGTATACTTTCCTTGTTGTCATTAACCGTAGTCTTGTCCACGAACGCTGTAACCATTCCTGTGGCAGAATCGATCTCGACTGGGCACAACGAGATACTCTCTGCGAACTGTTTCTGCCACATTGGGAAATACATACGATCCAACGGTCTGAACTTAGTTTGCATCAGTGGCCTCCTTTATTCTGGCCGGTCGGCCGACGTCTCTTAGCCTCAGCGACTGCCTGTTGTTCCGATGTAAACAGGTCGTTCGCGTACAGATCCAATCCGGGGCGATAGGCTTCCCCGTTTCGGATCATCATTTTGTGCAACTCGTGGCAGTGCCACTTTCCGTCGCACTCGTAGTCCACACGAACTTCAGTCACAATCACGGCATTTGCCTGAACGACAACTGCGTGAACGACAGCACCTTCTTGTACTTGCATTTTGTACTCCTTTGGTTAAGTGAAGGTGTGCGGTACACCATGCACCGCATCAACCTATTATGCCCCAGAAACCTGTAAAAATAAGCCCCAATGCCTTGCAGCAAAGGGGCTCGATTTCGACCCCTTTCGGGATCAGTCATATCCCTGTTTCCACTTGTCGTGTTTGTGATCGCACGGGAAATCGCAGGCATCCGCCTCCGTCAGACTGGGAACATCTTCCGGCAGCTTATCCCGGATTGACTCCAGAGCGTCTGCGATTCTTTCCAAGGCGAGAACGCCTCTGGTGATCGCGTCCGTCTCAAACTGCGTCAGCATGCTGCACCTCCTTCTGTAGGCGTTCACGGAACTTCAGCCACGGACACTTATCTGAGATAGAAATGGTGATGCTGTCAGGTCCGATGTAAGTGAACCCTCTGACATGCGGACAGGTTTTCGCCATCTGCATCACAGCATCCCACTGCTGCATCCCCATGAGCCAAGCCTTGCGAGCCTGCTCATCCATCTGCGCTTTCGATATGGCAACCATCAGAGATCCTCCACATCGTAGTCGTCTTCCGAGGGTTGTTCCTCGAAATGATCCGATGCCTGGAAGAGAACATCCTCCAGCGCATCTCTTGCTGTGCCAAGTGTTTCCGTGTCACAGGTAACATCGGTCATTTGATCCGCCAGGCGCACCAACTCCGCATGCGCCTTCTTGAGGAGTTCGTACTGTCTTTTGTTCATCAGCTGTTCTCCAATTCTGCAAGAATCGTTTTTCCGAAATCACGCGGCAGAAGGTCTTTGTCCAAAAGGAATTTGATCCTTTCCTTCAGGCGCAACTTGAGGTTCACTGCATCGTCACGACACCTGTAGAAATAATCATAAGCCCTATCTGGATCCCGAACGATATCATGGAGCATCTCCATAACTTCCTCCGTCTCCCCGAGCTTCTTCAGGTCGTCTTCGATCTCCTTCCGGAAAGTGGCAAGACGCTCCTTGCGACTTTTCTTAGTAACATTCATAATTCGTCATCCTCTGTTACACGGGGGCACTCATCACACCACCCGATGTGATCGCAACGTCCGCCGAACACACCGCACTGTTCCGTCCGGTCCTCTTCCTTGAGCTTGTGCATAAGACTCATCTGGAGCTGTCTGGTATAGTTCCAGATAGCCTTGACCGGCTGAGTCTCCAGGGAATAGTACTGGAAGAACTCGTGCTTCCGCTGGGAACCTTCGATGTGCACGTAGGCGCCCCAGTTGTCGTAGTCGCAGAGCTTGCCAAGTACCTTTGCCTTGAACAGCGTCGGCTTGATGGGTTGCGTGATAATGGAACGATCATCCTCCGGATACCTGTATTCTTCATCCAGAACGATGTAAACGGTATCGTTCTCCTTTACTTCGTCGAACTCTTCGTCGGTCATAACTGCACCTCATAGTCTGCGTTGTAGGCTTCTGCGGGGGCGTTGCAAAAGTGCTCGATGATCTCCGCCACGCCCTCGTCTGTTTCGGCTTCTTCCCGGTGGCTGTCCCAGTACTCATCACAGTAGTGCTGATCCACGCCCCAGTCTGTCAGGGTATGATTCTCCTGGAAATACTCCCAGTAACCGTACACGTTGTTCCCGGACTCCTCGTAGTCACAACGCAGGTATCGAATGTCATAGCTCTTGGTGAGCTGGTCCACAGCTTTGACAAAAGCAGGCGTGTCAATGGCCCACTTCACCCAGCCGCCAATCTCCACACTGATATCCGACACACGAACCACATCGTAGTCAAGGATCCAGAACTTGGTGTCCTTTCCGAGCTCGAAGCCGTATCCTGGTTTGTCTTCCAGCGTCTCCTTCATCTTGGCTTCGATCCAGTTGAAGCAGGTGTCTGCTTCCAACTTACTGCCGAAGTCCATACGAAGGGTGATCATGCAGCAATTAGCCATTGCCAATGACCCTTTCGATCTCCTTCCCGTTGGCAGTGAACAGCGGGACAGTGTTGCAGAACTTGCGGGCGAGTTTCGCAGTCGCTTCTTTGCGGTCCTTACCGTCGGCAGTCAGCTTGTAATCGCCAATGTAGATGACCCCGCTGGAATAGTGATTCTTCAGTCCGCTTTCCCATACGGTAGTCCAGATGATGGACTTGTCGAAGTCCTTCTTCCAGAAATGCTTGAACGCCACCTGGGCAGTGACGATGTTGACCTCGGCAGAACGAACCGGTTTGCCGCCAGGGGTCAGGCTCTTGATGTGCCGCAGCGCCAGCGCATCACGGACTTTGTCTCGAAAGCTCTTTTTCATGACAGTCTCCTTTCTTGTTGATTGTTATTGGTGAAGGTGTAACACTACCATGCTATTATGCCATCAGAAGCTGCGCTTTTCAAGTACATTGTAAAAGAAAACCGGGCATCCCTTTCGGGGCACCCGATCTCCTGGCGCCTCACTTGGCGCCGAGCAAGTTTCTGTAAGGAAACCACTCCCAGAATGGCGTTCCATCCCATGACTCCGACTTGACCTCGAAGCCCGTGTGAAAAATTGTGGTTACAACACCATCAATGGTGTTATATCCATAGGCCACATGTGCTGTGGCTCCTAATCTCAATGTCACAGTTGGTTTATACCTAAAGTGAACTTCGCATTCGACCGAAGACGTCCCCTGATTGCGCAGATATGCGCACTCATAGCCGTCATCCTCATTGGTCTGAATGAGTTCGACATCAGGTTGTTTTTCCGGTTTGTGACACGTGAAAAGCCTCTTTATGAAGTTGAACATGATAATTCTCCTTTCGGTTTTATTTGTGGTTAAGAGGTTCAGTTTATACTGCCCGCAAAAGGTCTATTATTAAGTTCAAATCTAAAAGAAAAGACCGGGGTTCCCACGCCCGGTCGATTCTCTGTTCACAGTCCCAAGCGCGTATTGAACGCGCTCTCACGAGACTGCTGGATTAGCTGCTGGAGAAACGGGATCGCGTAGCGAGCCGTCCAGGGATGCTTGTCTGTTTGAATATCATCTATCATGATGAACAGATGATGAGCTACCAGACGAGCACCATCGGCGTCGATTGCACCGATGAATTCGGTAGCCTTGACCAACAAGCCTCCGACATTGTGGTCAAGACCATTCCTGAGCACAGCGGCATTTACACGGTCCAGCGTCCCCTGCAGGATGCTGGCCGTGCCTCCGATAACCGCGAGCTCCTGGGCCATACGCTCCGTCGGAGACGGGATATAGCGCTCAGGATCCTGTTGCTGCTTCTGTGGTCTCTTATGCATATAGGCCACCTCAGCTGCACCAGCCGGTGATCGGATCTTCGTCCGCGTATTGATAACGGGCGCCAGGATGCAGTTTGAACTGCCCGACGTCGCTGCCCTCTGCAACATACACGGAGGCGTTCGCATCGACTTCCAAGAATTTGACTGAGCCAGAGAACCTGAGGGTTCCCTTTGCTACATTGATCTTGTCGAACGTCCCATGTATCGTGGCGTCCCCGTAGAGCACCGCGACATTGTTGGTGGGGTTGACTGTTTCATTTGCCATGATACACCTCCTGGTTAATGGTTGATGATTCAGCCTCAACTTATACTGCCAACAAAACCCCACTTATTTAGCCCGATTCTAAAAGAAAAAGTGGAGGGGGTCTCACGACCCCCAGCCCCCTTCCTTGAGGCAGAACTTGACAAACTTAATAGCTGCCTCAAAGCTATTAAGCACGGCCAGGAAGCCGTCTGCGTGGACGAAGCCGATAGTCCCCTTCGGGAGATCGGCTGCTTTTTCCAGCGCGGCATCTTCCAGCCCCCAGAGGCGTTCCGGGAACAGGTGCCAGCTGGACTTCCGGAGGAACGGACCGGACGGATCACAGGTGCAACCCACGACCCATCTTTCACCTGCCCGGCCGGGGCTGATGAAGTACCATGCGGTGTGACCCTGCTTCCACAGGATCTCCTTGCACGGCGCCTGCCTGGCATCCTCGGAGAAAACGACATAGGCAGGATCCCCCGATTCCGCAATGTCAGCAAGCGCTGCTTCGGTAGCTCTGTGCTCCGCCATCGCCTTGCGGAACACGTCGTCGAACCAGCTATACATACGGTCGACTAGCCTATTGAACAGGCCATCTTCCGTCGTATCGCTGCCGTCCCCGTCAGCCGACCAGCCGGGGTCGGCACGATGTGCGGCCACTGCATCGTTCACCCAGGGGGTGATGGTAAACTCGATGAGGCCGACATCAGACGCCGCGATACGGTCGCAGATATCTGCGAACCGCTCCCAGACAATCCGGGGATATTCATCGCCCAGACTGTTCAGGAGGAGGAAGAATATCCTCGTAATCGCGGAGATCCCATGCGCCTTATCGGCGCGGAGCCCGTGGTGATCGAACGCGCCGAAACCAACGTCGATGCGGATATCGGCATTGGCCAGTTTCTGCGGATCACGGGTACGGAAAACCCGGATCTGGAAACCACGAAGCAGAACCATGAGGAGCGCCACAGCACCGATGTCATCGGCGTGAGGATCTCCGTTATGGACTGCAACCGTGATTACGCGGCCGCGTTCGAAGCGCTTCGCCTGGAAGTCGATGATGACATCTCCGTCCCAGGCGGCGATGATGATTTCCTGCTCGCGCTTTGTAAGCAGGGCAGGATCCCATTGGACATTGGGCATCCCGCAGATTCCGTCGCGTGCCGGGTGAGGCAGCGACAGGAATGGATCAATGGGTATAAATTCCATAGTTCCTCCTTTCTGTTTGGTTGGTTAAACTATTGGATCACCCGATCCAGATTATTCTGCCCCAAAAGGTATCCTTATTAAGGTCAACTGGAGCCTAAAAGTTATTGATTGACTATTAGAAAATTGTAAGCCTTGCATCTGATTATGCCACAGGAAGATACCCGATTAAGGACTAAAAGAAAAGCCAGGGGGTTTGCACCACCTGGCTCTTCCGGGGTCACTGGTCAGCATACCGGAAATGAAGAATAGATCTACCACGTGCATTCCGGACGGTATACCGTACTCCTTTCTCTGCTCGCTTACAGGCCATACCAACAGTGCCTTCTCGCATGTTGCAGTCTTTTGCTGCTTCCCTGATGGAGCCATATAATTTGCCAGTTTCTATACAAATTATCTGTCTCCTTGGTAGCCTCTCCATAAATCGTGCCTTCGCTATGGGAGTAGTCACTCCACGCTTACTGGACCAGAACAGGTTTGTCACACAGTTATTGTGTCGATCACCATCCCTGTGACCCACTGCTGAAGATCCATATACCTTGGGGATAAATGCTTCTGCAACCAGCCGTGGAACCGTGAGGGTTCTTCCTTTGCTCCCATTCACAGAGAGACCAACGTAATCGGGCTTGCCTTCCTTATCCCAACAGACTTTCTTTGGCCGCTTCGTTTTAGCATTCCGCACTTCACCCATATTCGAGACTTCGTATTTCCCTTCGAATCCCACTACGGGTCGCCAGATGCGTTCTTTAGGTTTCCATTCCTCCGGGTCATATAACCGGAAATGAAATACAGGTTTACCTTTCGTGCTGAACTTGTTATACTGCCTGGTTTTTGCCCGGAGAAGTTTCGTTGATATTGCTCCCCTGGAAAGCCCGAATGCAGCAGAAGCGGCTTTGATAGACGGGTAAATAACGCCGGTTTCCAGACACATGATCTTTTTTATGTTGTGCAAAGCAGCAGCGTCTGTCATCTTACGCAATCTGGCGGCTCCCTCCGGAGTATCGCCATAACCTTCCATACGCTTTGCCATGGCTGCGCGAGCCTCAGGGGAAGATCTTGCTGCCTTGAGAAGCGCCACAATTCTCGGTGTCTGCAGCAAATAGCCATTGGTCGTCCAGTACAGGTTCTTCAACGCATTATTGCAAGTATCGCCGTCCAGATGCCCTACTACGGACTCACTGTTATCCGGTGCACCGAGAAATGCAAAGGCAACCAATCTTGCTACCGTGTATGACCGTGCTTTCCTGTCTTTACGAAGTGTGACCAGCAGACACCCTCTCACACTGCTTGGTTTCAGGATGCGCTGATTACATGTTCTGCGGAGTCGGCCAAGATTGGATACCTCGTATTGCCCTTCAAACCCGATGATTGGCTTCCACTCTTCTTGTTCCATTTGTAACTCCTTTCGTTAGTTTGGTTTATGGTATAGAGCTCTCATCGTATTATGCCCCCAGGAGCCCACGTTTTTCAGGTACAGAATAAAAGAAAAGCCCATGCCCCTTGCGGGGCAGAGGGGCAGGACAATCAGTAAACACTGATGTGTCCGATTTTGATTCCTTGCCGGAATGTCACCGGGACATCCAGTCCAACTCGAACTTCCTTGAATTCGCCGGAAAGCCAAATATGGTTCTTCGGTTCAGGATCGTTGTCCACATAGATCAGGCTGTCGCCCGACCCAATACAGACCGTTCCTCCTTCCCCTTTGACCTCTCCGTCATTGAGCCACACCATGGCTCCTTTCTTGACGTAGATCTTCTGCTTTGGCTGTCCAGTGATTCTCACTTTGGCAGTGCCACTTACGATGATATCCTTGTCTGCGGGGCAGGACGAAGGATCGACCGTAAGAGCATCCATGAAATCACGGATCTCCTGGGTATGCTTCACCCAATTTCTATCGAATCGTCTACTGCGAATTGCCTGCAGAATCCAGCCTGTGAAGACTGCGAGCAGAACAATCGCGAGCAAAAGTCCGATGAAAGTGAGCACAGACCAAAGGACTGCAAGCCCGATGGCGCCCAGCCAGGAATGTCCAAGTGTGCGGAATGCGGCCGTAAGCATACCACCACAAGCAACCATGAGGATGATTCCGACGACGAACTGTAATTTAGGGTTGTTCTTCATTTGAGTTCTCCTTTCTAGAGTTTGGTTGATGAAGAATTACAGGGACATCTTATACTGCCCTCAAAACCCTTCAAATTTAGCCCATTTTGGCATGAAAAAGGCTCCATTTCTGGAGCCTCAATTTTCTACCTGAAGTGGAACTTCTGGATCAGAACTCTTCCACGAGCCGTTCCATATCCTGCAGGTGATCCTGCTCGGTCTCCAGATGCTCTTTGGCGAGCTTCTCGGTGGCGTAGTCCCGCTTCTCCGGTTCCTGACCGGCGATGGCCGCGAGGAGCTTCTGGTAGGCTTCCACGGCCTTCTTCTCCGCCGTGCGGGCGATCTCGGCAGCCTTCTTGGGATCCTTGGTGTCAACGTCCCAGTAGTAGCCAGCATTCTCCTTGATGTCCTTCAGGAGATCCTTGTTGTAGTAACCCAGCTGGTAGAGCCGGTCGAACACAGACTCGAAATGGCCGCGTTCGTCTTCTGCATGCTGCTCGAACTCCTGCTTCACGTCCATCCAGTTCTCGCCACGGATGTTCTTGGCGCCGGCGAAGTATGCGTAGTAAGACACATACTCATCCGCCAGAATCTTGCAGAGCATGTCGATGATGTCAGATTTGGTGGCGTCTTCGGCGGCCTGCTTCTCGATGGGCTTTTCCGTAGGTTGTTCAGCAACGAGTTGCTTGCTGGGATCATAGGATTTCTTGAAGTCGGTGTATTTCATAAGTTGCTCCTTGTTGTTCTATAAAAAGAAGTGTCGGTAAACGTTACTACAGTAACTACTGCGAAATTTTGAATCCGATGCGCAAAGTTCGCATTAGTCTTCCCTCATTGCGATAAAACTCGGCGCTCTGTAAGCGCCGGTGTCCGGATATTGAGACTGAGCATGGATGCGGGCCAGCCGGCCAACGTATTTCTCCGGGTGCTGCAGCATGTCCCGCAGCAGTTCATGGGAGAACCCGGTACCCACGTTACCGACCAATTTGTCCGGCCGATCAGGGAGTGCATAGGTGAATCCGCCGGCCCGTGGCTCGGACTTGGTATCCGCCGGGAAGATGTCCCGGATTACCACATCATAGTCCTCACGGAGCTTCGCCTTCAGCGGCCGCTTGTCTTTCTGGTGGATCACTAAGCCCTCCTGGGTGAGCGGATGCCGGCCAGCCAGTATCTGCCGGAGCAATCTGCGGGCTTTCTCCCCGCCGACCGGCTGCAATGCTGTAAAAGAAGGACTGTGGAGCCGGCGCACGATGTCGCCCACAGGCGCTCCATAGTCATCCTTGCCACGATTCACGGCCAGAGCCGCGACCATAAGTCGGAGACCACGCTGGCGCTTCTGAATGGCGTTCTGGATGGTACTGTTGAGAAACCCGGAGAGTTCCTGAGGTGGGATCACCTGCCCATTACGCACACCGTAGAGTTCTCCGCGCAGCATCATGCCCACGAGATCCTCCGGCACCTGCACCTGAGAAAGACCGCCGATGTGTGCGCTGTAGTCAGGCTTGTGCCCCGACTTGTCCGGTCGGGTGCCATAGACCTTGATGCCGTGCTTGTCCAGATATGCCAACACAGAGGAGCCGTCGATCTTGGGGGCAATGGTCGCGCCGCTATCAATCATCTTCTGGACGCTCTCAATGGGAACCGACTTGAAGTGCTCACGCTGGTAATCGGCCACGGACTCCGGCTCCTGGGGCTCCTTGATACCGATGATCCAGTTGCCACCGCTGGTGCGCTTCATCTTGTATACCGGGGAATCCTTGCTGGTGCCCCTGGTAAACTCGATATAGCTGGACGTGTTCTTCAGGAGAACCACAGGGGATTCTTCCTGCTTGCTCACATGGCCGGCGCCGTATTTGCCCTCCGGGATGTCGCCCTCGAAGTCCTTGTAGGAATATCGGTGCAGGCTCGTAGGAATCGCCAGACGGAACTGGCCGGGTTCTGTGGGAAGATCCTTCGGCACAGCCCAACTGAAGAGGCCAGACTCATTGCCGATGCGCAGATCCGTGTGCCGGCCGGCCTTCCGGGCGTCATGCTGCTGCCGTACCATCGTGAGCAACACGTCGGTCGGCAGATCCATGAGCCTGCCCTTATTGAGCTTGTCTGGGATTCCTGGAGCGAAGTCTGGCATTGGTGATTCCTCTTATGGAAGAGAGCGGGTCAAGTCGCGTTCTGGCGAAGTCTGAATTTGGTGTAGTGATCAACAGTACCTGCGCCTACTATTTCGGCTCGTATTGTGCATATATGAAAACCGGCATTCAGATATACTTGACTGTAGTCAGCGTTATTACATGTACCAACAAACATGGTTTCTTTAACAGGAGTAATACCGGTTGGTGTACTGCGCCTTGTCAATAACGTGGCACTTGTACCACTTGGCGAAAGCTCAAAAGTATTCCACCCCCTGTGCAGGGTGTTCTCGCCCGCTACCATTTCCTGGTCATAGAATCGTTGCACATATGTTATATCAGGACAATCCCTCTGCCCCTTATAAGCTGTCATAATATCTATCGGCTTATTCAGAATTACGCCGGCAGACTCTACACGTATGACAGCGCCATCTTCTACGTGTAAATGTCCTCTGTTATTACCACCGCCCCACATAGTTGCCAATCCGACGCTACATGTAATTGTACACGTAGCCCCACTCAGAATTTCGCATGTTCTGACCCAGGCAAATTCATCAGTTGGAGGGCTTATCCTGCAGGATGCCCCGCTATGTAAAAAGAGGCAGGCTTGTTCATGATCCACATCTCCGATACCCGCATCACTGCCGGTAATACCAACATAGCCACCTTCGTACACAACACAGTCGCCCAACAGTTTCCCGTTATCTGCAATAAGGACAGAAGCACCGGATTCGACACGGACTTCCCCTGTATACTCTGCATCAGTTACCACACATGTTCCTCCTGTAAGGACCACAATACAATCGGCGCCGCCAACAGTGGCAGACGTGTATGTGTACTGAACACCGGATGAGACAAAGTAACATGAGGTGGCAGAGGCACAGTGCATGTCAACGAAATCTATGAGTAAAGATGAGATGGTATCTGCACTGGTAGTTGTCTCGTATAGACCTGTCACAGTGCCCCGAACCGTCTGACCTTCTTCCACTGCAGTCAATACACAGCAGTTCGTAACACGAGCACCACTCTGGATAACCAAGCTGCCATGCGGTTCCACGATTACACGATCCATTGAGCCGGCCGAAACCACGGCGGTACCGCCGGATGTGACTATAATAGTGCCTGGCACATTATCCTGGTTACTGCCTGGCATGTTCTGTCCTGTAAATATAGTTGTACCCGTTACGATCACAGAAGCATCATTCATATATGAGCTGTAGAAAACACCGCTGTATCTTCTGTTTGGAGGACTAAGATAGGCGCTGAGTCTCAGATTCGTACCACTGGTAGTCCCGGTAATGTCAACCTCTGTAGCCGACGTTCCAGTCAGGACAGCTGTATCCAGTATTTCATAGGTGCCATCATCAGTACACCACGCAATATTATAGTCATATGTGACAAAATCGTTATATCCGGCGCGCGTTACAGTGACTCCCTCTCCGACTGTTTGTACTGTCTGGGTATCTGCGTATTCGTAGGCAACAGCACATGCTGTACTGGGAGATAATGTGGCATCATCATAGTTATTTCCCCGCATCCCTATCTGCAGAATCATGGAACTCGCCGGTATTTCATCGCTGAAAGCCGTGCCCCCTGAAACTGCAATATCCGGGGATAGCGTTGCCCTGCTTACTGTCAAATCCTCCACCCATGAAGCGCCTGACAACTCGGTATTATTCCCCTGTATCATGCTGGATGTATTGTCCGCAGTATATCGCAGTTGTTCCAGCATCCACTTGCGCTCTTTTGCCCATTCTTTTGGAAAAGCAGGCATAAAATCCTGGCTATAATTTGTACCACCATATACAGGAACGTTTGCAAGTGCAGAAGCACCTCCGGAGATAGATGCATAAGCGGACTGAGCGAGCTGGTCAAAGGATGTGAAAAATGTCCCACCTGAAATATCCGTGCAATAGCTTCCTATCTCGACCAGAGAAGTGATCAGGTTATCCATATATGTCATATAGGTGGTAACAACGGAAACACCACCATCCGTCACCGTAGTCTTGTCCACTGGAGCGAACGTAGCGTCCACAGGGCCCTTGTAGCTCTCTGCACCGACTTGGGACGGCTTCAAATCATGTAGCGCAACATGTTGCACGGCATTGTTTACAATGGTATCACGGCCTGCCTGTGTGGCCGCATACCAGTCCGAAGTAACAGGAGATGTCGTAGTTCCGGTGACAAAGCTGGAATTAACAACGGCCTGTCGCTCACAGAATCCGCTGACAAGACCGGACAGGACAGACATCGGGGAACAGAACGTGGGATTATCCACATCATACTTGCATGGCGTACTCTGATCCTTCCATTTACTGTCAAAATTACTGGTATAGTCCGGGTATGCCATGCTGTGTCTCCTTTGTTGTTCCCTTTACAATAAAAGAAAGGCCCATTGCAGGGCCTTATCCTCAAGCAATTCGGCTGTTCACCGTATTCCTCATCTGCCTGCGCAGAGCTCCGGATGTACCGTTCGTGGACGTCGTAGATGGCTTAAACTTGTAATGCGTTTGCGGCAAGCGGGTAAAATCCGATGTCGTGCCTCCAGCTGATGTTGTCCTGTATCCCATCTCCTCTGCGGTAACAGGCTTTCCGAGTTCGGAGCGATCAATCGCGACCCACTTCTGGCCGTTCCAGTAGTTATCACCCTGGGGCCTTGTGGACCAATCCGGCTTGTTGTACCCAGGCGCTCTTCCTGCTCTTGTTCCAGTCATGTGGCCACCATTCATCATGGAGCGTCCTCTCACCATGCCGGGATTCACCGCAACGATTCTGCCATCAGCGTACTTGTCATAGTACTGACCATTGATACCGAATGTGCTCATGGGTGCAGCACCTTTTGGCCGTTTGCCAAGGTGCATACCATTCATATCCCTGGACAGCCATGCAGGATTCTGATTTCTGTTAAACGCCGTAAGAAACTGCTGATTAGATGGCATCGCAAGCCCCCTCGTCCTGGGATTCGCACCCCATTGGGGCTTCAGGTAACTCAGGATATAGTTGTTATAAGCCTGTGGGTTTTTCAGTTGGACAAGACGGCGAAGTGTATCTGGATTGCTTGTCGTCTGGAAACCATTGATGAGCCCACTCTGACCAAGGCGTACCGCAGCAATTTGATTCGGCTTAACTCCCAACTCCCTTGCGGCACTGAGTATCTGGTTTCTTTGCTTTGGTGTATAGTTGCCGTACTCGTATATGTTAAAGCCCTGGTAAGCTCCTTTATATCCGGGGACTGCACGGAACATGTAGTCGTTCAGCAGTTGAGGTGTCGGGTTGCCTCCGGAAATGCGCATCAAATGGTTATAGGCGTCCGGATTCATTGCCGAGAGTGTCCGAAGATCATTCTCCATATTGGCTCTGGTACGCATCTGCGCAGGGCCTTCATTTGGATAGATCATGTGCCCCGGCGAGAAGATCGATTCCGAAGGCTGTCCGGATAAGTATTTGTCAAGATTCTGGGAAGCCTCCTGATAGCGCTGATCCCAGACACCACGGGTCATACCATGCTGCGCTTCAAATTGCCTGTCAGCGACTTGTTGCGGCGTTTCTCCATAGACAGCAGCGACTTCCTGATCGCTCGGCCACTGTGGCCAGAAGGAGAAAAATGCTCGCTTCTGCATGGCATTTCTTACCGTGCAAATATTCATATTATGAGCCGTTGCTGTCTTCTCTTGCACTGCATTGACTGGAGCTTCGACAGACTTCTCCGTCGGTGTGACATCCTGTTTCTGCTTACTCGGATCCGTACGGGAATCCAAAGTATGTTTGCCACCCATAAACATCCTGATGGAGAACGGTGGGAGTTCCATGTGCTTTGCGTAGTACCCTGCATTACCTCTTTCCGGGCTCATGTAATCACGCCACTTATTCAGGGAAAGACGTATGTTATCTGCGCGTGTTTTTGTGGCTACATCAACAGGATCATTGTAATTGATCAGGCCACGAAAAACAGAGCTGCCGCCAGCGGCAGCTTGTTCCCTATTATAGTCTACAGGGATTCGATTTGTACTCTTACGCCAGATATTATACTTCCTGCGAATCTCCTGTAATTCCGGATCGCTCTGTTTTCCGTCAGCCATTGCTTATTCCTCCGGATCGTCTTCGTCCGTGTGCTTCCAGCACTCGAAGTACCATTCCGGCTGTCCAAGGCCGATGAGACCGGAACGATACACGCACTTGGCATTGGCGTTCTGGAGTCTGGTGGTCAGCATGAGTGCGGTCGTGGGATCAGCCGCAGTGTACTCGGACTGCTCGATCTTCCAGTCCTCGTCGAAGCCACCCATGTAGGTGGGATCATGCAGGAACTTCTGGGTGTCATAGACCGCCTTACGGAACTGCTTCCAGGCCGCATGTGCTTCGTCCACCGGGGTTGGCTTGGCGTCCTCGGTGATCTCGCCGCCATTCGCAATGAAGGTTTCGTCATCCACGGGACTGATGGACCGGCCATCTTCGGTGTACAGTGGATTGGGCGGGTTGTTTTTGTACGTAACCCCTTGCCAGATATAGTATTTCATTTCGGAAGCTCCTCTTGGTTGAGATTCTCCACCTGAGGTGGAATTTCTTGTTTAGTATCTGTAGAAGCATCAGCGGTAATCTTCCTGTCGTATATACGAATCAAAGTCCAGCCCATAGCCGCTGCGATCAAAATAGCCCAGCCTGTATGAAACATAAGGTTCAGCCGTTCGCACCATGTCATCTTGCGCACATATTTGGCAAACTCCCAGAGCACATAGCATATGCCACATAGAAGGGGTATACCCATAAGAAGCGCACCAATGAGAGCAAGGATCTTGATGAACGTCATGGCTGCGCTTCCTGTTGCACTTCCTGTTGCGGTTTGTCTTCAATCTCCTGCAAGCAGCACGTCATGCCGCCGAGAAGGAAACACATACAACCGATGAACATGATGGCATCCATCACCTGCTGTGGATCTTTGTATCCGCCTTTCCCGAAGAATTCCTTGCGCCACTCGTTGAAATAGTAACAAGCGCCTACAATGATACTGCCGGCGAATGGGAGGAAACAAAGAGCAGCGATACTGAAGAAAACGTACATGGCGATTCTCATGTCATGACTCCCAGTGGTTCTGTCTGATTGTTTCCTGCGGATTCACGGTGGACACCCACCAGGTCGCTTTGCGCTTGGCACGCTTCCTGGCATCCGGAGCATCCCGGTATTCGTCCAGCATGATGTCCCACGCCAGCGGCTCCGGGAACTCCTCGTCGTTGCGATCCAGGATAAACAGGTACCAGCCGGTGTCATCCAGCGCGTAGCCCCAGATAGGTACTTCGTCCGCCTGGTTAATGATTTCGAGTACTCTCTCGTATGTCATAGGGCACCTCACAGAAGAAATCTGTCTACTGCAGCGACAATGACTGCCAGAAGACCGAGGCTGACACACATGTAAACCGAAAAAGCCGCGATGTCATCGAACTTGTGCGTCTTGATCGCATAGTGGAACAAACGCAGTGCTTCCTGGCACCAGGCAACAATGCAGGCACCGAGCAATGGCAGCAAGAAAATGCCGGACAGAACAAACAGAACAATGCTGACGTTATTCATTTCGTCATATCCTCCGCTGACCACTTCTGGGCAAACATGACATTGATTTCAGCCTTCAGCTCCATCCAGCGCTGCTCCATAGAAGGCACCTGCTGACAGGCAATCGCAAAAACCGTGTCCAGAGCCTCCAGGGTCATGCCCTGCTTGGCGCCGCGATTAAGAGTCTTGGCTTCCTGCTGGTGTCCCCAGACCTTGGCTTTCGCCTCCAGCTCATTCAGGGAAGTGTCGCCGAAGACTGTCTGCTTATCCTCCCTCTGCTCCCAGGACTCGCAGGTTCTCGTCATAGAATCTTCCTCTGACATGTCATACTCCTCAGAACAGCACTGATTCGTATCTGGGTCGAAGTGGTCACAGGTAATGCAGATCTTCTTCGGATTCCAATCACTGCAAGACATAGTATTAGCCTCTTCATCGTGGATAGCATAATCATTGGCGCAGCATACATGCAGATTGGGGTCATAGTGAGAACAGGTTCTGCAAACCTTGGTGGGATCCGCCGGCACAGCTCTCGGTTTAACGATCATTGGCGGCCTCCTGCTCTTCCTTGCGGAGCCGACGGTACTGGATAAGGAGCTTGGCGACGTCGCTGACAAAGGAGCCAAGTACCGGGGCAATTCTGGTGGTGAGAATCATGATCATGTCTCCGGTGGTGTAATCGTACTTGATGGTCTCTTCATCATACTGGCCATCCAACAGCCCCTCGTGCTTGTCAATCATGTCAGGCAGTTCCAGCACAGAGTCCAATGCTCTGCGGACATCTGCAATGCGCCGCTTCAGAAGTGCCACAGTAGCCTCCTTTGCGGTCGCCCAGTAGCAGTCGCCGAGCATGCCATGCATCTCTGCAGGGAAATTGGGATCACCATCACCTCCGTGCACTTTCAGACGGAGCTTGCCGTCCTTGAGGCTGCTGGCGATCACCGGCATCTTTGCCAGCTGGTAGCAGAAGCCCAGATGAAGTCTGTCCGGTGGGAAGTCCAGTTTGATGTCATCCGCAAGGAAGACGTTGAAGGTGTCCGGGACGCAGTAGACGGAATTGGGCACAAGGGTAGTGTCTGACATAGCGGGAATCCTTTCTGTTTGGGTTTAGCGGTTGTCTTACTATACGAGCATGAAAAAGCCCTCCCAGGATTACTCCCAGGAGGGCTAGTATCTGTACTGGCAGATGTGTCAAACAGTGGCACTACCATTACTGTCAATGCTGGTGTACGTTCCGGCAGGGATGGTATTGCCGTTCACTTTGCAACCACCAGTAAGAACAGTGATTCCGCCGCCGGGAGCAATGCTGGACGTGAGATTGACCGATGCGCCGGAGCTGATAATGACTGCGCCGCTTTCCCCCGCAATTTCCTGCAACCCGACAGTTCCAAGCGTGAGTGTGCCGCCGCTGGAGACGAACACGTTTCCGCTGCTGAAAATGGCTCCGCTGGCGTATGCCTGTGTGTTGACTGGCACGATAGCCGTACCGCCACTCAGGTTCACAACATTGGTGTTCCCGATCTGCGGAACAGTCATGCCGCCGAGCACATAGGCAGAGGCAGAACCGGCAGATGGGTAGACAGTTGCACCGCCAGCCTCGAACGTAACGCCGACACCAGGAGCAATAGGTGTGACGGTCGCGTTGCCCGTGAGGTCGAGGACAGCGCCGCTGGTGAGTGTTACAGTACCAGCATTAGAATTGGAAGCTGATAGTGATCCATTGAAATAATTATAACCAGATAATACATAAGAACCTCCTGGACCACCTACAAAAGTTACGAATCCATAGATAGTAGAACCTTCGATAATGGTAGTCCCTGCAGCTCTAGTTTTAATGATTCTATTGCTATTCTTTTGAGAACCGAAGTAACAATCAGTTATCATTACTGTACCAGCTTCATTGTCAATGACATTAAGAGTATAAGTGCCACCAGTATAATTATTTGTGAAAGAACAATTACTAATATTAAGTTGCTTATCTGAACCGCTAAATTGTATAACCCCACCACCATTACCTGATTGACCACCATTAGTTATAGTAAAGCCACTTATACTAGCAGATCTACTAGCAAACTTAGCAAACAATTTCTCATTAAGGTCAATAATACTATCGTTTCCACCACGAATATCATCAACACTTATAGCACCACCAGACTGAATAGCTACGGTCTTAGTAGCTTCATTTACGGTAGCTGAAGTCAATGAGAAAGTACCACCAATAATAGGCTCGTAATCGTGTGTGATAATCTGCTTGTTTACAGCATTCACAGCCCCATCCACAACAGCAACCGCGCCACTGTCAATCTTTGCGAACCTATTAGCACCAGTTTCACCAGTAGTAGCCGAGAGAACAGTACCAAGATATTTAGCACCAGTAGTAGAATTATCAACTGGAACAACATTAGTGGAATTATTAGCCACAAAGTCGTTGTCGCCTTCCTTGTCGATGTAGGTGCCGATGCCGCTGATAGTGCTGGTGGTACCGGCCGCGTTGACAACAGTGGCGCTGCCGCTCGGAGCAGCCGGATCGTCGCCGACCACGATGATCGGTGCCTGAATGATCTTGGTGTCAGCCGCGTTGGTATTGCCGGAGAGGCTGACGGTAGTAGACGCAGGCAGCTGGATACGGGTAGGCTGACCGGAAATAAGGGAGCCACTGGTGAACGTGGTGCCGGAGAGCTTGACCGTGGAAGCGGCGGAAGCATCGAGGGGTGAGGCAAAGATGACGTTGGTCGCTTTCCACGGATTTGCAGTGGAGCCGGTAATCGTAACGACGCCATCTTCAATGTTTCTGACCATACCAGTCACAAACAAACCGTCAATCCTGCATCCGTCTATGGAAGCGGTCGTACCACCGGGCGATATCACGGAAACATCGTCGGAAACAAAGATGTATTTCCCAAGTGAGTTGGCCTCTGCAAAACTTGTATAGGTAAGAAACGCGGTAGTCACGGGTAATGCATAATCCATAAAATCCAGTACACTTCCAGCAGACAGATAAGTGTCACAGCCTATATAGTTATAACTGGCGGCTGTGCTGGGGCCACAGATACGACTGTTAATCTTATTTGTGCCGGCAAAAATCAGTTTGCCCCTGTATGATGGTGTTGAGCCACTTGGAGCGGTGGTGATGATTCTGATCTGAGCCGTAAAAGTGCAGTCAACAATCTTCAGCACGTTGCAGGAATTGGTATGCATGATAGGATACTCGTCCAAGAACTTGCACCCATCAAAAACGATTTCCCCAGTTATCACCTTCAAGTAAAAATCTCTGCTGGCAGAACTCGCTGTATTTCCCTGGAAAGTGCAGTTATAGAAATAGGCGTCTTTTATATCTGTGACCCAGGATGCGCCGCCGGACGTCGAGGAGGAACCTCCTGTGACCGTTATGTTTTTTATAATATAACTCTCGTTGGACAGATAGAGACTGATAAGATCACTCATAGAGCCGCCGCCGTCGATCACGCCGGTCCCGTCACCATCTATAAAATGGGACTTTGCACCCTTTTTGTATAGAGTACCATTTATAATAAGTGACTTACCTTTAAGAAAGTATCCGCTGCCCGTAACTGTGCTGCCCGCCGGAACAATAACTGTGCCGTATTCGCTGACCGTAACGGACAAATCAACGTTACTCAGCGAAACATTATCAAAGTTCACCGTTCCGGCTCCATTGATCGTGCTGCCGCTGATCGTCAGGTCCTGCAGATTCATGACCTTGTTGTATCCGATGGTACAGATGCCGCTGATCGCCGTCTTGTCCATGCCGTTGCCGAGAATATCCGTATTATAAGCCACGGACACTGTACCGGCATCACAGGTAAGACCATCGGTAGCAGGCGCAAAGATGATATAGTTTTCATTGCCACTGCCGGGATCCTGCTGAAGGAAGTAGTTCAGTGTGCCTGCAGTCGTACCTGTGGCTGCGACCACTATGTTACCGGCGTTGGTGTCATCCACGTACACCAGGGCATCGCCGTTGCGGTACTTGATGATCAGGTTGTGGCCGGCATTCGGCGTAAGAGCGTCCATCAGGATCAGCGGGTGCTGGAACTGGATGGAAGATGTACCCTTGATGAACATCTGCACGTGAGTATCCCAGCCGTAGGCATCCGTGGGGATGGTATCCACGGTGATCTTGTGCGGATTGTCATTGGTATACTTGATCTTGTAGCTCAGACCGGCGGCGACCGTAAGATCGCTGTTGTCGGGCATGCCGATGGTATAGATCCAGGGGCAGACCATGTCCTGCTTCACGAGGTACTTGTCGCGGACCTGGAAGATCGTGGAGCTGCGGAAGAACTGGTCGGGATCCGGAAGACTGGCGATGTAAGCGATGGCTTCGTCTGTGAGCGCGGTGACTTCATACTGGCGCCAGTTGGTTACAGTCATGGTCGCGTTGGCAGATGCGGAGATGTAGCCGGAGTCAGCTGCCGTTACCTTCGTCCAAATGCGCTGCGGCGTATCGGACAGTGTAACAGCGGATGCACCATTCGGTGTAACCGTGCCTGAACCCGAAACATTGGCAATGAAAAGGTAGACCAGACCGTCGGCAAACTTCGGGAACCTGTGCGTCGTGGTATCGTAGAACCCGACCTTGGTGCCATTGACCATCGTGGCTGTAAAGCCCTGAAGGAAATCATCGTTCACATAAACGATACTGCCGCTGTTGTTATACGGCGCACAGCTGACATCTACAGCCTGTCCCACGGAAAGAGCGCCACGCAGATTCGCCGGAGTGTCCACCTTGTCATCGGCGAGCACAACAGACTGGGACCAGCCGCCGGCACCTTCCGTCCATGTAGCAGTACCGCCCTGGAGAACCTGCTCCACGGTGGCTTCATCAATAGCAATCTGGCTGTCTTCAACCAGCAGACCGTCGCCGATATTCGCCTTCACGACGCCATTATCCAGTGTGACACCATCAGCCGCACCGGCAATAACACCGGCGCTGTCGTTGGCAGCAAGGTTAGCCACGACGCTGACGTTGGCCCCATCCAGAGAAAGGTGCACACCATTGCTCTCTGTCTCCATGATGGTGGTGACATCCAGCGTGGTGCCGTTGAAAGAAATGGTGCTGCCGTTAAGGATTTGCACGCCAGGACCCTCCGTAAGTGTATCTTGTTTGGTTGACATCTGTGCAGACACATCTGCCGTAGTAGCCACGGACACCAGCGTGGGGTTGCTGATGCTGGCGACGATATTATCCAAGGAAACCTGCGGATAGATGATAGTGCCATCCGCGAGATTGAGTTTCGCTGTCATGTAAACTTGGCTCATATGTAGACTCCTTTAGTCTTCAGGTGGATATTGTGCGATTTTGGTGTACATCACAGTTCCCTGTGCGTTGTCGATGCGAAGGTCCAGCCGGGCAACTTCCTGCTGGAACCACCACATAGTAGGAACGACATTGACAGTTTCGCTGGTGACGCTTTCACTGGTGGTATTCCCGGTAACAACGACACCGGGATCCGTGAGAGTAGCATTCGGTACTGTGATGGTGATTGTGCTTCCGGAGCCACCGCCGCCTCCACCGCCGCCTTTCACGCCGTTGTTGTAGATGCCGATCAATTCGGGCTTTGTGTCATACATGTTGAATCTCCTGGGTTGCAACCATTATAAGAGAGTATCGTGTTACAATAGAAGCGGCGTAACACTACCGGGATTTTCCACCTGGAGTGGAATATTACGTCAATGCATTCGTCTGGATATCTCCGTATTGACACTGTACAAGATTGCCTGCGTTGTTATATGCGATGCGGACTCTCATGTCTCCCGTGACAGAAGCATTTGTGGTATATTGGAACGTGGCATCTGTGGATCCGTTGGTCCCCACCAGATAAAGCGTCTGCCCTGCTTCCAGTGTGATACCGCTGGTATTCCTTGCCACAGTGTACTCCTTCCAGCCTGCGTACACGTTGCCTGACTCCACTGCGACAACCCATGTCGTGCCCGACTTGACCCCTGCACACCAGAACGGGCCATTGTACTGGTACACACCAATCGCATGCAGCCCGATACCCAGAGCATCGATACTCTTTACGTAAAGAGTATCGCTGGATCCACTCTGCTGTGGCACCTTATAGAGAATGCCTGCCTGCGGCTCCTGTCCCGCATCCCATGTGAATGTCGCACCGCTTGTTTCCGACGTATGGATCTTGTGCGTTGCCGTGTTGTAGTAGTGCTGGCCTGCCTTCGTGGGAGTGGGAGCTGTTGCTGACAGGGCGAGAAGCTCCGTGACTCTGGCGGGAATTCCATAGGGTGTTGTCAGATGGTTGACATCCTCTATCAGCGCTTCCAGCGGAACCTTGGGGAATTGCAGCTTGGACGAATCCTGTGCATCATGCATCTGTATGACTTCGTATGTGGACATAGTGGGAGTGTCTCCTTATGTTGTTCTCATTAAACAGCGTGCGTTCTACAATAAAAGACAGCGGCCACTGGAAAGGATGAAAGCAGTGACCGCCGTCCGGCAGCAAAGGAGGAAAACCGTCGAAGACCCTTGCCGCCTTATCTGAAGAAGTCCGCCAACTTCTGGAGATCAAGATGTCCGCACACGAATCCCAGGCAGAACGCAAAGAACATCGCGGCGCAGATAAGTGAAATGTACAGCTTCTTCAACTCGTCCATCTGTGTCTGCGTATAGATCGGTATGCCATACTTCCTGGAGTCCTTCTCGTCCATTCTTTTATTCCCGTGCGGATTGTAAAAGAAAGGGCAGGGGCTCCGTGTGTTGGAACCACTGCCCTTGTGCTACAATACCTGCAGCGTAATGGCGCAAAGCTCTTATGCGGCCTTGATGTGTCTCGCGGCATCCTCAAGCCAGTCCGTGCGTTCCTTGTCATTGCGGAATCTGGACAGCCAGTTGTATTCCGCGTCTCTGGTATAGACGACCTTGCCTTTTTTCGTACAGGTCATCTTCCCCCAGTCATACGTCACAGTGGCTATCTTGGTGCCGTTGTCGAACACATCATACGATTCCGGGCTGCAATCATGTGTTTCCACGAAGACCAGCCCGTACAGGTTCTTGCTCATTTGGGTACTCCTATGGTTGATTGTTGGTGGTTGTCTCCTTCATTGGTTGTGCGTCAGCCTCTGATTGCTTCTGGTTGCGCAGCCCCAGGGCGAGGGCGCACACGAACAGTCCTGTTATGAGCAGGGCCACACCGATGACATAGGCGGTTACTGGGAAGTCGCTCTTGAACTCATTCATGATCTTCTTGAAGATATCCCGTATCAGCAGGAAGAACACCGGCGACATCAGCACGAGCCCTGCAATCAGGATACCAATTCCGATCTTCAGGGTCATTTGTCAGAGTCCTTTTTGTTGAAATGCACCAGTTCGATACGGACCAGCCTAGTTTCGTAATGCTCCAGCCAATCATAGCCGCAGCTCTTGCAAGTCACCATCATGGCGTATTCGTCGTCTCCTTCCTTATGGCTGAAGACTCGCCAGATGTTCTCGCTTCCGCAACGGGAGCAGACTTGTGGTTTAATCATTTGTCAGATCCTTTCATGATAGAACCGAGTTTCTGGACACCTGCTGCGACCATAGATTCCTCTGTCTGCCCTTCGGCAGGGTAGAAGAATCTGTGCGGTATGGTCGCAATGGCGTCGTCCACAGTAACGCCGAGACGCTGCACCTTGACCCATTCCATGTATGCTTCATGGCATTCCGGACAGATGAGCCAAAAGCCGAATAAGCCATCCTTGCGCGATCCTTCAGAAGAACCCCGCTGGTTGTCAAATAGCTCTCCAAGTGGTATGGAGCGCTCATGACCACATGTCGGACATTTCGTCTCCATGTCAGAATTCCCTTGTGGAGAGCTCTGTGACGAAATCCCTGCCGCAGCGCTTGCAGACACGCAGTTGCATGGTCTTTCTGTACTGCGGGACCTCTGTGGATATAATGATATCCTGGTCAGTGGTACCGCCGCACTCCGGACATTTCACAGACTGTTCATTCATCGCGGGCTCGTAGGTGGCCTCGAAGATGTCGGGCTTGCAGGGATAGTATTCCCCTTTCACGCCTCTGATGATCCAGTCGTTCACTGAGACCTTCATGTCCCCTTCCAGCGTGGGAATAACCGGATCGCGATCACCTGCCATTGCCCAGTGGACACCAGTCATGAACTCGCCGATTTCTTCAACGTTGTCGCCCGTCCATTGGATAGCCTCGATGACAACAGGTTTCTTGCGGAATTTCATTTCTTGGTTCCTTTCTTTTGTTTCTTAGCACGACGCTCCTGGAGCTCGGCATATTCCCGTTCGATCCGGGCGTCTCGTTTTTCCTGGTCCTCACGTTCCTGCGCCTTCCGCTCCTTGCGGATCTCCTTGTCGTATTCACGCCGGCGTTTCTTGATGTCTGCTTCGACATCTTCTATCGGCATGAACAGGTACATCGCTGGGAAACTGGATCCTCTGATCGCCATGGACGTCCTGTCCCAGGCTCTGTAACTGGCAGAGATTTCCAGCGCTGTTTTTCCTTGATGCAGACCCCAGTCTATCACCGAGATACTGCGATAATGGCTCGACTTCTCATAGTAGTGCGCCCAGAACGACAAAATCACGGCACATCTTCCTGTGATGTCGTCGTGATTTTTGACATGCTGGATCAGTTGCGACATGGATTCAATAGCCATCGTCATCCTCCTCGAATATATCTTCTCCGTCGTTATGCGGCGGCTTGATCCACGGGAGCCCCTGGAAGAAGCTGAGGTTGTAGACTTCACGCCACTTATGCCCGCAGTTTTCACAGATGCGCCACAGGATCATGACGCCCTTGAGGCGGAACTCGTGGTCCACAATCTGGATCGTCAGTTCTCCGCACTTCGGGCACTTATGCTTCAGAGCCATCAGCTGTCTCCTGTACAAGGCGGCGCCTGAGCCAGTCAAGGCTGAACTCCTGCCGCTGGATGATCTCCTTGTTCTCAGTAAGATCCGTCTCTTCCTCCTTGATGGCGGCTCTGATAGCTTCCTCTGCGGTGTCGTAGACGTCATCCTCCTGGAACGTGTAGGTCTGAGTTTCTCCATTGGGATCAACGAACTTGACCGTGTAATCCGGGTGAGATTTATCCGGTTCGTCTTCATAGAACCAGAGTGTCATGCCCAGGATTTCGACCTGGGTGAGCAGTTTGCACCAGCCCACCCAGATCCACACCTTGTCGCCGATCTTATGGCCTTCGTAGTTGATTGTTTGTTTACCTTTCATCAGGCGGTCTCCTATCGAAATCCACGGTGAAATACTTGGTGGTGACTGTCCACTGGTGATTACATCGCAGACACGTGAATGTGAACTCCAGGCGACTTGGTTCGCCACATGGAGTCATCTGTACAGTGGTATCCATACCGATATTAGAATGCTCTCCGCACTCCAGACATTCATGTGGCATAACCATCAGTCGTCGAGCTCCACACCGGCAGCTGTCATAGACTCTTCGGTCTCACCGTCTGCCGGATAAAGGTTGCAGCCATAAGCGGAGCTACCGAGGAAATGAACCTTGTAGTGGTCCGTGTAGTACTCGCCGCACCGTTCACAGCATTGGAGAAACGACATGTGATCAGGTGGATCCATGACAGCAAGGTTGGCCGAATCAGCTGCATAACCGCAATGCGGGCATACTGTTTGCATAGTCATGTCAGTTCTCCAGGTTTGTACTGCGCTCCACCCAGAAGGTATCTTCCCACACATGACCGCAGGCTTCACATTTCTGGGTGATCACGATCTGCTGCTCTGTAATCGGTTGCACTCGCGTGTAGTCGATCACCATACTGCCGCAGACCGGGCATGGTAAGAACTGGGGCTTATCCATTGTTCCCTTCCTCCAGGATTTCTATGTCTATGAGATTGAGTTCATAGGAAGCGGCCCATCGGGCTCCGCACTTCTCACACTGCCAGACGTTGTAGATTTCTTCGTCACAGCCGTGTCCGAAGTTCGGACCGTCTTCCAGATAGATCTCTTCACTTTTGCATTTCGGGCATTTCATTTGATATCCTCCATGGCGTCCGTCGGATCCGATTCATCCTCCACACCAATTCTCTCAGGGAGTTTATAAATGCCGGTCCACAGATGGCCGCATTCATAGCATTCCTGGTTGAGTTTCATGTAGGTGTCGTAGATCCACGGGCCTTCGTTGACATCCGTCTCGTGACTGCCGCACTTTGGGCACGTCACGATATTCAGATTCACTTCTGTGATCACGTGCGTGGCAAACCAAGTATGTTTGCAACCTGAACATTCCAGTAGTTCGGTCTCATATCCCTTGGTATCTGTTCTTGTGCAGATGTTCTGCTCGCACACCTTGTGACAGGATGGGCATTCGTGTAAAAATCCCATGTCAGTCTCCTTTCTTCGGCCGGCGTTTGTTTCCGGGCTTACGCAGGAAGTGTCGCTTGGTATAGACGCCGGTGTAGTCCGGGTAGCGAACCTCGAACCACGGCCTGGTATTATACTTGTCCTCCGGCTGGAAGATAAGGCGAAGCCGACCGATGTCCAGTATCTCGAAGTCACCAGTGTTGAGAATGTCCATCAGGTCCTGTTCGATCTCTTCCTGCTGTGCCTGAATGCACTCCTCCGTATGGCGCAATGCGCGGTATGCTTCCGTGATGCGCCCTCTGTCTTCAGCGAGCCTCTCCAGCTTGGCGCAAAGGTCTTTTGCCTTCTGCGGTATCTCCGGGCTACTCATTTTCGTCATCTTCGATCTCCTCCAGAACCAGTTTGTAGTGCTCAGTCCAGGATTTACCACAAGTGCAGCAGTCGACTTCCTCGGACATGCTACGATCATCTCTGTTAATCTCATGCACATCGAGGTCATCGCTGCCACATTTAGGGCAGTGCATCCTGGGAACCGGTTTCTCTTTCTTTTTAGCCATTGTTATCCTCCACTGGCGTGAGTTTGTAGTTCTTGGACCAGAAATGAAGACATTCCGTGCACAGGAAACCTATGGTGACTTCATCATCCTGGAAGAGATTGAACTCCGGTCCATAGTCGATGTCGATGTCCTCACTGCCACATTGCGGACATGCTTTTTCGATGAACATCAGTCGTTCTCCTCCACGACCTCGGTAAGATCGAAGTATTCATACCACTTGTGCCCACAATCCTGACACTGCATGACAACACTGATGCGGTTGTCACTCTCAAACAGCGGAGGCTCGAAAGTCTGAATATCGTCCTTTCCACACTTGGAGCATTTCTCAGGCGCTTTCATTGATCCCCCATGTCGTCAATATCAGTGAGCACGAGCTTGTAATATTCGATCTGGACATGGCCGCAGACTTCGCATTTGCGGTGAACCTGAATCTCGTTCTCTCCACTCCAGTCCGGGCCTTCCACGATTGGGTTGTCACTGCTGTTGCATTTGGTACAATCAGCCATTGTCGATTCCTTCGTTGTTTGTTGTTCTGGTTTCTTTTCCCCGACAGCCAGAAGAATGCCCATCAGCAAAAGACAGGTCCCGATCATGAGTATAAACCCATGTGTAGGTCCATCCATCCATCCAGCCATCCCATTCTTTGGCTACCCATTCACCGATTGCCATGCCCACCACAAGGGATGTAGGCATGAGCATCAGTTCCTCTCCTTCAAAATCTGGTGGAGGTCGTCCACATGCTCCCATATATCGGCGACATCTTCCCTGTTGAGGCAGTCTTCAAAGCCCCAAAAGAGATGTTCCAGCTTCACCATGGCGTCGACAGTCAGATCAGACTTGGCTGTCACCTGGTTGCTGAAGGAGATGGTGCCATAGTGCCGATTGTTGTTACTGACCTGGATAACGCACATGGCCGGAACAACAAGTTCCTTACACAGCTTCTCCAGCCTGGTTACAGCTCTCTGTAGTTTCTTTTCGTCGGCTTCAGAGAGCTTGTATGTCAGGCAACCTCGTCCCGGACAGTCACCCATGTCGTTTCTCCTGTCTTTCATAGATGCGATTGAAGATCTCAGCAATGTCCTCCATGTCCTCGGCACAGCAGGCATCATTGTAAATGAGATCCTTCAGACGCATCATGAAGCGCATACGGAGTTCCATGCGGCCTTCCTCGGCATTCCGGAATCCCTTCATGCCAACAGATGTCCCGCTCTTACCATGCTGGACAAGAACCATGGCCGGGAGCTTGTGTTTGTCGCAGAACTTCTGAAGAGGTTTCATCAAGGACTCAAGTTCCTTATCCTCTTCCTCTGTGAGTTCATACTCCTCGGAACCTTTGAGAATACGATTCAGGATATCTCCGATAGTCATAACGTCGTCAGGCACGCCGTATTTTTTGATAGCCTCGATGGCTTCTTCCGGCGTTCTGCACGCAATGATGCCGCTCTTGCCATCCTTGCTCTTGATCATCCTGGGACCCTTCTCAGGCTGTTCCCCGGATTTCTTTTCCGATTTCTCCTGCGATTCTTCCTTCTTCAGGTTCTTGCGGACATTGCGAGCAGCATTATCGACAAAGTCCTCAAAATTGAAGTCATCTTCAGCGAACATGATCAGATCTCCTTCTCGTCATTTTCACTGGGAACAGGTTCTGGATCCGAGAGTTCCAGCGTATTACTGAGTTCTCCGGCGTAATTGCAGATCGCCTGGACAATAAGTTCCATCTGCATGTGGAACTCCTCGCGGGGAACCTCGTGATTTTTGGCCTTCCACAGGAGCGCTGTCAGGTTGGCGATGTGCCGGGTGACGATGTAGTCCAGCGATCTGTTCTGGGAATCAATCGTGCCTTCCCCGATGAAAGCATGCACGATGTTTCCGACTTCCATGATCTTACGGCCGGCACGTCCACGCGGGATGACATTCATCACGTTGTAGGCACCGATGCCACCCATGTTCATCTCCTGCATGACGACCGTGATCGGGATCCCGCCGCTCATGCAGACGTTGAAGATCGCGTCGACGTGTTCGTTGATAGTCTGACGCTGCTCCTCGGTGATAGCAAACAGCGTCGGCCATTCCTTACCGTCGAACACGGTCTTCTCTTCCTTGCTTTTGTCGATATGGTCCCAGAGTTCCTGGTTCCCGATCTTATGTTCGATTGCCATCTGCATCCAATCGGCCGGTGTACGCAGAGTCACTTCGATTTCTTTGTTTTCACTCATTTGAAATTTCCACCTGGGGTAGAAAATTAAAGCCCGGAACATTTCTGATCCGGGCCAGTTGAAGGCGAATACCCAACCTGATTATACAACCAAGTTGGGTGATTGGTTGGTTAATTGTTTATCAATCCAACGAAAATGAAGTACAGCCTTGCCCCGATAAGTGTGACGTCTGTATGTTTTGCCAGCTTCATAATTCTGACAGCGCTTAGACATATTAGCCTGGTTTAACCCAAGCTGTCTGGCTGCTTCATGTACAGATTCCCAGATTTCTCCAGTTTCTATACACTGAATTGGTTTTGCTTGTTTCTCATTAGATTGGCGAATACTACGCATGTGTGTTAGAGTTTGGACCCGCTGGAGCCGTGAACTTCAGCGGGTCTTTATTTACGATAACCTTAGTCGTTGTACCACTTATCCCAGACTTCGAGAAATTCTTCCCGATGGTTGTCTGCTTCTTTCACCAGAGCCGGAATCTGCTTGACATCATCAAGTTTACCATCCGTCTGAACTGGGTTGAAGTAATAGAAATTGCCGTATCCCATGTTGCGGCCCCAATACTCTGTTGCCAGAGAATTACTCAGAGTTGCATAAGGAACAAGCACATCAGTAGCAATCCCAAGAAGTCCAAGATTGTTGTAGCTTTTGAGTGTTAAAGGATGTTGATCCTTGTCCTGACCTGTACCGAGCATCAGCACAGACATGTTCATGAATGGAACACCAAGGTTCTTCTTCACGGACGTGGTTGCTGTGATCATAGGGAAGACCTCTATCAAACCGCCATCAATAAGACAGTGACCATTAAAGTCTCTTCCCGCAAAATAACTCGGTGCAGCCGACGTATAACCTGCGATCTTCTTCAGAGGAACCAGATCATACTTGTGTCTGATATTGTCAAACACAATGTACTTATCATCAGTGACATCCAACGCAGGAATAATCAGAGACAACTTCGGGAAAATCTTATGGACATCCCGCATCGTACTTTCTCCGATCATCTCTTGTATTACTTCATCAATGCTGTCGTTATCATACGTGGGACATGCGAGTGGATTTATCTTGGCGGCGAACCGCTTCTTGAAACAATCCTTTGCCCTGCGCTGAAAAACGTCATCAATGAGCGCAAACTGATGACCTACAGCATATGCGGCTGCCAATATGCCGCCCACGCTGCATCCTGAAAGAACATCAATACCTTTCAGGCTCTGCTGGTTTGTTGGTAGCATGGAAAGAAAATGAGCTGGAAGACAGCCGAAAATTCCGCCACCATTGATGATCAAAACTTTGAGTCTCTTCATAGGCGTTACCTCCTACAAAGAGACCCAGCGTCATTTCAGCCAGTCACCCTCTTTCAAGTCTTTGGGTTTCAGATTATGCAAGCGGTCCTCAAAATCGGCAACCCATTTCAAGATCTTGGCAATGGTGCCGATCATAAGTTCTCTTGCTTTCGCCTTATCCTCGAACTTGTAGAGATATTCTTCCAGAACATGTCTGACTGCGATGCGGTATTGGTTCTTCGGGCAACCTTCCGGTGTATTCTTGACACGCTCGTACCAGGCAATGCCATATATCCATTTCTGCGTGGAGAAACTCCAGTCTATGGAACATACAACACCTTTGGCCGCGAAGGGACTCCAAACATCCGGGCACACCGCCCAGACTTTCTCACCTGGGACAAACTTCGGTGTTGTCATACCTTCCGGGCGCCTGAATTCCTTCAGGGCCTTCTCATCGAAGACCTTCCTGAATCCATGCAGCTTTTTCCACCGCTCTTTGTCCTCATGGAGGTTGCAACTCTTGGCATTTCGCTTTGCGAATGGGAAAGAGTTATCCTGGAACCTGTCACGGCATACTGTCCAATGACCAGGCTCACCAGATGCCTCCGTTCCGCCACGATACTCAAAGCCCCAGTCCCAAGTAGCTCTAATCAATTTCGGCATCGTGGTATTCCTCGAATGAGGCCCCTCCAACCTGGGAATAGGATTGGTAGTGGATCTTGCAACGACCGTTCCTGATGACAACTCCACCGGAATCCACGCTGAGTTCCGTGGCTGCGCCATCCGTGACAGTCAGCGTACCGCCGGAATGAATTTCCGCACTTGCAACGGAACCTTTGATGACATGGCACACAGCCCCTGGAGCAACATGCAGAACTTCCACATGACCACCACTCAGAACGGACAGAGAACCACCGGCATACGTCGTGACCCTATCCACCCAGCAGCCCTCGACCTGCACGTATCCGCCGGCCGATACATGGACATGGCCCACGTTGCCGGCAGCAGACACCAGACGGAGTTCACCCTCCACTTCAATTTCCCAGGCCGCAGCCCCGGAAACCACGGACAGCTTGCCGCCTTCATTGACATGACAGTCGTACACGCCGGCCAGAGAACCGGACACGAACATGAACCCGCCATTTTCAACGCAGGCCTTTCTGACGGTCTGTGAGGCTTTACCCCCGTAGATGTTCATGGTGCCCTCTCTCCCCACTGCTATGAGGCCGCCAGGTACGTTTCCGTCGAGTCTGGCTTGGATGTCCTCCGGCAACTCAAAGAGACCGCTGGAGATATAGAGGTGGCCACTGATATTGGCGAACGGTTTGTCATTTACCATTTTTGTCACCCTTCCAGTTGATGTGGATCCTGTCGACTGCAAATGCTTTCTGCATGGACACGGGAAGATCAATCACTACAAGGTTATCCGGATATACCGATACTTTCGCCCTGTAAATATCCACCCAGCCACTATCTGTGGACTGGCCTGCAGATGAGACACCGAAGTCGATAGGCTTCTGCGGGGAATCCCGCTGATAAACAACCTCGGCCCCATCATGGCACACGAATTTGGCGCCTTCCGCGACATAGAGATCTGACGTGTTGGTATCATCCCAGCATTCCAGATAGCCGCCGGAGCACACTTGTGCACTGGTCAGTTCAGCCTGGCCGTAGAGGGTCACAGTTGCACCACTGGAAATCACCATGAGATGCGCGCTGGTATTCCCATACATGGCAACGGCCCCGCCGGAGCAGACCGTAGTATTGCGTATGAACGAACTTCCCTGAACTGTGACTCTGCCGCCGGACACAATTTCCAGCTCTGTGAGCACCACTTTGCTGTTACAGTCCAGATGCCCACCGACAAACACACGGGATCCTGTTGTACTCCCGTACAAGGCAGCGTAGCCCGTCGGTATCGTCATCTTGCAGATAAATGTGTCGCTCGCATTCAGATTGCCATCTACCACGATGTCCTGCAGTGAGTTGAGCTTACCAGTACGCATGATAGCACCATGCCCGATATGATAATTCAAAACACGGACTCTGTCAAGATCATGAAGATCCATAAGCGTGCCGCTGGTGCAGACACCGCCGGAAATAATGTTGCTCCAATCATTCTTCGCCATCTTCAATACTCCTCTGAGTGTTTTGCAGGTTGCTTTCCCGCGCATACTTCTCCATGGCCTCATTGTGCCGCTCAATAGCATCTTTCAGAGCACCAAGAGCATCGTACTCACGACGCAATGTGAATACATGCTTACGGATTGCCTGGATCTCGCGTTCCTTCGCCGCGATCCATTTCTCGTTGGTCTCGATAAGTGCTTCAGTATTGTCCATGAGCTTTTGCACAGCATCCGGATCTGTCATCGGGATCTCGATCTCGGTCCCGTCACTGAATACCATTTTCATGGCTGGACTCCTTTCTGGACGGATTCGAGAACGCCCCGATGATAGGCCTCCTGAACCGCGTAGTCCAGATAAGACTCCAGCAGGATTGACAGGAGTATCGTGAAGAAGGCAATAAGCCCTACGATCCAGCTGATGCGACAGTTCTTTCTGCTCGCGGAGCCGTATAAACCTCGCAACTTGTCGGTATATGCGGCGTCCCTGTCGATCTCCGCTTCGAGATCAGCTGTGGTGATACTCCCATCTTTGTGCTTCTGCGCGAGGTGGCCGATGGCACGGAAGCTGTTGCGTAAGTGCTCAAAATCGTCCTGCGCAGCATCCTGCTCCATGCCCTTGGCGTAGAAGTAAGACGCAGCGAGCAGCAGAATAATGGTGGCTGCCACACCAATGGTCATAATAACAGACATGATTGTTTCCTTTCAGTCTTTCCAAGTGGCCGGTCTACCAAGAACATTGTAGATGAAGTCCGACCACACATAGGTTTTGTTTGGTTTGATAGGCCCGTCCTCACTTACTGTGGTTACGACCGGATCCTCGTCGTTGTTACCCACCCAGATGATTCTGGTTCCCTCTACTGCGCACACGGAGAATCTCTCGCTGTCATGATGGTAAGGGATAACTACTGTGCAGCAGTCTGCCGTGACAACCGTATGGCCTGTGGCAACAGCGACGCAGTACTCTGATTCCAGGCGAACTACACTGCCTGCTCCGAGCACATCGACACCCACACTGTAGCGCTCTGCAACGATGGCCGTTGCCTCCGTACCATGCGCAATGGCAATAGAACCTGTCCCATCTGCAAGCGCAATACTGCGCCACTCCTTGGCGATGGCAATGCTCATGTAGCCTGTGGTATGCGCCACTGTGTGTTCTTTCATCCCGATGGCCACGGCGTGTTCCCAGTCAATGTAAACAGCAGAGTTACATGCTTTGGCAACCCCGATGTAGCCATCCAAGTGCATCATGGAATAGCATCCTGTGAGAACACCGACAGGTGCATTGCACCAGTAGTATGCCCAATCGGTGCCGACGGTAATTGTGTCATTCGAAAACCAAGTCCCGATGTCATACCGGAAACCGTAACCGGCCTGCAATTTACGAACGAAATCAGATAGACTGAGTTCACATTCTATCTTGACCTTCGTCGCACACCGTTTTGTCTCCTCATGATCCGATGAAAACGCGACGGACACATCATCACCTTCCGGCACAGTTACTGTGCAGTACCTGCTCCACGGGAGCGAATAATGGTCAAGCACCTCCAGGATGTTGCAGCAGAAGTGAATTCCATTCTCGCAGATAGCAGCAGGACCATTCACAGAGAACTCCCAGCCGACCTCGAACTGCATACCTCTGCAGCACAGATCCTGGTCGAATCCTTTGAAGAATACCTTCTGTTTATCGACCCAGTCGACTTTATACTTATCAAGCCCTCTTTCCTTCACAACAGTCTTCCGTACATGATCCTGCAGGATATACCGCAGATCACGGATATGCTGGAGTGTGGGGCAGGCGTCAGCCGGATAGGCTGCTTCGGGAGCAATATGCTTGCCCAGCGGGCATTCACTGCAATCCCATCTGCCGCAGAACGACCGGACAGTCGACTCAAGCTCCTGCAGGCTGTCAAAGGCGGCGTGCAGGTCTTCACAGTCGAAGTCGTTGTTGTCGACCACAGTGTCATTTCTTGGCATTTTTCTTCTCCTCGAAGCCAGTGAGCAAGTAGTTCACACGCTCTTCGACACTCTCCAGGATAGCCTGGATGTTATCAAGCGTGCCGTCTTCGTCGTACAGCTTGCGGATGACGTCGATGGCTTCCGCCACGTCATCCCGCATTGCCTTCAGCTCCGGGTAGACGAGCGCATGGGCATAGGTCTTGTACGGCTCCTGGAACTCACAGCTCCCTGTCTCATCCGGTGCAGGAGCCATCTGCCACAGGACCTGTTTCGGCAGAAAGTCCAAACGCCTCACAGAGCGCCCGCAGATCAGCGCCTTCGGGCAGTCCCTGTTGGCGCACCAGTTGAAATCCCCGAAGGGAACGATATCGCTGCGTTCAGCTTTCTTGTGCATGAGTGGCCTCCATCCATTTGTTGTTTGTATCCCAGCGCTTAGGAGCAATCTCCTCTGCGGTAACAATGAGCACTTTGTGGAACTGTTCCAATTCCCGAACGGGCACCAGGGCATAGAGTCCCGGCGAATTGATTGTAATCAGAATGTCATACATTTTTCAGAAAATCCTCCATGATATCCATGTAGCTGCGGGCAACGCCCGCCGGCCAGTCATCCGCTTCTCCGCAGATGATTTCGTTGTAGGTCATTGTGTCGAGGAATGGGATGAGAAGTCTGGTACCGGCTGTGGCTTTAATCAGGGCTTCCTTCTTGTAGCCGCATGCCAATATGACAACACAACCTTTCCCTCGAACTTCAACATCACCGAGAGCCATAGCCACGCATCCATCACCTTCGAGTAGAACCTTGGCTCCACGGAATACGGACATGCCTACACTGTTGCGACCTTTCACGACAGCGAGGCTGGACGCACCTACGAAAGCCACGGATTCGTCACCCTCGGTAATAGCAACCGAATCGCAACCAAGAGTAACAGCCACGGCACCGCTGCTCGCGGCTCTCGCCGCCGACTGACTTCCGTTTGCAATGGCGACGCCTTCCCAGCCGCGCTCCACTGTCGCGATTGACAGCGGGGCCATAGCAATGGCGATGCCTCCGCCTGTGTTCCTCACACATGACGAGAGCTCCGTTGCAAGAACCATCGTAGACGTAGCGACCCAGTACGAATAAGGATCTCGCACATAGGTAACATTGACACGTTCTTCGTAGTAGTTCTCTGTGTAGATGTTCTTGTTCCCGTTGATGGAGTTGGCTGACATGTAGTCTTCTGCAAAGAATACCATGTCCCAAACATCGAGCTCACTCTTGACCGTGATCGAACGTGCGCAACATTTGGTAGTGTTGAAACTGCTCGCAGGCTCCTGAATGCACTCGTCACTGGCTTCGATACGAGCATATACAGAATCACAGGGGGAGTAGTAACCGAACACGCCAATGGGATTCTTACAGAAATGAATCCCATTCTCGCACATCTCCAATTTGCCATCGACCGTGACAGTCTCACCGAGTCTGTAACGCTGGTTGAGACATGTCCAGTCCCGATCAAATCCTTTGTAGCCCTCGATCATGCGTAGAGCTCCTTCCATCCCTGGATACCAACGATGCGCTCGAACCTTGCCGTGCGCTTCTCCATTTCGTTCAACGTGCGGAACACGTCCCTGTCATTCTTGAGCAGGCGGGTGTTCATCACGTTGGCTGTGGTAGCCTGGATCATCTGCTGGAGCCCCCATTGCATGCTCTTGCCGAGCGCGTTGTAAGGCTTGAGATTTTCCACAGCTTCACTGACCTCATGGAGCCTGTCGATCAGCTCGCAGAACCGACGGTCCTGTTCCTTGAGCGGCGGGATCCCGAAAATAGCGCCACGGAACATCTGCTCCGTGGCGTTGGAAGTAACCAGTTGATATGTCGTAGTCATTTCTTCACAATCTCCTCCAGCTTGGTCTTGTTGCCAAGCCGTTTCTCGTTCATCCAGACCGCGACCTCAAAGGCCGTCTTGTTGTCCGGGCAAGTAATGTACGGCAGGATCTCCTGCGGTACAGCTTTGCATTTGTACTTGGAAAGAGCATGCTGCAGCTTGAACGGATACCGCATGTTCTTGACTTCACGGTACTTACCCGTGTCTTCCAGCTCAAGAGCCGGATACACGCGCCAGCCATCGCTCCAATGAAGAACGACGACATAGACCGGATTCGTTTTCTGCAGATTCTGCTCACAGACGCACAGGGCGATCCATTCCAAGAGATTAATGAGGTACATATTCGTGCTCGCCTCAGGCACAACAAGGATGCCGGGACGGTCTTTCATGACCTCAACACGAACTTCGCGCATCATCTTACCTCTGAACTGCTGCAGCTTGAACAGGGTGCTCATGCGCTGCTGGCAGTACATCAGGAGATGCACCGCGATCTTCTCATTCTGACGTCCCTCCAGGCGGTCGAGCGCCATGATGTCCTCAAGGCCATCATAGTATTCGTTGTAGAGAGACCGGAAGAACCCTTCCGCTGCCTGGGGCTCCTGGAACATATCGAGGAACCACTGGGTGTTCTCGGCGACGCCGATCATGGTTTCCCATGTATCGTTATCGCCGCCCCAGATCTTGCTCCATGGCAGAAGACAGATGTCTGCTTCACACCATTCCTTGTCTTCCTCCTTGGTGACGAACACGAAATTGATCTTCCGCTTCGTCATCACGGAGAGCAACCCGACTGCGGCGATATGATATTCGCCGAAGTTCGTGGGAAGCGCGACTGTGATCGCGGAGCCCATGATCCTGGGTTGCAGGTCATCGCCAAGGGCGAGACATTCGTTGGAGATGACCAGATTCTTGGTTTCGTGCCCGATCATGTCAGACACAACGGCTTTGACTTTTTGTGGCATAGAGCCACTCCTTCCTGGTGCACAGTGCACCGGTTATTGATACTGCCTCTCATGCCCACTGTGGGCACAAATAAGCAGGTCTCATCATATTATGCCATCAGACGCGCGCCCTGTAAATTTTCTCGAAAAAGTCTCGAAACAGGGCTTGCAATCTGCGTTTTTCATGGTATATTTTCGTATTCCCACAACCAACCCAAATCACAAGGAGCAGCTCATGATTTGTGCCCAGACCCGCAACACTTCCATCATCACAGAAGATATCTCCCGCTACATGAAGGACATCGAAGACATCCCGCGCATTACGACCAAACGCGAGATTGAGCTATCGAATATTATCCACCATGGGACTGACCAGGAGAAAGCTGCTGCAAGAGAAGAACTTATCTGTAGTAATTTGCGCCTTGTAATCAAGATATCTCATGATTTCAAGCGATACGGAATGACCTTTGCGGATATCGTGGCAGAAGGAAACCGGGGCCTGGTAATCGCAGCCGACAAGTTCCTTCCGGGTAAGGGAGCCAAGTTCAGTTGCTACGCGACCTGGTGGATCAAGCAATCCATTCGCAAGGCGCTCGCGGAACAGTGTCATACCATCAGGATCCCCGGAGGAGCAACTCAGAAGGTATTGAACTTGGAAAAGGTGAAACACTCGTTCCGAAGTCAGTTCAACAGAGAACCGACCGAAGAGGAGCTGCTGGGAATCACGGGAATGACCAAGAAGCAGCTCGACAACATCAATAAAGCTGATTTGAAAGTTTACTCCATCGAAGCACATATCTCAGAAGACGATCCAAAGAAAGGTACATTCGGCGAAGTTATAAAAGATAATCTGGACGACGGTTCTCAGGAATCTGACGAGATGGACGCCGTCATCACAGAACTCAAAAACGCCATGAAAGACTTGTCCGACCGGGACAAATTCATTCTCCAGCATTGTTTTGGAATCGGCGCCGAGCGCCTTGATGAAAACACCGTTTGCCAGGAAGTTGGCCTCTCTGTCACCCGGCTTCATATCCGGATAACCAAGATTCAGAGAATCCTGAAAGAGAAACTCCTGACAAACGGTGTTCGTTTTTAACCTCTGGTGACGTCGGTTTTCACCAGCTCCTCCATCCACATCTTGAGCGCATTGCCGAGGCCTTCAGCCTCGCCCAATATCTCCATTGTAGTCTTGCACGCAAGGAATACTGCATCCGGGATATGGATCGCAGTAACATCGCGCTTTTCAAGTTTGGTGATGTAGATGTCCATCGAGTTGCGTAGAATCCCGCACAGCGCTTCGAACATGTCGTCATCCCCATTCACGCCGCCGGCCACTCTGTCGGTGAAGATGCGCCGGTCCATGACGGACTGAAACAGCTTCAGCAGCGTAAGCCGGATATTCGCGGAAGTCTCGGACAACGTAGCCACAGGTTTGGGCAGAGGTTCTGTCGGTGCATCGTCCTTGTTGACCTTGCCTTTCTTCTTTCCGCTGCGTCTGGTCATCTCCGGCAGAATCGCCCGGCCGTCCACGGCAATATGGTCGCGCCATTTCGCCAGCCCATAGTTTGTGAGAATGGGTTCACGGGTGTATGGGTGATAAATGGTCATAGCCCTCGTGCAATCAGACCAGTAACGTTCTGTACGAACGTCCCAGAATGAAAACACAGGTCGGCCGTCGTAGCGGCCGACAATATGACCAACCATGATATCCTCACCAGTATGCATGTGCACCCATATCTCGTGGGTGTCCTCATACTTGTGGTTGTAGATATCCAGCGGTCTCGGCTGTTTCCCGCAGGCGAACCAGGAACAAGTAACGTCAAGCCGTTCCCCTGTCTCCTCGAACGCGGCAGCCGCGTATGCCTGCATAACCGCTGTGAACATGTGCCACGGAGGCAGCCCCATCTCACTGCGTGCTTTCAGCATGAGCTGGTGGATGTCGAGGTGGGACTTGGTATCCAACGACTGGGCAAGCACCCAATCCCTGACATCCTTCGGCAGCAGTTTCACCATTTCCCCTACCGGATAGTCGGAGGGATTGGATGCCTGGTAGTTCATCAGATGAGTCCTCCGATCTTGTTGGCGATGCCACGGAGATCAGCAGCGCTGAAGATACGCTCGCCTTCCGCGTTCTTGAACAGAAGGATGCCTTCGAGCATCTTCCTGTCGAGCAGCACAGGGCGGATGACCTTGGCAGCCAGATGGTCATCCTTGTCATGGACCCAGATAATGGCGGCCTTCTCCGGGCGCTCGGACAGCGGCGTCTTGCGCTGCTGGGCAACGGACTTGGCTTCGCCCGTGCGCAGATCGTAGACATGCGCCAGCATCCTGCGATTGAGGCGCTTCAGCGGGATCACGATTCCACCGGGATGCTCCTTGCAGTACAGCTTCAGCCCGGATTTCACGATGGCCTCCTGATCCTTGATCGGGATAGCGGTCATCGCAAGCGCCAGGCTGTAGTTATGCACGTCCAGCATGGCTTTGCAAATCTTGCCGGCGCCGACGTAATAGATCCAGCGCCAGCGCAGAGCGGTCCAGTTCGGGAACGCTGCAAAGAATTTCTCCTTCACCTCAGCGTCCGGGTGCTCGGTCACGCACCCGTAGTAGATCGTTGCAGCTTCGTAGCGGTTCTCCAGGCTCTCATTCCAGAGAGCAGTAAATTCTTTCACGGAACTGTTAACTTCAATTTCAACAGACTTTTCCATTGCTTTTCAAACGGCGGTTAACCTACGCCGGTCTTTAGGGTTACGGACGCGGTACATAGATGTACGGACCGAGCTGGTCCTTGATTGTTTTCTCCACGTCATTTTTGGGTAATGCAGTAAGCTCCATCACGCCGAGCATGAACACGGCTGTATCTGGTCTCTTGCTGCCGATTGCTCGTTTTGCGAGCCCTTCTTTGACAGTTTTCGGATCGACATCCTCACCGAGCATTTTCGCCAGCTTGGCGATCTCTCCTGGCATCTGCTCAATCTTGTTCCACGGAACTACGCAGGCCGGATATATTCTGCGACGGTAGGACGCGAGCCATTCCCATTGTCTTGCATGCTTGGCATCCGGGTATATCCTGGGAAGGAACGGGATAATGCCGAGACGTTCCAGCAGACGGAAATCCGTCCTGTTGTTGCGTGTCTTGCTCCATGCCTCCCATTTCAGATTCCAGTCGACATTCCAGATGTCTTTCTCCCCTTTCAGCTCCTGGTGATCCCATGGGATGTCTTCCTGTCTCCAGAGGAAATCAGACAAGAGACCACAGGTACGGACACTCAAGTGCCAGTCCGGCTTGTAACTCGAACCACCCCACCAGATATCGCTGTCGAGCGGTTTATCAAGCGCGAACATCACCTGGACATCCTGAAGATACTCCCATGTACTGCCGGCCAGTTCCTTGAATCTGTTGATATCCTCCTGGGATGCGGTTCCGTCGAACAGCGGTTCACCGTACAGACGGTACAGCCGCTTGTCCCAGAGCTTCTCCCGTCCATAGATGAGCGAAGGCTCCATCTGCGGGTCGTCGAGGGTGTAAAAACCGGGTTTCTTCACGGGGTAGACATCACACGTCGTAAGACCGAGAAAATCGAACGCGGCTTTCCTCGTAATGTGATGATTCTTCACCAGAGAATATACAATCGCTGTCAGACAGAGTCTGTTCAATGGTGTAGTGTACATGTGGTCTGTTCCGTAGAACTGACGCAGGGAAGCGTCCATAGAGCACATATTGATGTCAGGCAAAGTACTGACCGGTGCGCGAACACCGAACCTCAAAGGACCATCTGCTGTCATGACGCGGAGACCGATGCTGTCACTGTCGACATCGCCCTCTGTTGCGTCCATGTGCATATCCTCAACTTCAGCGGCCATCATCGGAACTTTCCGAAGATCGCCTGGATGCCTTGGGATACGCCACAGATAGTCGAACTCATACCGGAACTCCGGATTGCTTTCCGGCAACAGCAGCGCATTGCAGTCCGTGTTCAACCGCTGGTGTATCACGCCACGCAAATACACGTTCCACACATGGTCTCTGGTATGAGTGTTCCCCGGTTCATCGACGCGGCCACTTTTGCCAAGCCACGCATTCGTCACCACGAATCGCGTGTTCGACAGCAGAGCCGCACCATTGGTTGTGAACAACGGCTCCGCACGACCCCAGCCTTCCTTATCCCCACAGCCGTCCGTCGTCCTGGATGGGACACGGAACTCTACATGAGGAGCTGTGTGATTGCTGTCAGGTCTATGTCCCTCTGTCGACATGGTGTCGAAGAAGACATGGCCCTTATCACAGTTCGGGCATGGGGAAGTGGTACTCGCTATGACAATCGGTATCTTTGTTTTACTGCCTGGAAGAAGTGCTCCGTAGAGCCTGATAGCCCTGTCGTAATAATCAATGTCGATTAAGTGCACTTGCTATACCTACAATCAGGGCAAATAACAGCCCCAGATAAAATGCTGTTGTCATCATATAAAAGGCCCTCTCATGGAGGGCCCTCCTTCTTTACACCGTAGTGCCTTTTGTGATGTTTGATATACTTCTCTTCGAAGCCTGTCCCGCCGAAAAACATTTCTCTGCATTCAGGGAAGTCCCACCAGGTCTGCCGCATGTGCGGTATGATCTGATGGGACATCATGTCTGCAAGGGCATACAGCGGTCTATGCCATGCTACAGCACTGTGGACACGCGGAAACTGACATTTTCGCTTGAACTTGTCCAGCTGGTCGCTGTGATCCACGGCAAATACGGCTACAGACCGCATGAACTCGATGTATTTCAGCTGAGACTTCGGCGGATTCCGGAACGTCTGTACAAGACCGCGCAACGCAGTCAAAGAAGTAAGCCGCCGGACCTGCATCTCCATGGATGCCAGTTCCAGCGGCGTTACCCTAAGTGATCTGTCGTCCTTCCGCAGCGCCTTCGCTGTGGTCTGACTGCAGATCAGTTTGCTTGCGGCTTCCTTGAATGTGCGACACGACCTCGCAAAGACGTAGACCTCATCCGATACAGGCACCCTCGGCAACGGAGGCGAAGGGTTCTTCTTCGGCATGATATCCGTCCTCGAATGTCAGATGGTCTTTGAGCTGTGCGTAGATGTCCTGGGCAAGTTCCCTCATCTGAGGCTCCGCGCTCTGTTCAAGCCGGAGTTTGAGGAACTCCACCCAGGTATGGCCGCTGCCGGTCATCATGATCCTGGTAGTCGTGCAGAGCGGAAGGACAGTCCTTGCGAACTCCTTCTTGTAGCTCTCGCACAATGACCGGTACGCTTCGAAGCTCTGATTGATCGAGTGGATCCATTTCTGCTTCATGCCGGGATTCTCGTCAAGCGCAGCTTTGTACCCTTTGCCAATGCAGACAGACGCCTCGCCTTGGGGAACCCAGCGAAGCGACTCCTGATTGATCGAAAATTCGGGGAGCTCCCAGGTGTTCTCGAAAGACAGGCTGCGATGCCGGATCAGCTGGTTGCCGATAGCACGGCTGGTAATGATTTCGAACGAGTACCAGCCAGGAACCCGCTCGTTCCATTTCTCGAAGAGCTCGAACGCTTTCTCCGTGCCGCAGACTTCGATGAACGTCCGCAGGTTCGCCACGCAATAGTCCATCGTATCGTCCCATCTCACCAAAGTCCTCGGCCGGCCGGATCTGTTAGCGATGTCCTTGAAAACATCCTTGGTCATCCCGTCGAAGTTATCTCCAATCGGGATGCAGATCCAGCCATGCTCGAACGGCGTAAGATGGCCACGATGCGCAAGACTTTTCAGGAACTTGATCCTGTCGTAATCTTCGCGCTGCGGCCTGGAACTGTTGTAGCAGATCCTTGCGGCGTACTCCGCCATGTCCAGGGCATTGGGCATGGCGAGAAGAGTTGCTTTTTGTTCTCGAAAGTTAATCACAAAACCTCCTGGTTATCGCTTGGAGGCTGCTGCGCACACGCCGATGAACAGCAGCACTGGAGTAAGAAGAATCAGGCCAACGTAGTAGCCGCCGAGAAACTCGAACAGCGATCCCATCAGTCCTGCGCTTCCAATTCTTTCAGCGTCTGAGGTTTCTTCTCCTCCCCGGACGCTTCTTTCGTCTGCTGAAGGTGATCCTCGCAGACGGCGGGGTCGGTACCCGGCAGGGCATCCTTCCCGCAGAACGTGCAAGGGCGACCCTCTGCACTGCATTTGTCCATTGCCATAATGGCCTCCTTACGTTTTGAAGAGCACGACACACCGCGTGCCGTCTCTGTCCGTGAATGCCTGGCCGAGATTTGCCCATTCGCCTTCGATGCCGGCGAACTGGACCTTTCCTATGATGTTACCATCAGCGCCTTTCATGGCCGGCGGCGGTACGAACGACATCTCATTCAGCCACAACACCAGAATGCCTGCACCGATATTCAGGTGCACATACTGTGTCGTAATATCCATGCCGTTCACATGCACAGTAGCCTTCACAAGCGTCTGCTTGGGCGGCTCCTGTTTCAGCACGCGCTTCCTGCCTTTCTTCGCCGGCGGAGGAGGCGCGGTTTCTGTCTGCTGCTGGATCATCTGTCCCTGGGGATCGACCAAGGGACCAGTCTTCGCAGTTCGCGGACTGGATGTTGACGGATTGACGATCACGGTGCCTCTCGGCCCCTTGGTCATCCCGGTCGGCGTTATCGGACCGTCAACATTGTCGTCAGCGAGCTTCGCGCCCAGCATGTCGACTGCTGCTTTTGTTAAAGACATTGTTTTCTCCTTAAATGACTGCCATGTCTCCTGGCTTTACCTTAATGCGCCACACGTAACTGTTCGACTTGGCCTGCCAGTTGATAGCCTGCCGCATGAAGATTCTGGTGTTGTCCTCGAAGATGTATTCCACTCCGGTGAACAGTCTATGTGATCTTCCTGAATCAGCGAGGATATCCACTGTCCGCAGTCCATCAATGAACGAAGCGCTGCCGTCCCTTTCTGTCGGGACATAGAACGTAACGCCATCCTTCATGGTGAATTTGCCCGCACGCTCATAGTGCGGGATCGGCTTGAACTCAAGCCAGTCGGCGCAACTTGTGATAACACAGTCGTCACCAATCACCAAGTCGTGTTCATAACCGTTGAACTTGTTCCAGGTAAAGCTGTCGAAGCCGCAGGGTTTCACCCTCTGGCGTCTCCAGCTTGCATAAGTATCCTGCTCGATACGGGTCACGCAAAGGGCAAATGGACTGAAGAACTGTACATTGTTGCCGATTCTGATACGTGGCTCATAGGCAAATACCTCCCGGAACGTGAACTTGCGTTCATCGTAGTTGTCCCACTCACGTTCTGCATTACTGCATGTGATGCGGTCGCGCAGCACAACGTACATAGGCGGGAACTTGGCCTTGTCCATCGTGATATCTTTCGCGTAGAAGCAGATGATATCGTTCGTGAGCTTCAGCATTCGGGCAACCTTGTCGAGGTACAAATACTGCTTGCGGTATACCGTGGGAGCCACCGAATACTTGTAAGACAAGTCATCCGGATCCTCTTCCGCAAGTCTCTGCATCTCTTTCTGATTGTCGTAGTATTCCACCCCATGCTGGAAACAGTCGTTCACCGTGTTTAGCACTGCATTACTGCCTGCCAGGAACACACAGCGACTATAGATTTCCTGGTACAACTCTTTAATCGCGGGTTCCCATGATATTATGCCGTACTTTCCGCTCATCATAAAGGCGTCTGCGCCCACTTCACACTTGTCCGAATGGAACAGCGTTTGGACGGCTGTAAAGCGGTCTCCAACCCGTCCATACCGCAGAAGCACAGATGACATGAACAGCCTTGCATCTTCACCAATCGTTGCCTGGCTGACAGCGGAAGATGCCATGGTCGCATTGTCCCCTATGACGCAATCATCACGGAACAGACAACCGATCAGCATACAGTTCCTGCCGATCTTGACATGATGCTGCTCATGTAATTCCTTCACGGATGCGTCGTAGATACTGGACAAATCCAGTCTGGTGAAGACGCAGCCCATCACGATGCTGCCTTCCCCGATCTCTACGGTCATGCCCTCACCAACCAGACACATGCTGGTGTTGGAAAGGTCGCCGGACAGCGTACCTCCGATGAGAACCGTGTTATCCTTCTCATCGACATACAGTTCGCTGTCCGGCTTCTTGTTCGGCTTTTTGCTCTCACGGTCCTTGCAGTAATTGTCGACCTCACCCGGCAACTGGGTGCGTACCCTGTCGGTCAATTCGTCTGCAAGAGCGCGACATTGCCGTTGGATTCTCATTTTCCGAGGAGATCCGCCAGAGCCTTGAGCTTCGCTTCGGAAGCGCTACCGGTCTTGCGCATAGCAAACGTGAGATTGCACATACGGCGACCGGCGTTGATGATGAGATCCCGCAGGGAGCGAATCTCCGCCTCGATCTGGTCAGCCGTGAGATCTTCCGGCAGGGCACTCCCGGTGTATTCAAGCACTGGGCCGAAATCGAATCCCACAGGAACGACCGGAGCCGGCTTGCGGGTACGCTTCTTGAGTGCCGCATATTCGGCCTGGGTCATCTCGCGATCCGGCTGAGTCACCCGGTCCTTCGGAATGTCAGTCTGTTCTTCCGCGACCGTGACGGGCTCCGCAGGATCCTCCATCGGCTGCTCCATCGCGTTGATGGGCTGCTCGAAGGTCTCGACCTGGGGCTCCTCAGCCTGGCGCTGCTGGAGCTCTTCCACGGTCACGCTGTCTTCCGGCGTTCCGGCCGGTTCCGGAGCAGGAACAACCTTGGGCGCCGGTGCAGGCGTCGGAGCAAGCCTGCGCTTCGGCAGCGGACGGACAGGAGGCGCGACCGGTGTCTCGGCGGCAGCCTGTTCGAGCGGGGTTGCGTCGGCAGGCGGAGTAACGGTCTGTGCAGGAGCGGTAGGTTTGGCACCGGCTTTGATGGGGGAACCAAGTTTGGGCAGATTCATGGTTTCTTTGCCTTTCAGTTTCTTGAAGTATTGATATGTTGAAGATCCTGGTGTCTGGGAGTGTCTCCAGCCATCCAGTTTGAAATAACTGCCGTTCACCAGCACAGGCTTATACAGGATGTCCTTGAAGTCCGTGCAGGTCATGCAATAGAGACGAACGACATCGCCCCGTATAACGACAATAGGAGCATTCAACGGGAAGAACACGTGGAGCTCGAATGTGCAGCCATCGTAGTTCCCTCCCATTGTCTCCTCTTTGAACGTATAGGGGCGCATCGGAAGCATAGACAGGGACGAGCCTTCCAGGTTCACACCTCCTGTCACTTCCTTATGGGACGGCTTGTCTCTCAGAAAATACAGGAAAGACGCCTGGCTGCCGCCAGTTCCCGCCTTCGTGACAAGGAACTCCGTATCCTTCAGCTGACGAATATCCGGTATCTCGATGCCATCACCCGACAGACACACGCTGGGATCGCACCGGGTGATATCCTTGATCGTCTTCAGAGGTTTCGACTTGATGTACGGGTACAATTCACCCTGTTTCATCGTCGCCTTGTCTGCGTCTGCTGCCGGCTTAATCAGAAATGCGTACTTGTGGGTGTAATACACATCCTCACCACGCACATACTGGACAGTTTCCGGCACCGAATCAAACTGGCACGACTGCCAGAACGCCTCGATCAGGTTCTTGTCTCGGTTGGATAAAGCCACTGAGATCTCCTTTCATTGTTGTAGCAACGTGATCCAACTCCAGAATCGTCCGATAAATCGTATCGACGTAATTCTCGGCGTTCCTCACGCTGCGATAGATTACATTGTGCTCGTAACTAGTGTGCGTCGCCATTCCCGTCAAGGGGAAGCACGCTTCTATGTTCTTGACTGTCAGTCGGATACGCAAAGTCTTACCATACAGTTTCAAAGATATTCCACCTGGAGTGGAAAGTTTGAGAATCGGCAGATAAGCCCGCAAGGATTCCTCGGTGATGTCCTCAAACGAAAGACAGAAGAAGAAATCCATCCGGCAGTTGACTTGGTCAAAGTTCATCGCCGGCAAAAGCATTGCAAGGCTCCTTGTTCGTGAGCGAGAACTTGCCGGTACACTCGCATATATACAGACCAAGTGCTCCCTTGTATCCGTGCTTGCAGCAGTGACATATCCGGTTCAGATGCTTTGCGACCATCGGCTGCATCCTCTGGACGATCTTCTCCATCTCCTCCGTTGTCATATCGGAGATATGGACCTCGTCCTTCTGCAGCGTCTCGGACATCAGAGCGTAGACACCTTTCCTGTTCAGGACTCCATCCTGCCACAGCGTGTCCACCAACCCGTGCAAAGCAGCTCGCTCAAAAAGCAAGCTCTGCGTCGACAGAAAGTTGGTCTTTTGACTCACATTTCTCCCCTTTCGCATGCAACATCACCACATCAGGGGTTTCCTCGAACTCAAGCTCTATACGGTCACTGGTGCCGTACAGCTTCTTGACTTCACTCATATCCCAGATCTGGCTGTCATCCTCGAAAACAATGCCCTTGCACACATCAATCACGCCCTTCGACAGGTTGTCCGTAATGTCAATCTGCATCAGGTACGGTACGTAGCCACCCTGCTCAACAAACTTGACAATGTGCGGAGGAGCCGTCTGCGGGAGCTTGAAGATGTAGCGCAAGGACATTGCACGAATCGGCAGCTTGCTTGGAGAACCCTTGCAGGCTTTTCTGATGAAAGGTCTGATCGAATCCTTCCAAGCAATTACCTTCTTGTCGGCATAGAAGCCCCGGCGACCGCCTCTGACAGCTTGCACTGCCTTAGGTTTCACCGGTATCACGATCTTCCAATGCCGAGGAGAATTCATTCTGCGCCGAGTTTCGATGCGAAGCGCGGGGTGATATCGAGAGTATCACCCGCATGCAGCTTGCGGATGTTGATGTTGTTGGGATTGATGATGTCGCCGTTCAGATTTACCATACAGTTGCTCATGGCAGTTTCGTCCATGCCGGCACGGCTGAGAACGACTTTGTTGTAGATGACAGTGCGCACAGTGGTCACGCCATCCTCGATCTCAATCGGGGTCGTGACCATGCCGCCATTGGTGCTCACCGTGACCAGGCTGTGGCGCTTTTCACCGGCCGTACCCTGCGGGGGCTCCGACTGCTCGTCACCGGCTTTTGTGAAGTCGCCTTCCTGAGCGTCCTTCAGAGGAATTCCGGTATCCATGCCGTTCACATGCCAGTTCTCCGGATTGCCATTCGCAGTCGGATCAAAGCCACCGTCGTTATCGACTTCATTGGCGTCGTTGTCCTCAGCTGCATAGTAATCGATCTCAATCTCGGCGCCATCTTCCAGAACTGCATTCAGCATGGCGTTGCGGAAGGATTCCGGGATCTTCTTCAGTTCGACTGCGTTGCCACCGCTGACGATGGTAACGATGTTGGGGATAAGCGTGTCGAGCGCCTCATTGATGGCATCTGCGGATTCTGCGGGGTCGAATCCGAAGAAGGAACGGGTAGCCGCATGGGAGAGAACAGAAACGACAGTGTCAAGGTCATTGCCCTCGAATTCACGGGAAGCATTACGGGCGGAAATCGTGATAGTTTTCATAGTATATTGTCCTTTGTGTTAATTAGCCGATGCAGAAGTGGTCGAAAATAGCGTTGCAAATCTTAGTGATCTGTTCCCTGGTGGGATAGCCGGTCGGAGCCTGGTCATGATTGGGAGTCTTCTTCGGCTCCCTCTTCATGGTCACATCATGCTCGACCACCAGGTCATAGCTGTTGCGGAATTCGACGTGATCGCCTTCCTTGAGCACGAAACCATCCATACGGCCGATGTGGATCTTGCCGTCACGGAAGACGCGCACGTTGGAAGCGTGGGTATCAAGTCCTGCTGCATAGAGGATGTTGCGAAGGGTCTCGCAGGTGGTCCCTTCATCCAGATTCATGTTGCGGTCCTGCTGGCAGTACACGCTTGTCGTAATATTGAAACTCATGTTTCGTTTCCTTTGTCAGGTTCTAGGTGGGTGATAGACCGGCATGTTCGTCATGCTCTCCAGATCTATCAGTTCGTCATTGTACCTGTCTTTCCCCTTGGGTCCAAAACTGCTGAGCCCCCGGATGAGCCAGCGGTTGAAGAACCGACGCATGTAGAGCGCAATCATTTCATTGGTATCCGAAACCTGGTCATGTTTCGGAGCAATGTGCGTGCATGTGTCCACCTCGTCAGGTCTCAGGTCAGCATCTGCCGTCACATCGGGGTAAACGTCTGGCAGATTGGGATCGAGCGCTACGCCGTCACGTCTTTCGTACACGGTTACGTGACCGGTCGTTTTCTCGTTCCCGCCGTTGATGACGAGAATGTTATCGAAGGATTCAGCATACCGGCTGATCTCATATCTTGTCTTCATGTTGTCGACACAGATAAAGATCACCGGCATATCCCTCGGTCCGGGCCATGTGGATCTGATCATGTTGGTCCTCGTGTTCGGATAATCCGCCAAGCAGCCACCATCGTTGGCCAGATTCCGTTTCGGGTTCCTGGGTATGATCTTCGCCATATTGCCCGGATTGATGTACATCGGGTAGCCTACAAGGTCGGTAAGCCTGAAGAATGTCCGGCGAATCGCGCTGTGTTCCAGCTGACTCATACAAACATCCAGTTTTGTTCCTGCGGCATGTCCCTGCCGGAGAGCATTCCGTGGGGAATATTCGTCACCGTCCACCAGTACAATCCTGTCGATCATGGATGGTACGACCTCCTTTCCGAAATTCTCAAGGGTATCCGTGAACCTCTCCTCTTTGACATTCTTTGCCATGACATCCAGGTCAAGGCTTGCCAGAGACTCCAGCAGATGATTCAGCAAGTGGCCGCCAATGCCGCCACAGCCGATTACGTACAGACTCAGCATTCCAGCCGTCCTTCCTTCTTCATCCTCTGGTAAAGCTCCCAGAGATGAATACATGTCATGGGCGTCGTTTCGAGTGCTACCAGTAGCAGTGCCATTGCATGCCACGACAAGCAGCCATTCATATCGGCACACCTGTCGAGCGCCTCTGCAAGGTCTCTCCCTGTGTGGTCTACGCCTGGATTGCGCATAGCTGCCTCAGCCCATCTGAAAGCCGTCGGGGTCAGCAAGCGACCACCAAACAAGGCGTCATTTCCCGCATCACATGCGAAATCTAACTGATCTCGGAAATCCTCGATAAGAATACGAAGGGTTTCCTCCGGGATGTACTCGAAGATGACCTTCAGGTCTTCATCATATTCATCCAGATCCTCTGCAGCATGTGCTTTCTCGACCAGCTTGCAGCTCGTAACCCTTTCATACAGGACAGTAACCAGTATCTTCTCGTTAACCGTCATATCCGGCTTAAATTCGCTGCCGAACGCTGTGTCGCTGTCATCCAGGAAGGAACGCATATCGTTGCTGGCCATGATGCCATCTCCCCAGTAGCCACTATCGTTCTGGTCGTAGATGCAAACCTCTTCCGCATCTTCAAAACCGGAATCCGTCTGATCTCCGATCCAGTCTGCCAAGTCATTGGCGTCATAGCCATACTTCTCCACCAGTAGCTTCTGGAATTTACTCTTGGGCTTTACCTTCTTCTTCTTAGCCACAACTTCTCTCGCGGCCATCTGAATAGAATCATGCATGAACTGCAACTCCTTCTCGGAATAGAGTTTTGGCATGTCTTCCCTGTTCTGCACATGTGGTCCGTATGTCTTACCATCCACAACCAACCTGAAGTCGGGCTTGAACTGCTCAAGGATGCGCTCCTTCCAGGCCGTATTATCCGGTAGATAATCGGCCAGGAAATTAACATCCTCCTCGAAGATATCGTGCCACGGCACATCATAGTGCGCTCGCGGCGTGAAAATCGTAATCTTCGATTCCTTGACTTTTCCTTCCCGGAGCCCGAACACCATGTGCAGGCCAAAATGCTTTGCATTGGTGCTCAGATCCATGTCAGACCAGAACGCACCCATATTCGGGTGTGTGTGAATCGTACCGATCTGGTAATAGCCCTGGTAGCCGTCTGGCATCTCACCGTCGTTCTCGAAGAACACAGCGCTCTGATAACCGAACTGACGAGGGCAGCCGATTGTCCATTTCCCGGCCGGCCTGTTGTAATACAGGGTGTAGCCGGTCTCCATGTCCGGGAAATCCCGAATAGTACCAAGTACCGGACCGATAACAGCCATCGGGATTTTAGCACCGTGCCAAGTAAGACCCGTCTTCGGGGACTCGGTCGAGAGCTGGTCGCCTGCATAGCCGATAAGGTCATCAGCCTTTTCAATCTTCTCCCAACCGTAGATCATGGGGCCGTCATATCTGATATAGACACCATCAGGACAAATCTTGAACTGAGGTACCATCAAGGTCCTCCTCTCTTACAATGTGAAGTCCAGTCGTATCCACCTTTTCCTCCATCAGCTTGTCAATATCCCTGTCCAGACGCATCTTCTTCGTCTGCTCAAGGCAGGCAAAGAACGCGCCACGCAACAGGAGATAATCCTTGGATGGTTGCAGCATGAACGGCGGAGCAGCCACCTGGATGACATGTGTCGGCATCTTGGTCGGCTTACGCCGGACTTTCGGTTTTCTTTCATAAACGTGAAGCATCATCAGGCTCCATGCAGGAAGTTGTCGGAAACTGCCTTGCTTGACAATCTCGGAAGCGCAATGCGCATCCAGCCATCCGGTTCATGCAGAATCCGCAGATACCGCAGAAAGTTGGCTGTGGTACAGTCATTGGCGACTTTGGAGATTGCTTTCTCATACTGCTTCTCCTTCGGCATGTCGTTATAGATGCTACGACAAGTCTGGAGGAAATCCGCATGATAATGCAGACAGTGATTGTTCCTGGTGCTGTTGAAGAACCGGTCAATCGTACTGGCCACCGCAAGACCTTCCGTCATCTTGTCATACTTGACCGCATCTGTTCTGGTCGAACCGAAGCAAATATGCGCATCATCGTATGTATTCGGGAAGCACAACTTACGGAGTTCACACTTTGTCGGGTCCGGATCCAATCGACCGACCACCGCGACCCAGCCACTGGTGACTGTGAACGTCGACGTCATCTTGCAGCAGAACCACAACGGAGGCATCGTGACATCATCATCAATATCACCGAGGTATTCATCCCCGAAGATATGCACGATACGCTTGGGAATCTGCACCGTGATCCACCGCTCCCCGCCCTGAATGCAGGCATGCACCAGAGGATACTGGGACATCGGTGTATACGTCATCGTCGCTTCCTTCTCCGTCAGTAACTTGATCATGCCGTCTACAAGGACGTCCTGGAACTGGCAGCCTTTGTAACGGATGACTTTGTCGCCTCTGAGCAGCATAGCCGTCTGCGTCGATGGACTGCGTATGAAGTCCAGTTCCTTGTCCGGCAGGTGCGGATGCAGCGGCAATTCATCCAGGAACTCCGACACAGACATCTCTTCGACTTCCTCAAAAACAAGCCTGGTTGCGCAGCCTCCATGCTGCAGGAACATGTCCTCGGTTCTGTCAACGATGATGGCGTCATTCACGGGCGACAGCGTGTCAAGATCAAGAGGGTCTGGTTCCACCATTTGCCATCTCCATGAGTTGTTCTTCTGTGATGATTGCAATGCCGAGCGCCTTCGCCTTGCTGCGCTTGGAACCTCCGCCTTCGCCGGCCACCAGGTAATCCAGGCTGCCGGTCACGGCTTCCTTGAACATACCGCCGTGGCTGCTGACGAACGATCTGTACCAGTCTCTTGGATGGGACAGCTTGCCCGTGAAACAGAAACCTTTGTCCTGCAGCGTATTGTCCAGCTGCGTCGCCGGTTTCTCACATTCGAGCTTGAGCCCGAACCCTGCAAGCTGGCGGACAATGTTCTTGTTCTCCTCGTTGTTGATATCCTCCCAGATCTCCTTGGCCTTCACTTTGCCGATTCCAGGAACCGCAGCGAGCTGCTCCACGGAACATACCAGGAGCTGTGCATACGACGGGAACTTCTCCGTAAGCCTTCTGGACGCAACTGTGCCGACATGCCTGTAACCAAGTGCACAGAGCACCCGATCATACGGCATCTGCTTGGATGCCTGGATCGCCTTTTGGAGCTTCGTGGCAACCAGTTCAGTGGTGCGCGGGAGCTTCATCAGATCTTCAACCTTGAGCCGGTAGAGATCCGGAATCGACCACGCAATGTTGCGCTCGACGAGTTCGTTGATGATGCTCTGACCGAGTCCCTGGATGTCCATGCACGGCTTGGAACAGAAATACGTCATCTGCGCAGCCATTTTGCCCAGGCAGAACATGTTCGGGCACTTGAGGTTGGCGCCATCGCGTTCCAGCTTGCTGTTGCAGTCCGGACATTTCTCCGGTGTAGTGAATTCCTGGCCGTCCTCATTCGGTTCCACGACCCGGTCCACCTGCGGAATGATCTCGGCCGCCTTATAGACGGACACGATATCACCTTCCCGCAGACCGCCGAGACCGGCGATGTAATCCGGGTTGTTCAGCGTGGCAAACTGCACACTGGTGCCGTCGATCAGCACCGGCTCAAACCATGCGACAGGCGTGAGCCGACCGGTGCGGCCGACTTCCCACTGAACACCGAGCAGCTTGGTATCGTACTGCGGCTGCTCGTACTTCCACGCGATTGCCCACTTGGGATACTTCTCGGCATTGCCCATGTCTTCCTGAAGATCCTTGTTGCACAGCTTCACTACGGCACCGTCGATCTTGTACGGGAGCTTCTCACGCTGCTCATACAGATCCTTGATTGCCCACCGGACATCGTGTTGATTCGGATCATCAGGCGAAGCTGTCATCGGAACCGTCTCGGTATCATCATAGGCACTCTCAAACCCAAGAACACGCATAGTCTGGAGCATGCCCCACTCCTCCGTGTAGTACTCGCCGTTGTCCTCCCACATGTCGTAGAACACAATGTGGAGTTTACGGCTACGTGTCACTTCCGGATCCTTTTGACGAAGTGCGCCGGCCGCCGCATTGCGTTCATTCGCCATCTTCGGCTGACCGTTGACTTCAAGACGCTTATTCAGCTCCTCAAAGTCCGCCTTGAACATAAGAACCTCGCCACGCGCCCAGATAATATGCGAGTCGATCTGCAACATATCCATGTTCGATAACTGCATGGGAAGCCCGATGATGTGCTTGGCGTTTTCTGTGACGTCCTCGCCGACCTTGCCGTCACCCCGCGTGACTGCCTGGACGAACTTGCCGTCCACATACTTGCAGACCAGCGTGAGACCGTCATACTTCGGCTCCACGACAAATTTGGTATCCGGCTGGATACCCGTCACCGTCTTGAAGAACGCATCCAGATCTGCATCGTTGTAGGCGTTCTTCAGCGACAGGATTTTCTTCGGGTGCTTGACCTTCTTGAATCCGTCGACCGCACGCCCTCCGACCTTCCTTGTTGGGCTGTTCGGATGCCGTAGAGACGGATCAGCCTTTTCCATGGCTTCGATCTGGAGTATAAGGGCATCGTACTCCTGATCGGTCATGATGGGATCGTCCTTCTCATAGTATGCTTCGGCAGCATGCCGCGCCTTCAAGCATAAATCTTCATAAGGAAGCATTTGCCCACCTCTCGATTTCGTTGTAGTAGGAAAGTTGGAAGACCGGATCAATCCCCGCTACTTCCGGGAACTTGCTCAGAGAGCGAACGAGATTGCAGTAGTTCATACTGCCATTCACGCTCTGCCACTCTTTCCAGTCATCATATTCGAAATGCCCATTCTGTGCCTGAACCTTGCGATACAGGTTATACAGCTGGGCTCGTGTGTTTCTTCTCTTTCGTTTGTTGGCGTTGTAGCCTTTGTTGTCTTGGCGGAACGTTATGCCGAGAGCCTGTGTCTTACACGTGGAATACCGCCACATAACGTGTGACTTCGCCTTCGAAAGCTCCAGACCGAGATGATCCTGCAGGATCATCTCTACGCCGTGGAACAACGAGGCAAAAGGCTCATCTTCATGCATCATGCGCCGAACAGCCGGAGTATCCTCCGCACCGTCTATGATGCTGAACAGCATATCATCGGCATACCTCGTGAAGAAGATGCCGTTCTTCTTGCAGTACGACGCAATCATACGATCCACGTCGAACATCCCTACATTCGTCAGATACGGACTGATGGGACTGCCCTGCGGGAAATGCTCCTTCGGGTAGTTACCCCTCCACAAAGCACACTTCATGATGAAGTTAACCCTGGGACCATCCGTGGCAAATGACAGATTCTCCGCTACAGGTTCCGGTGGGAAATTGAAGAAGAAATCATGGATATCCGCTCCAATCAGCACCGGCGACCTCAGCGAATGCTTCGGCACCGCTGTCATGCAACCCCTGTATGGAATGAATCCGTGTGCCAGATGAGATACCGGAAGTATCCCGGCACGGGTACACTGATACAGGTATTGTAAGATGTTCTTCTGTACTGCTTTTAGTTGAGCATTGGGCTCTTCGATGATTCGAACGCCTTTACTCTTTTTGGGAATATGGTATTCCTGATACGAGATTGGTGGAACACCATCGAACTTAAACATTGAGGTCTCCTTTGGAATCGCTGAGTTGTTATTCTCTCTACGAAAACACGATCACTGCCGGTATCACGGTTGGCGACTTTGAAAGCGTCATCACCGTGAGCCCGGATACTGCTGTCGTGAAACAGGCGGCTCTTCAGACAGAGCCTGTCGTGGCGAAAGTAGCCCAGAAAGACATCGGGGACTTCCGTTACCTGGCAGGTGTCAGTATGACATTCCTGCATGAGATCACGGGCAAAACAAAGAAGTCGAAGACCAACTGCCTGCTTGCCGTGAATCCGGAAAGATGGCGTCTCGCGAAAGACGTTATTCCGGCAGCAATCGTGGACCCATGCGGCCTCCACGGCCATGCAATTTTGCTGCTGTACGCAAACACCAGCTGCGCTCTTGTATCGTGGCACGACCCTTCCATGATCGTTGCCGTCGATGAAAACGGGAAGCCATTCATCCGCCAGATGAACCGTGCTTCCCTTATGCTGTCTGCGATCACAGCACCTCTGCCGGTCGTTACAAAGCCAAGTCGATGTTTGGTGGCTGCTCGATGAGCGCCTCATACATCTTCCCAAGACACTCCGCATTATAGACCACTGGAAGCATTCCCGGAGGCGGCTTCGCGGCTATTCCACGATACTCCAGCATCTTCTTCCACGTGGGAATCGGAATGCGGTTCGCCATCTGGGATTCTGCTTTACTCAGTGGGAGATCAACCACGAAGTGCAACTTGGATTCCCCTGCTTTCACCCACAGAGGCAACTCACAAACCTCACATGGGGGTGCATCTATTATGCCGCCACCCATCACCATGAGAGCCTTCAACTGGAAAGCTGTGTTGTAAGTGAACGCCACACGTTGCGTCATGATCTCCATCAGCGCTTCCTTGAAGGCATCCGGCTTCATCGCATTGGCCCGTATGATATCCGGGGTAATCTGATGATACTGCTGACCTGGAGCGAGCTCCTCGTCCGTCACATCCAGAAACAACGTGCCGGTCTTCTCCACGGTATCTCCACTGTACAGCTGATAGGCAACTGCCAGCAGTTTATCCGTCCTGTGAAGACCGGTAGTCGCTGTACAGAACAGCACGGCGCCGGACTTTCCCAGACTCAGCAGTTCAAGTGTATCTGTCCAGCTCATCTGTGTTCCTTTGTCGTTCTGATCTCCCAGTGCCTGTTCGCGATCTCGATCTGGAACATGGTAAGCGGCATCTTGTGCACCATGGAACAGCTGCCTGCAAGCCCCTTCACGGCCGCTACAAGACAGCCGCCGGAAGCAATATGATCATTCGAGACAACCCAGCCGTCATCCGACTTGTGCCCGAACAACTGCAGGTTCGCCTGGAACTTTTGGTTGATCTCCTCAACCGGAGCATCCATAGCACAGCCGAGTGTGCGCTTTAACTCATTGGTGATCTGTGGTTTAAGTACGTTGATCTTCTTGCTTATTCGGCACAGCTCCGGCATGATGATCCTGGACACCGGATACACTGGGCTAAGTCCCATCGACATGACCTTTTTCTCCAGCCATTTCTCGCAATGGAACTCATCCACTTCCTGGTGTGTGCAGTGCCGTGCCTCAATGGCCATCTCGCCGTCTTTAAGCATAGAAGACGTGATGTTCATTCCCTTACGTGGTCCATCGCTGATGCTGAGGATATCGTGATCCTGGAACCGCACCTGCGGCCGGCCGTTCGGGATGAACAGACACGGCGCACAGCTACTGAACAGGATATGATCTTTCGTGCATGTCAGCACCTCCATACGGAGCGAGGACAGCACGGTGTAATCCTTCGCAATGCGGAAACGACCGGTGGACCACCTGTAAAGAACGATGTCGCCGACCTCATGCAGGTGGCGTAGCTTCTCGTGTAGTGTCACTCTGATCGGTTTCATCGAATTCACACTGGGTTGGGAATCTGTAATCAGGATATGCAAGACACAGCGCAGCCTTCGTCTGCACCGGCGCATCTTCAGGAAGCGTCTGGAAACATTGGTCACATGCTTCAGCCAATGCTTCCCAGCTTTGGTCGCCATCAGCGGCCAAGAACAGTCTGGCACGTTCCTTAAGATTGGTAAACACATCCACGACCTTGCCATCCTTGGCGACTTCCGCGTTGCTTGTCTGATCGACGGACACGAATTTCTCCTGGAACGCCGGGTTCGCCTTCACACACTTGTGGAGCTTTTCCGCACATTCCTGAGGAAGTATGGACATGAAATCCGCCAGACGTGCTGTTGCCAGCATCTGTGCCTGGGAAGGACCGTCGATCTGAATATCGCGGCGCTGATAAAGTGCATAGATCGTGGTCAGCATCACGAAAACGCTGGTGGTGAACCGGCTCAGAATATCCTGCGGCACCTGGTTGATCGCTTCCACGAACTTCAGCATCTGCTCCGCCAGCGGTGTCGGATCCTCACTAATGCGGATACGGAACACATTCAGACAGTTCCACAGATAGCTGATGCTGTACTGCGCCATCGGGTCATCCTTGTAGGCGACCTTCATGTCGTCGATCACCATGAGACCGATATACGGCAGGAGCTTCCTGATGTCAGTCTGGGGATCGAAGAAATCCGCTTCTCCACGGGTTCTGACCCGGAAGATGTGGAGCTTCGTCCTTGGTTCTTTCGGTTGTTCTTGTTCAGTCATTGTTTTTCTCTGTTTCTTTACATGGTTTGGGGAGCCATACAGCAAGTGGGCACTGCTTGATGTCTTTCTTGCAAACGTTGCATGGCTGCGCATTCGGACACTTTGCGGCATCAGTTCGTGCCGCCGTTATTTCACGGTTGACGTGCTTCTGCGCCTCTGTACAGGACCAGTCGTAGATGTTCAGCTGATTGCCGCTGTAATCGACCATCAGCTTCGCTTCCATACCTGCAATTTCTTCCAAGGCACAGTGATAATGGTTCACGCCGGCCACGCGGTCGAGGAACTGTCCGATACGGTTGGCAGACAGTTCGACCGACCGGATTACGCCGGCGCACAATCCGCTCTTCAACTTGACTCTGACGATCATCTTCGGCATCACGCCCTCCGGTACATTGATACGCCGTACTCCCAGGAATACTGCATCAGATGTGCACGAAGAGCCATCCCACACAGGGATCTCCATACCGTTTTCGATGAAGTGCCAGTTGGCGATGATACGAAGCATGTTGCCTTTGACAACTGCCCGGCTCGGGGCCTGCCCAAGTAGATGCTTACAGGTCGCATAAAGCGCCTCGTTTGCTCTCTGCTTGAACGGTGCGTTGCTCTTGTGCATCGCCCGCACGAGCACTACGGCAAACTGCCGAAGTTTCGTCTCATCAAAATAATGACCGACGAACTTCGACAGCTGCCCTTGTACTTCCGCCAGAGCCTTGTTGATCCGGTTCCTCGACGGTTCCTTCTTCATTTCTCGTTGTCCAGAATCTGGGAAACGATCACGCTGTCAAGTTCCTGGACAATGATGTCGATATTCGCCTGGGCGCTGATGCAGGCATCACGAAGTGCCTTGGCACGTTCAATGACGTTCCCGTGCATGAACTCGGAGCCGGGGGTATCCCTCATCATGAAGTAGTTGGAAGCATACTGCTGGAAATTGTTGGTCGAGTCTTCCCTGGACAGCTTGTCCACCATCTTTGTAACGGCCGCCATCGCAGACATCACGTTGTCGTATTCCGGCGTAGTTCCATTGTCCGGAGCTCCGGGGTTGGCTGTGAGATCTCCCTCGAAGGCATCCTTCTTGGAGCCGATACCGGTGGCGAGCACCAGTTTGCGCTTGGCTTCGTCGCGTTCCTTGAAGTTGGCCGAATCACGATACACGTCGCAGAACTCGCGGATCGCAGTCTTGCGCACAGTGTCATCCTTGATGGCCGCGACATCGCGCAGCGTCTTGCTGCCGACTTCACGGACACCGAGCAGATAGGCATCCATCTTGGTCAGATTCTTGCCAACCGCGATCAGGCTGTACATGTAGCTCTGGGAATATCCGAGCTTCGCGGCCAGCTTCTGCACAGCGCCGGCGCCGTACTTCTTGGACTTGGCCGCTGCGTCGCTCCATGTCTTGCACAGACACCAAAGGCGAACCAGAATGGCCGCGTTCTTGGTGCGATTCTGCGCATCCTTCTTGAGCTCCTTCTCACGGATGTCCTTCATGCTGCGCATCGAATAGTCCGCGAGAGACTCGATGTCGTCGAACTGGAGCGACATGTCCTCGTTCTCATCGAAGGTGAAGTTGTCGAAGCTGGCCTTGAGGGCATCATCGACTTTCTTCATGGTAGTATCGTCCTCGGTGGGAAGAGGAATGTTCGACACCATCATCGGGTCATTGTCCCCAAACTGGGTCGCCATGGACAGTTCGTCTTCTTCAACGGTAGCGACAGCTTCCGTCTGTTCGGGTTCCGTGACGACCTCGGCGGCCACCACTTCGGCATTTTCTTCTTGTTTCTTGCTCATTAGAGTTCCTCATGTTCGAACAGCTGCGGAAGTCTGTACATGGCTTCCGTAGCCTTAAAGATGTGAATGTCGTCCCTGGCCGGAAGGTAACAAATGACATCATCCGGCGGATACTGGATCGGCATGTTAGTGATACAGATGGATTTCTGGCCTGCTACAACGAACAGGCAGACTTGCTCATCAGGGTTCGCTTCCGCACACTTCTCAAAAATGTCGTAGAGCTTGTTATGCGGGAAGTCCAGGATCGCTGCACCGACATCCTTCACAGGTGAACGCTTGAAGTACACGTTCGGCGGAATGCCGAGAACGTCACACAAGCCGTCCACGCTGTAAGGTGTACCCGGAGAACCGAGGGACTGCACCGCCGCAGTCATCTCGCTGCGGCGGGCAGTGAACAGTTTCCAGTTGGTTTTGATGAACTCGATGATATCATCCGACTTCTGCTGCTTGGATTGCTGCTGGTAGCTACGCTTAATCCTTGCTATCGTTGTCTGGATCATCTCGTTTCTGGAAGACATCAGAGCGTCACCTCCTCATCGTCGTCCCCGGCCGCAGCAGCCTCCAAGCTCATACTTTCCGGCTCCTTCTTGGGCGCTGACGCGGCTTTCTTCTTGGCACCCTTCTTGGTCGTAACCGTGACCTTCGGAATCTCTTTGTCGGCTGCCTTTGCTTCCTTGGCTGCCGCCTTGCGCTTCTTCAGGTATTCACGGTATTCGTCCATGCCTTTCAACCGGTCGATCTTCTGGTATGTGTAGAGCGCATTCAGGATAGCCGCATTGGATGGATCGAACAGAGCTGCCTCGAATTCCTCGGCAGGTACAGACCGAAGCCCCAGCTTCTCACTGGTGACAAGTCCTTTGTCGGAGACCTTCACGTCGCAGATGTCACGAAGCTCACCGACGCCCTTCTCCGGGTTGGCAAGCACATTCGCACTCGCCAGCGCCCAGTCAAAGTGATGACCGTAATAGTCATCCTCAGACGTGCCGAATTTGTTCCAGCGGAAGTAAACCTCGATCTTCCTGGGATCGCAGAAGGATGTCTTGGTCGTCTTCATGATAACCTGGTTGCCGTCGCCGGACGCCAGCTTGTTTACCTTGTTGGAGATCATGTGACCATCTTTGAAGACCTGACTGGTACCGCCTGTGATGTGCTTCTGCGGAGGACCATACGGCGTAGCATTCAGAGATTCCTTCTCCTGATTGATCATCACGAACACCGCCGGGATATCCCCGATAGTAGCCACGACGTTCTCGCAGAAGTGCTTCATGTTGACAGCCTTGTCATGGAACCCCTTGCCGACATTGCCTTCTTTCTCCATCTTGCCAGAGATGTCGCGTGATGCAGCACCACCAATGGAGTCGAAACCGATCAGCATCGGAACATCGTTGTTCGGAGCCATCTCCTTGTACATGGGGATGATATCCTTGTTCAGCATCGTAATGGCATCTTCAAGCGTCTTCGGCTGAAGAACACCAACGCCGCCGTCTTCCCCGAAATCCACGCCGTAGCCGTTCAGGATGGAGGACAGCAATACCGGACTGATCTTGCCTTCCAGCTCGAACAACCATGCGATACCGCCAATGCCTCCGTTCTCCGGATCAGCACAGGTATGACCAATCAGGTCAAAGAGCGTCGTACTTTTACAGCTGCCTGCAGAACCCGCAATCGAGTTGAACACCTGGATGCGCAGTCCCGTCGCCCCGAAGAGATACTGCTGGGCGTAATGCCTCAGTGGAAAACCGAACTGATTCTCCTTCATCTCCTGGGGTGTCGTGACAAAGCCTCCTGTGTTCTTATTGCGAAGCGCCTTCAGCATGTTGGACATAAGGCTATTCGCCATAAGTCACCTCACTGTTCCTCTTCGTAGTCATCGAAATTGTCGTTCTCAAGCCCGGAAGCGTAGTCTTCCTGAGGCTCCTCTTCCTGCGGTGCCGGCTTGGATGCACGACGGAGCTGACCGAGTGTCGCAGAAAACGCGCTGGTGGGGCTCTGATCAACGCCGGAGCCTTTGGGGATAAGAGGACCCCTGGCCGGTGCTTTGATGCCCTCAGCGGGCTTGGAAACCGGGTTCTTGGCCGGTCTGAAAGCAGCCGCCAGTGTGGTCTCCGCTTTGTTCTTGCCAGGAGCAACCATTCCGCCGGACGCCGGGACAGTAACCGTACCCGACGTGCGGACATCCTTCACCCCATCCGTGAACTGTGCAAATCTGCCGTAGCCGGCGGACGCCACAGATTCGGGCATCTCGAAGTCACGGTATGCAGGATCGGTGCCGACAAAGTAATTCACGGAATCAGCGCCGAACTCGGCTGCCAGAAGCTCCGCCTGCTGCGCCGGCGTCATGTAGTTGATGATCTCCGTCCACGGTTTCCACCAGTTGTACACGTCCTCTGGCGAGAAGTCGAGTTCATCGAACTCCCAGCCTTTCGCCTTGGCTTCATGCACAGACGGATTGAGGTACTTGACATTGCGCTCAGGGGAGATGGCTGCATTCAGATACAGCTTGTGTCCCTCAAGTTCCGCAAAAGCCCCGTACTTGTTGTTCGTCTTGGCATCAAGAGGGAGCCCAGGATTCATCGGCTCAACAAGAGCCCGCAGAACCGCCTGCACAGTCGTCGGGCCGTCCAGGGACACGACACCGATCTTGGGCAGATAGGAACCGTCCTCTGCCAGCAGATAGTTGTCGTCCTTATCTTTCAGCCAGTCACCCTGCAGCTTGTAGATGAGTGCCTGCACCAGGATGGCGCGGCGGGTCATCGGCAGAGTGCCTTCCTTCATGGCCGTCCAGCGATGCATGACTGGGATACAGCCGAAACGGGGCTTGCGGTTCTTGGTCGGCTTCACGGTCCAGAAGACATTGCGACTGAAAATGGCGATCATGGTGTCACCGCCGTACTTCTGTTCTTCCGGAGAATCCGGAGCATAACTGGTGATGAAGGCGTTGCGGCCTTCACCGAAGCCCTGCACGGTATCCGCCATCATGAACGTATCCGACAGATAGGCGGTGGGCGCCTCATCCTCGGAGAAATCATTCACATTGACATTCTGACGGAAGATCTCTTTCGTCTCCGGGTCATATCCCGGAATGATTCTAATGATGTGATCTCTGCTGTTCCAGAGAGCACTGGTGAGATACCCATACTGCTGCCAGGTCTCGAAGCCGGGAAACGTGACTCCCTTCTGCTGAAACTCAGGTTTGACATAGGTGATTCTCTTTTTGCTCGACCCGCTCTGGGTCCGTCTACGCGATGCGTCGTACATTGCGTTACTCCTTGTGTGTTAGTATTTTTTGTACGTATGGCGGCTCGTCTATGATAGGAGCGCCATCTGGTGTCCATTGTAAATTGACAAATTCTGTTGCCTTCTTATCCCAGTGCAACATGCAGGTAGTTTCTACCTTTACATTAACATCCGGGATAACGGTTTTCATGCCCTGAATCATGAGTTTCTCAATGATCGGAACATGGATTTTGAGCTCATCCGGGTAGAGGCAGTAGAGGTACTCGTCGTGTACGAAGTTGTAAAGTCTTTCACCATAACCGGCTTTGACTAAATTCCAACCTGCTGCCTTGGCTCCTACTGCAACTGTTCCTTGGAATTGGAAATTGCATGCAGCATTGTAACTACAACAGTTTCTGACTTGGCCGCATGGAAGAACTGCACAATAGGCAAAAGAATCATCTCTGCCATTTGCAATTTCTTCATACTCTTCCTCATCATAGTCCTCTTCCTCGTCCTCTGCAATAGGATGCCAGTTGCCATGAAAACCGAAAAGGTTTCTATTTAGCACACCTGTATCTCTCGCTTTTTCTGGATTCATATGCTTACGCATTTCCGGGAATGCTCTGATCCATTCTTCCCTCATCTCATAAGCGTCATCCATAGTCATTTCAAGACCCTGGGCTCTGCTATTGAGATAAAAGCGTTTTGCGCCAAGAGCACCTGGGAACATTTTGTTATCGTGTCGGTTTTTTATCCGTCACTTCTGCGCCTTTCTGTCTATACGCGCACGTTCAGCATATCTTTTCAAAAGTCAAAGACTAAGTCTTCGGCTAATGGAGCGGCCTCGTGGCAGTTCATATCCGGTCTGGACGTACTGCTATGCGTTGCCCCTGACTTGAATTCCTTCAAGCCTTCGGTTCTGATTGCCCTGTCGGGTGTTCCAGCTTTATTCCGCTCTTTTACTTCGGCTTCCCTTACTTGATTGTAAACTGATTCTGCGGTTATCTGTTCAACCTTCTGACGGCACTTGATTTCCTTGTGTAGCCACATATGGCAATTTGCACAAAGAACAACAAGATTCTCGCCTCTATTGTCAGTTCGGTCCATATTGATATGATGCACCACCAAACATTCAACATGTGCATGATACCCACAGATAGCACATTCGGAACTCTCAGCCAGTTTCTTCTCCCTGTAACGAGATTTGGCTATCATCCTAAATGCCTCTCTGTGCGCTGCATATTTTGCACGTCTTGCTGCATTAGCAGAAGCCCTGATCTCATCCGGTATGGCTGTATCCAGATTCTGACCGCCGCCAGAACCAATACCAACCTGAACAGATGGGTCTCTAAGAGCTCTATTCGCCATAGCATTTTCCGATCTGTGCTTATGCCAGCATTCATCACATCTGAGCTTCTTGGTACGTCCTCGGAATTCAAATTCTCTACCACAATCAACACATGTCAGCATTTTTGTAGGTACTGTGTGTTTAACCTGACAGGGCGCTGAACAGTATTCCCTTGTAGGTTTACCATGCTTCAGCTTATACCTGATAGGAGCACCACAGCCCTTACAGACGCCATCATGCCATTCAAGCTGCTTGAGCCTATGTGCCTCCTTGCACCGACTCGAACAGAACATGTGTCTCCTTGTGTGCTTTTTGAATTCCTCTCCGCAGTTAAGACATTTTTCAATTTCTTCGTATTTCGCCATAGAGACCTCCTTGTTGTCCAATCTACTATAGCACATACGTCAGTCAATCAAGTAATCTAACTTCGGCACCGAAATTTGCTGCTTTGGCCAACTGTCTGACAGAATCCGGTACGTTCTCCTTTAAGAATTTGTTGAGTTCTGCTACCCATTCTGGATTGTCCTTCTCCCTCAAGTCCGTTGTGATGAGTTTCTTCATCACTCCAGCGAACCATCTGTGTGGGTCAATTCCAGCGTTGATAATGTCTCTCATGGTTGATTTTCCGAAGCGAGTGTAGCAGGTTTGGGCAAATCCGCATACTCATCCTCACTGCTGTAGCGTCGTACCGCATTTCTACGGGGTCTGACTATATCATCTGGTCGGTTTCCCTCCCAGGAGCACTTCGGCACGCTACTGCCTACTCCCTTGCGGGATAGTCGATGAACCTTTTCCGGGTGCCATGCCTTTCGGTTTAGGCTGTCCCTTGATTGGCTGCTGATTGCCCTCGGCATTATCCGGTCGGGATTCCAGCAATTCACTTTCTTTTAGTTGAGCTATGCGATTTACCACTCAACAAATGAGAAGTCTGTGGCACAAAGAATAGTTCCTGGGTAGGGGGCAAATATGTTTTTTAATGGCCATATCTTGTCCCTACTCGGATAGTTTTGCTTTTGTTCTGTTGTTCGCTACGCAACTCCGGTATTACTACCGGTATCGGACTATATCTTACGCTTTCGCGTCCCGCCGCTTCGGCATCGCTTGATGCCTACTCTACTCGGTTCACCGTAGTGCCTTTCGATAGTCTCTGAACCTTCAAAAGTCAAACTCAAATTGAGACTGACTTATGCTTGGCTGCTGATTGGCCTCTCGGAGGTTTTCCAGCAATTCAACGGGTTTTAGAACGTCCAAAACTATGTTTAAGTTAAACGTTCGGTGCGCTTGCCGCCGTCCGGCCTGTACGAACGACATTTTTTAGGAACGGATGCACCCTCCCATCACTGGCCGTGTACTCCCGGTTGATGTAGGTGCTTTTGTACTTCCTCAGATGACCGTACTCGGTATATGCAGTCAGGAAATCATCCTCGATTCCGAGGTCTTTCAACCGCCACATATCATCCTTGGCGAGCTTCACCTGCTTGGCCTTCTTCGTGAGCGGCAGCTCCAGCTGCGGGTACTGCTTCATGATCCCGGCCACATGGTTCTGGAAGAACTTTTTCGGGCCGATCTTATCGGACTTGTTCTCCATCAGCCACGGATGGTCATCCATGTACCGACCAGCGGCATCTATGGCCTCCTCGAAATTTACACCTGAGGTGGAAAATTCAGGCAGCCTCCACTGTCGCACCAGGTCTTCGATGAACGCACCGAGATATGCCACTGGAACGATCTTGCGTTTGTTAGAATCAAAGGCCAGAAGTTCGTACTCCTCCAGCACAACATTCCACATCTCCTTGATCTTCTTGGTCAGTGACAGATCCTTATCCGGTGTCTTTGCACTCAGGACATACGGGACGAGCTGCGCGAGTGTCTCCAGATCGCTCGCTTCCGTACTGCTTCTGTAGTTGTAGACAAACGTCAGCAGGAATCTCATACGGTCCTTCGAGCATGTCAGGTATTCCATGTTGAAGTCCTGACCAGTCACCTCGCAGAACTGCTGTACTGACGTCTTGAACAGCGTTTCCTGCGGTTCGGTACTGTCATTCCGCTTCTCAGGATCCGGGAACCCGAATGACATCAGGCGTTCCCGTGCTTCTTCCATGTGCTCTACCAGCTGGCGTTCTACATGGTCAAATACCATCGGATCGATTTGCAGACCGTTTCTCGCGATATGAGCGAGCACGATCATACCCTTAGTGTGCTGGACCTCCGTCGGCTGCTCAGGCACCGCCTGGGAAAGACCCCAGGTAGAGATACAGTCCCATGCAAGGTAGATCGCCTGCTTTTCAGTCATCCTGTAGATCGTACCGTCTTCGTTGTATCGACGGAATGTCAGGCGATGAGATTCCGGATCATCTGCCGCGCCTTTATCAAGCTCGACATCCAGCATCCTCTTCGCCACTTCATACAGCTTACCGTGGCCGGTCTTAGGAATATCACCGGCCGTCGCCAGCAACCACAAATGGTACCGGATCTGCATGTCTCTCACACGACCGGCATCCACGGCTCCCATCAGGGTCTCGTCCGGGTCCTCGTTGTCGATGACCATCTCATCGAAGCCGACGTTGAAGTAATACTGCCGCGTGCTTGTCGTACTGACATACTGCATCAACGGCAGCGCCTCATCCCAATAAGCAATCCAGCAAATCGAACTTGCCGGGTCGAAGCAGCCGTAGACAACCAGCGGCGGATCCTTCACTGTGTCCGTGATAAGCTCCGTCTCTGTGTCGATGCCTACCGAACTGCCCAACGTCGGAAACGGATCTCCGGTTTCCCATAGGCGCACCTCCACTTCTCCAGACCACCACCTCTTCTTGATATCATCATTTCGAAGCATGACCTGGGTCTTACCGAGAATTTGCAT